AATTAGTAATTTTTTAGGTGATGAAGCAACAAGTGAATATTTAAAAACATACAAAAAAGAAAATAAATATAATGAATTATGGAGCAAATTTTTTGATTTATCAAAAAGAGTATTTAAGAAAGGTAAAAAATATACATTCAGTCATATGATTAGAACAGATGGTATTTCAGTATGTATTTTATTTATTCGTGTAGATGTAAATAGTAAGCCATTATCAAAAACATATCAAAATAAAAAATGTTGTCAGGAAGAAAATATTAATTACATTGAAAAAATAGAAATTACAGAAGAACTAAAAAATATGAAGGTGGTTTGTGCCGATCCCGGATTGAGCGATTTATTATATTTTGGTTCATATAATAAGGAAGATAAATTAGAAACATTTAGATATACACAAAATCAAAGAAGATTAGAAACAAGAAATAAAAAATACAATAAAATTATTGATAAGGTTAATAAAGAAACATTTATTGATAGCAAAACAATAAAAGAGTTAGAAACAACATTGTCTAATCTTAATTCAAAAAGTTGTAATTATGAAAAGTTTAAATTATATTGTATTGAAAAGAATAAAATAAATAATCAACTTTATAATCATTATGAAAAATCATTTTTTAGAAAATTTAAATTAAATGCCTTTACAAATACACAAAAAAGTGAAAGTAAAATGATAAAAAATTTTGAAAATAAATATGGTAAAGCAAATAAAACTATATTAGTTATTGGTGATTATGATAAAGGTGATAATAATATGAAAGGAAAAGAACCTACAATATGTAAGAAATTTAGAAGAATATTTAGAAATGCAGGTTATAAAACATATTTGGTAAATGAATTTAGAACATCAAAACTTTGTAATTGTTGTAATGAAGAAATAGAAAAGTTTTTAGAAAAGCTAAGTAAAAAACCAAAAAGAAAAGGCGAAATAGACTTATGTCATGGTATATTACGATGTCAATCGGTTAAGCATAATTGCGAAATATACCATAACAGAGATAAAAACGCTGTGCAAAATATGTTAAAAATAGTAAAATCTATATTTAACACTGGAAAAAGACCAGAAGTATTTTGTCGCAGTAGTTGAGACTTCATACACATTTCACGATGTGTTATAACCAAATTTTTATATTTTTGTATATTTTTTAGTCGTTAAATCGGCGTTTTAAATGTGCAAAGGTGTAAAACAGGATTCAATTGTTTTTACAAAAGTTCCGCGCTTATTCACATTATCTAAATCAAGCATAATCAAATATTCTTTATTTAACTTGCGAACTTTATCCATTATCAAATTACGACCTCTCTCTAATCTAACAGTCCTCCTCTTTTCCTGTATATTATCCTCAAAAATATAATAATAATTGCTCTTTTTATTCTTTTCTAATATTTCTCTTGTTTTATCAGAAGAATCATTTTCATAAACAATCAAGCAATAACTATTAAACTTTTTACCACATTTATCAACATATCCTAATAATTTTTTAATATAAGGTTCAACATTACGACATGTCCCAGCAAATATAACATTATATTTTTTCATTTGGGATTTATTATTTACATAATTCTCAATTCTTAAAGTTTTACCTATTACAACCAAAATAAAAGCAAAAACAATTATAATTATAAAAGTTAAAACGTAATTTTTATACATATTATAATAATAGATTTTTCAAATTCTATGAATTCGAATTTTTTATAAATGATTTATATTTCATCGTATAAACCTTCTTGATACTTTCCTCCTCTAACTTGTTCAGGCGCAATATTAAATCCACATTATCACTAGTAATATCCATTTTGTTTAATATAGGTAAAACATATTTTGACATATTCGCCTCGAAGTCCTTCTTGTCAATTCGCTTAATACAATTACATAAGAACTCCGATAAATAAAAGGCGTCATTGCTATTGTTTCCATACTTGTGTAATATTTGGTTAATGACCTTCCGATTAGTAAAATAGAGAGATACTTTATTTAAAAGTGTCGTATATTTTCTCTTGGTAAAAGTAAACTTCTTTTTGCTCTTTTTTTTCATTTGCGTGTGTAGAAAATTAGTATTAACATTTGTTAGAATCGCACTATTAATATTCAGCTCCCACAACTGCTTCTCAAATATCAAATTCTGGATGACATCATTGTCAGCAAGATGTTTCGATATTTTCGCTAAAAATATCATCTTGTCCGCACTTGATATTCCATCCCCAATATTATACAAATAGTTTTCGTGTATTAGGAATGAAAATAGGAACTTGTCGCAATAATATTTGTCAATACATTCTCCCACTTTTAACTCCTTTGTAAAAATCATTTCAAGATTTTCCCCAACTTTATCATCAATCGTCTTATTTGAAAAAGTATTCACGACTAAATCAATGTTTTCATCTCGTATTTTATGACCGTCAGATATTAGTAAAAGGTCGTCCAATATATTATTATATTTCCGCAAATCATAGTCGAACGTATCTATTAATCGCTTTCTCTGTGATTGATTGAAGCTAATATTATTCTCTACGCAAAGGCGATTAAAATAATATTCATAATCTTCCGGCTTCAATCTATCAACATTAATTTCTAATGATATTTTGCGCAACTCATTTATTTTCTTGTCGCCCACCTCCTGACTCACTAAAATAATTGGATATAGCAACTTAAAATCCGACACGGACTTCTTTGCGGAAAACATCGTTAAGAAATCCCCTATTATTGATTTATCATTGTTATTACAAAGCGTATCAAAATCGTCGATAACAATCCCAATATTATCCTCCCTCTTATAAATCATATTTAACACGTTTTTATTGTTTGATATTTGTAAAATAAACTCTTTGATATCTTTATTAAGTTTACTGTCCTGAATATTCAACATTCGCATCTCCATATTGAAAAATGAACATATGAACTCCGCCAAACTAGTTTTCAATTGATTATTTTCCCCGACAATCATTATCAATTTTGTATCCATAAGATTTAAGTTGCGACACTGATTATATTCGGCAAACCACGCCTTCAATTTATCTACATAACACGGATTTAAATTTCTGAAATCATCGAAAGAATTATATTTAAATTTTTGAATCATATTTAAATATATAATTATAGTTTTAAGTTAATAATTTTCCGCAATTTACCCATCCCATTGATGCGTTATCGGAATTAATACCCAACCAAGAAGCGGATGAACTCGCAGTGGGGCCACAAGTAGAAACGAAATCGCATCTTTGTTTAGATGCGGCGGCGTCCATATTTCCGGACTGTTGCATGTTCGCGATTTTGAATTTCATTATCTTATTTTGTGGGTCGTTATAACATTTGGATGATGATGCGTTCGCCACTGGTATATTATATTGATTCTTACAGATATTGTTCCCATTTTTGTCATCTCCCATATATACCCAGTAATCGGGACATTTGACGCCTTCCATAACCATATAATCAATTGGGGGCATCTTTTTACCCATACCCCGCGCATTTTCCTTTGATTTATTTAGAAGTATTGAATATGTTATGAGCAATACGAATAAAATAATAAAAAATAGCAATACGATTCCAATAATTATAGTTGTATATTCCATTTATATATTATATAATAAAAAGTTTTTAGAAAGTTGTTGTTACACTTCGAAGAGTCTTTGAACCGGCGGATGACAGATTTTCGGGGAGAGGTAATGGATTCGGTAATTTTTGAACGTTGTCTAAATATCCTAAATATTGTTGAACTTCGGACAGGATATTCGGGACGCAATAATCGAGAACCAATTTATTCAAATAGGTTATCTGTTTTCCAAAGTCCTGATTCTGATTTAAACTATACTGTAAAAATATGGCCCTCATAACTATCTCTAATTCAATTGAACTCTGGTTATCAATGATATATTTCTTACCACTCTGTATCCATACCGTATATCTCATTTCTTTTTGAATACGGTCGATGTTATTTTTACTGAAAAAGAGCATTGATAGAGTACTAGGAGTCTGAACATGTTGGAGAGCCTCATACTTAAAATTATCTTTTGTATCATTATTTTGGTCAAACATTGGAATCGTTTTATAATTTTTATTGGTTATGCTAACTACGCGCCCATTTTGGAATTGGTTATAATACTGCTTCCCATAATCTGCGCCGGACTGTAATTCCATACTAATATCTTTCATTATAATATACTTAATATAAAATTTTATCAACTATTACTAAAACTATTTCTTTCAACAGGTCTTATTCCTCCTGTATTCGCATTATTATTACGACTATTCATATTTGTCTCTTTAAGAACTTCGTATTTTTCTACTATTAATAGTGTAAAATTGTGCTCCTTTATTTGTGGTAAAATTTTACCCTCGTAATCAACCAATTGAATAACAAACTCATCTAAATTATTAATAGTATTAGATTCAAAAATGATTTCATTTACAAATCGATTATCCACTTCATAATTTCCACTAATTGACGAATATTTAATTTTCGCGAAAAGATTGTTTAAATTTTTAGTAGCAGAACTAAAATTATCAGTTTTTAAATTAATTGGACAGTTCGGATCGACATATGATGGGTCATTAATATAATTTATTATTCCATTACTAATCCCATTATTTATTTCATATATATCGCTTGAACCATTTGCGAAATTTGCGGTTGGTTTTATTTGTGTAATTGTGGATGAAGTTTGTATTTGTGTCCCAACAGAAGATGATAATATTTTCATGAAAAAATAATTATTCAAATAAAAACTATATGTTCCATTTTGATTTCGACTCACAGGAAGACGATAATTAACATTGTATTTCGGATAATAATCAATCCAAAACTCATCGTTTGATATACATAGATTATCTTTATCTGGTGGTTTCAATCCTGCGCATTTAGTATAATCAATAAATTTATCAATATTAATATTGTAATCCTGAATTGAATTTATATATTTATTTGATTTGTAAATATTATTTGTAATAATTGCGAATGTTCCACTTAAAGGACCAATAAGAGATTTTGAATTTGCTGTATTTTGAAAACCAAGTAAATTTGTTAATAGACGGGAGGAACAATCAACATTAACTATTAAACTATCTAATATTAGTTGTTCTTCTGATGATATAACTGAACACTCTTCGGATTTAATATTATTACATTTATAAAGATTTATTCCTGCTATATTAATTACATTATTATTTATGAATGTTATATAATTTGAAAGTATAGACTTGTCTCCATTTATTAAAAAAAATGGCGCCTCTCTACCAAACTTAATATTATTGTTATTTACGATTTCAGTATAAGATGATTTAACCGGAATTGAAACAACAGAACCAACTGTATCTTGATAAATTCCTAAATTATATACATAAAAACGCAATACATTTGGAATAGTATTCCCATCTATATCAGTAATTTTATCATAGTAAGTTTTATAAAATAATGGACCATATGCTTCTTGATATAATGGAATTATATTTTTTGGAACAAATTCAATATAATCTATATTAGATCCAGTATATCCTCCAATTTCTGGAAATCCAGTAATAACAAGTGGATATAAATCATTTTGTATTAATTCCAAAAATTCAGTTGATGGAATACTACTATCAACGACTTTCATTTCCAAATCAAAATAATTCTTATTATAATATGTTGCTACTGATTTTACACGGAATTCTTCATATCTAAGTAAAAACTTAACATTTGATGTTTCTGGGTCAATCCTTACATCAACAAGTTGCGGACGGTCCTTAAAATTGAATGTTGATGAACCAGTATTTCCAGCATATTCTGTATATGATTTATTATAAATATTACTATTAAAAAATGTTGTTTTTTGAAATTCATCTTTTATTTTTTGCGCAAGTTGTTCAGTTGTATAAAATCCAGAAGTTATTTCTATCTTATTCATACAACTTAGCAAATTATTATTGTATAATTCACGAAAATTTGCTAAGGGAGATCCTGTCTGAATTAACTTTGAAAAATTAATATACCATCCACATATATTTATTTTATATTCATCATAATCTGATCCAAGATATGGGTCATAATTCCACGTACCATTACTAAATAAACTTGTAGTTATTATTTCAAATGGAACCGTATACCATAAAATAACATTATTACTAGAATTAATCGGATATTCCATTTCAGGAAAAAAATAATCGATTAATTTCACTGTTTCTACATTATTATATTTTCTACCTAAAAAGATACTGTAATTATTTGGAGTTGGATACAATGCGACATCACGCATCCGACTATCAATATTAATATAATGCGACCGATATTTAAAATAACTACTCTCTGCTATATCTTTTCCAAAATCAGAAAGGAACGGTTGTTGATTCCCATAATATCCTCTGGACCACGGATTCGCCTCCTTTGCGACCCGATTCATTGAACTATCTGTAAAACCAGTCCTCTCCAACTCATCTCGAACATTATTCACGGTTTCACCCTTCAAATTGCGATAAGGTATATATTCATTCGCATTCCTCTGGACCTCTTGTTGCGTAAGAGGATTCGTATTTACAAATGAGTTTGTATATAATAAATCGGATGGATTCATATTACTAATAATGATTATTTTTTTATACTATTATCGCAAAAATTGATGTTAAATCATATTTATTATTTTACCATAATAAAATGGACGACCTAGAAGCACAATTTTATTCAGTTATTCTAACAAATAATAAAAGTAATGATCCAAATTTTGTGAATTATTCATTCCATGGATGCTCAACAAATCCTACACCATTACATTCAGCATGGAACATTCAATATAATCCATTGAAAAAATAGTTTCTATTTTTTCTAAGGAAAAATTATAATAAAATAATAATCAATAATCAAGATTCAGACAAATTAAAGAGCAACAACAGCTTTTTTGGAAGCCGGTTTCTTCGTCGCTTTAAAAACCCCATCTGTGGTCCCAAGCATCTCAGTGTGCTCTTTCAAATGCTTCAAATAGGTCGTCTCCAACAAATCCAAATCGCTCTCCCATAAATTAAATATGGTCTGCGATTTCAATATGTCGAATTGGTCGCTCTTTTCATCGCGCTGTTTTACCAACTCTTCGATTCGCTTCTTCGTCATACTACGGATAGGCATGCTCGTCAGATAATCATAACTCGGATTTTCATTCACTTCATTCGGGTCATATTCTAAACGTCCCTTCGTGAATCGCGGATATTTCATTTTAGTTAATTCCATATCCAACTGGTCCTCATCCTTCCCCTTCAATATTATCTTGTCGTCCAATATATCCGTTATAAAACGAATACGGGCCTCCAATATTTCCAGTTCTCTTTTCAATTTCTCCTCCAAGTAGCGCTTCCTACGAATATAATATTCGCATCGAATGTCGTAAAATTCGTCCATAATATGCTCCGGAGAGCGATACTTCTTAATCTGACCCTTGTCATTGAACAAATACATATTCGTCGTATTACAACTAAGAGAATCTACCAACTTCATATCCTTCTCAAACGTCCCCTTAGATAACATCTCGGATAGCTCATTCTTGTCGAAGTATAGGATGAAACGGACTCGCGATTCAGTATAAAGACTGTCATATTTCAGAAGAACCTTCTTCTTCTTCTTACTATCCTTGTCTGGATTGATTAAATCCTCCAAAAATTCCTTATATTTATCAGTCCATAGGCCGATGGGGAGTTCGTATATTTCGACCTTCCCGTCATTTAATAAACGATATAGGCCTTTCGTCTGATACTTATCACCAGTTTTTTCAACTTTTCCGAGGAACCCTCTAAACCAAGGGACCATCGGAACCAGCTCCTGACCTCTCATCTTCCGCTTCAAATTACGAATAATATCAACCGGATTATACGAGGGAATTCTTGTACTAAAACCGGTTCCAATTCCCTGACATCCATTAACTAAAATAGATGGAATAATCGGAACATAATATTCGGGTTCAATCTTCTCACCGTCATCGTCCAAATAATTCAAAAGATTATTATCTGATGGATGAAAGACAAGCTCCATAAATAGACTCATCCGCGTAAAAATATACCTTGGACTAGCATGGTCGTCTCCACCCATAATTCGTGTTCCAAATTGGCCCTCTGGATCCAAAAAATTCATATTATTTGAACCGACAAAATCCTGCGCCAAACCAATAATACATTCATTCAGAGATTGCTCACCGTGATGATACGCGCTCTTCTCTGCAACGAATGCGGACAATTGAGCAATCTTAATCGATTTTTTTGCGCCCTTCAAGAAAGTCCCGTATATGACCTTGCGATGGGATGGCTTGAAACCATCGACCATACAAGGAATACTACGCTCACAATCATATTTACTGAAATGAATTAGGTCTTTATTAATGAAGTCTGGGATTGAGACATTCTTCTCCGTCTGCTCGATAATCAATTCGCGGTCATATTTTCCTAGCCACTCTTTTCTATCATCTGCCATTTCTTTGTTGAACGCCAGATTAATCGCGACATCTACGGCTTTATCTTCATTCCACAAGTATCGGATTTCACTGACGTCCAAGTTCTGGAAATACTCCTTCGCTTCCTGAGATGAACTTGTTCCTAACCCTTTGTAATACTTGATTTCATAGTGGGATAGGTCAGCAGTCTCTTTCCACGACTCATACTCGGTCAGTGTATAGAAAACGCGGATGTCCGCTTTGTTCTTATTATGTTTTGCCTTGACAATTGGGGTCATCATAGATTTAATGAATCCATCATTCCTCAAAAGGGACGGCCAAAAATAATGGAATAGGTTCAACAAGAGACCCTTGATATGACTACCATCCACATCTGCGTCAGTAAGAATAAGAATACTCCCATAACGCAATTCAGATACATCTTCATACACTTTCCCCTGCTGTAATCCAAGAATAACCTTCAAATTTTTGAATTCCTCATTCTTCGATATTTTATCATCAGTCGTCTCTCGGGCGTTAGTGAATTTACCTCGCAAGGGAAAAACACCATAGCAATCGCGGCCAATGACACTCAACCCCGCGATAGCAAAAGCCTTCGCGGAATCTCCTTCCGTTAGAATCAGGGTACACTTCGCGGAATTTATCCCACCGGCCCAATTCGCATCGTCCAGCTTGGGAATTCCGCGAATCGTGTTCGTCTTCTTTCCATCCGTCTTCGTCAATACTTTCGAATCCTTATACTCACTGAATCGGATGGCCTTTTCGACAATGTCTAATTTGGCGATCTTCTCAATGAACTTGTCGGATATCGAAAAACTGCTTCCGAACTTGGAAGGAATCGTCGTCAGATAATCTTTCGTCTGAGAATCGAAAGAGGGGTCCTCAATGACAGTCTTCGCAAATATCCACATATTGTCGCGGATAACACTCGGTTTCAATTGAATCTTCTTCTTTCCTTTTCCCTCAACGTATTTCGACAATTTTGTGCTTATAGCCGTCGTCAGAGCCTCTACGTGCTTCCCTCCTTTCCAAGTATAAACACCATTCACGAAGGACACGTGCTCCAATTTATCGTCGGGGCTATCACAAACAACGACCTCCCAACGGTCTCCCATCTTCTCATAGACACGCTTCATCTCCGATTTTGCGCCAATGTATAAATCAACATATTGCTCAAAATCCTTGAATTCAATTTTCGCGCCATTGAGATAAACGGATACGCTCTTATCAGTAATTGCCGTAATATCATAGACGCGCTTCATAAATAGGGCCTCCATATCATCGTTCAGTTTTTCAATATTGAATCGCTCGAAGTCAGGGTAAAAGGTAATCTTTGTATAGGGCTTCTTTGTGTATTTTTCAATGACGGGCTCCGTTTTTCGGCTCATATTGTCCATGAATTCTTGATGAAAATGACGTTTCCGTTTTCCATCGACAGTTTCAACGATGAACCGCTTACTGAAAATATTTGTGGCCTTTGCTCCAATTCCATTCTTTCCTCCTGTCGTCTTGTTCTTCTTTTCATAGTTCGCAGAAGTCAGCAAATTTCCAAAAATCAATTCTGGAACATATACATCGTGCTCAGGATGAATTTCAACATCAATACCGTCTCCATCATTCTTAACACTGATATATTCAGGATAGACTTCGATCCAAATTTCTCGGACCTGCGATGCGTCCGGTATTTTGCTTAGACGCTCATACTGGTCAATCGCATTCACTAGAATTTCATCGAAAATTTTATACAATCCCGGAATCATCCGGATTGTCTTTTTCACCATTTTTCCCTCAGTTTTATCATATACCCATGATTCAACCTCACTTTCTTCGATTGAACCGATATATGTGTCCGGTAGATTCAAAACGTGGTCTCGCTGACTCATCTTTTTATACATCGAACTGATGTCATCGACTGAATTGATTGAATCCTCGGACCTGTCTGATTTCTCAGAACTTTGGGATGAAACTGGTTTATCAGTTAACTTTGATTTTTTTGAAGCCATTGTTAATTTAATGATTTAATAGATAGTTGTTTTTAAGTTATAAATTTTCAATTTTTTTGAAAAGAGATAGATTTATTTTATCAATAGATAAAATCATTCAATCAAGATACAATTTTTCCAATGCGTCCTCCACATCCCGCCGCATATCATCCCCGATTATATCAAAATCAACAATCCGCATATTGCGACTTAGTTCAATCACTCCTCCCTCCACCACCAGTCCAATACATTCTAGCTTCCCAAGTATTTTCATTTCCCGATGATTCTCCCGAACAACATATTTATTTCCCCGACATATTTGTATCCCCACAAATTTACACATATTATAACCATCATCATACTCAGTTATAAAAGTCTTCCCCTCTAATATATACCGTATAACCCCAATAATCTCTTTCCCCGCAATTTTGTCCCCAATAACGATATCTGTAATCATTTTTATTCCTGAATCAACTTGAATAATGCTATCTTGTGTAAAAGCCGGATATAAATTCAGGGCGCTATTTTTATAATCATCCAGCCGGAACGGTATTTTAACAATGGGCGCCACAATCTTCAAATACGTCTCTAATACATTATCCCCCAAATAGTCGCAATAAATTGTCCCTCCGATTCGCAACCGCCCCGTATCCGTAATTAAGCAACGAATAACTGGAAGATTATAATCCACTATGACTGCGCGGGGATGACTATGAACCCGAATAAATTCCCCATCATGTTCAACAATATGCATACCGGACACATACACATCCCCTATCTTATAATACTGGTCCCGCAGATCTTTTTTGAACTCGCATACTCCAACAACAATATCCCCTGAAATATTATCACCAATAATAATCTCGTCTAGTCTCTTTATTTTACCATCTAATTCAATTAGAGTATGACAACCAAAGCAAAACGCACGAACTAATCCTCCAATAGGACCTTCCCAAACAGACATTAGCGTCCATACCGCATACTTAATTGTTTTGAATAAAGAATTGAATGTTTCGAATATACGATAAAATAAACGCGCAAATACCTTAAATAAATAAGCAATCCTCTTAAACATACCATACATTTTCTGATATATATCATTTACCTGTTTCATCAATGCGTCGCGCATACCTAATATCATTGTTTGTGTATTATTAAGACTTTCTGTGTTATTTTGAATTGAATTATTCTGACTATCTATTTGATTTTGGACCCCTCCAATGTTAGAATTAAAAGCTGAATTCGCTGCCTGAGAATCACAATAAGCTTTATTTTCGTCTGCGGTTGTTCCCTCGGGGCCAAATACAGATGGTAAATTAACATACGGATACTTACATCGATTCTCCGGCCAATCTTTACGTATTTCTGCAATTTTCTCATTTATTTTTGGAACTGCTACTAATATGATGACTGCTACAATTCCTCCAACGACTAATAATACAATAATAACAATAAAAAGTATATTTGGACGTTTTTTAACTGCTTCTTCTGTTTTACTTCCACCTAAAATCTCTAATATTCCTTTTTCAATTTGATCTTTATTATTTTGCGATAATTCTACTGTAATTTTACTTGATTCATTTTTTATTTTACCAATTGCTGTATTTTTCTTTGATTGATTTGTTATTTTATTTAATCCATTTTTAACTTTTGATAATGTATTTGGCTTTAACTGCTGTATAAGATGATTTGTGGTTGGGTCTATTACATGTGGTTGTCGTTGTAGAACAAGATGTGCTGGAACTTCTAAACTTCTTAGATTAACTACTTCTTGCAGTTGTTGTGTTTGTTGCACTTCTGGAATTCCTACTCCTGTTTCTACATGACTACTTACCATTTCTCTTGACATTTTTATTTAACTAAAATATATTAGAATAAATTTTGTTTGTTTCATCCTATTTGTTTTTTATAAAAAACTGGTTTGTCCGTTTTGCGTATTCATCAGCTATCCTATCAAAATTCATCATATTTATTATTCTTTCTTCTTCTTTCTTCTTCTCTAATAATTCCCGTCGCTTTATTTTCTCTTTTTCTTCCAAAGAAGCCTCAAAATTAGTGTTAGTTCTTTCTCTGACTAAATGGTCGATATTCTTATAATCTCCCCGATTGAATTTATCATCATACTCTAAAACATTATTTTTCGTATAAGCCATCTTGTAATCAGTAAAATTCATATCCGTAAAGTCATTAATATCTCCCTGTCCCAATTCTTCAAACCCTAAATTATTTAATAGTTGTGGTTGTGGTTCCTCTATAATCATAATTTGCCTCTCTGGCTTCTTCTCAATCTTCTTTTTCTTCTGCTCATCGAATACATTATTAAAAACATCCATCGAAAACTTCTTGTTCATAACAACCTCTTCCTCCTTATCGCTATCATCCCCCCAATCGCCCCCATATCCCTTATCCCACATCGAAGGAATTTTGTTATTCTCAAAAATTTTATTAAACTGGTCTACATTGAAATTCTTCTCCCCAATTTCCATTCTACCTAAATCATGAGTCTTTTCAGTTCGAGCGCTTTCGCTGGAACTGTGCTGATTCCTCTCTTTTTTATTTTTTTCCATATCTTCAAAATAAGTCTGAGCCTCTTTCTGCATCTCACTATGCGATTTGTTCCCTTTCATCTCTTTAATCTTTTGGAGCAAATACACATAAGCCTGTGTAATCATCATGAATTTTTTCGCATCACCACTCGGCTTATCTGGATGATACTTCAAACTAAACTTTCGATATGCCTTTTTGACATCATCCTCCGTCGCATTGTATTCTAAATGAAGAATCCTAAATGGATTATATTTAAGCTCAAACTCTTTCAACTCGTCCTGAAAATGAGATTCATTCTTTTTATGTTTTTCATAAAATGACTCCTTCTCAGTCTCTATTGTCTTCAAAAATTCATCCTCTGTTTTCTTTTGTGTCTGCTTAAATTCCTCCATCCGGTCATTTATATTCATCATATCCGCGTCTTTCAGGCTCACTTTCGTGCTCATCGGGCGCTCCATCAGCGTAGTAATGGCGCGTGTAGGCGGAGGAACAAACCGTTGAGGAAATGCTGTTTGCGCGGGAGCTTGGGCCCGTGGTTGAGGGGCGATTGGTTGCTGTGGCTGCGGCGGTGGCTGTTGCGGTTTGATTATCTTTTTTCTAATTATTTTTTGTTCTGGTTGAGATTCTTGGTTTCCCATTATAATCTTGGTATAAAAATTTATAAAGTATTAAACTTATACATATAAATATCTTTGATATTTATATCTAGCTGTTTTATTTACTTTGTAAATAAAACTTATATCTAGATGTTTTATTTACAAAGTAAATAAAACTTATACATATAAATATCTTTGATATTTATATCTAGATGTTTTATTTACTTTGTAAATAAAACTTATATCATTCCGGATTGGACCCTCTGAATAATATTCTTTATCCTCAAATTGTGCCCGTATATTATTCGGTGAATACTATCCACATATGAACTACGTATTTCCGGCGATTTTTCCATATCAATATTCTGAATTATAATGACGATAACACTTATCTGCTCTTTCGTCCAATCCTCGAAGAACTCCTGATAAATATCATAATTCCCCTTGATTTCATCAATTTCAGTGTCCAATTTTTCTAAGAAATGCGTCCGATTTTGTAGGCTGTCCGATATTAGCGAACGATAATACTCCACCGTATGAACAGCGATGTGATTCCCTATATATGTAGTTGCCAGTTTCGCTAACCCGCTCATCATCATATTACACAGGTATGTGAAATTCTCATTATTTTCTCCCCATAAATTATCCTGATTCCTCTTTTCGAGCAATTTCTTGATGGGATTTATCAAATTTGCTAAATCGTCATATTTATCGCCGTTCTTCCAGCGGGACAGCGATTGAATTGTTCCGGGCTCTTGAAAACTTATCTCATTATTTTGAATTGATATTTTAGTCCCACTCGGATAAAAATTCAATAGACTTATACAAACCGCGCTATTAATTGGGTCCAGAAGTGTCCCCATATTCTTCTTATAAGATTTAGAATTCCACACATAACTCAATAAAGAGCTAGTTATTGAATTCATTAATTTATTTTGCATGATTATATCTATATATTTTATTTGTTTAATTTTCAAACAAATAAAACCGTCATTTTAATGAGGAGGAATTAGGCCCCAAAAATTGCTGGGCTCTTTATTAACAGCGGGATAACCACTGTCCCGCAAAATCTGCTCCTGATTTCTAACAGGTAAATTATTATTACAGTAGAACATCGGACCCTTATTCCAGTCCCTCTTCTTGGGCCATGTAAGCGTCCTAAATGGGATTGTTTCCCCCAATTTGGCGCGATGAGTTTCTCCAAGAGCTTTCCCATTTCCATCACAGAATACAAAATTGACATGGGGCTCTACTAATACATTGAGCATTTTGTCGTAGTAGGAATTGGGAGAATCAATCGCGAACTGGAAGCGGCCATCCTTTATTTCGGCGACGCCCTGATTCGGGGTTTTCTCATAAGCGACCTCTTCATTCGGATAAGGGAGGCCACTTCCGGCGAAACTGAGGCTGTATGTTGGGGGAGCAGATGACCAATATTTGACAAATACGGCCCCTAAAACACCGGCGCTTCCGGAGATTATAAAATTACCAAGTGAATTATAATTGACGTTCAAGGAGCAATCAGCGTATTGAATACTACTTGTTTTCCAGCGATTACACATCATCTCATCCCTCTCCTTAAATATCTTATCACTATCATAACCGAAGCTTATTCCAGCAAAATTATTATTACTCATTAACTAATAATAGAAAACTTTTTTGTTAAAAAAATTAAAAAAGTTTCTATTAGTATTTAAATGGGTATTCATTCAAAAGTTTGGGGTCAATATTTATGGAGAACACTTCACATCATAACCTACACATTCGATCCGAAGATGCCAACCACTTTAAGAGAGAAGTATATTAAATTTTTTCACGTTCTCAAAGATTTCATCCCGTGCCCAATTTGTCGGGCGCACTACACAAAGCGATGTGAATCTAATCCACCAGAGAGAAATATGAAAACAACAGATTCTCTTGTTAGCTGGTTGAACAATTTACATAATGAGGTCAATGCCGGTTTGGGGAAACCGAACATCCCCAAAAAATACGCCGACAGTTATTATGTTAAGAATGGGAGATTAACATATGACTTCCGTGATTTCGTTGTCCTATTTAGAATAATGACAATGATTAAAAAATTGAACTTCCCCGCGATTATCAAATTTATACAACTTCTGTATGAGATATACCCAGAAGAATATCTTCCTAGAAATGCCCCTAAATCACGGGAACTCGTGAATATTATACAAAACAATGTGAAATTGAACGAATGGATTGTTCATTTCGATATGGAACACGCCAAAAATAAGAATACTGCGACTTACTTGACGGAAAAGGACGTCAGTTATAAAATAAATGACGAGATTAATTCGGAAAATGTTTCGCAGATTAATGCGAGAAATCAGAGCGCGAATTTACCAAAAAGGGCGAATCGCGTTGTTAGAAATGAGGTCGATGAATTTTTAAGGAAATATAAGATTATTTGAGGATTATTCGAAATTATTATTTGGTAAATTTATTATTGATTGGGCTCCTAGCGCAAAATTGCGTCTTTGCTCACTTAATGATTTTGGTGGTCGTGGTAAATTAAAATGGTCTCTTTCATTATTCTCTATATACAAACTAAGTAAAATATCTAAAAGCTCTAATATATGTTCATTAGAAGCTATATTTTCTTTTGTAATTTCTGCAGTCATTTTATTTCCATATAAAGAACTATTTAATAAACTTGAAAATCCTGAACTTGAACAGCTTCTTACTTGCTCACATATTTTTTCATCATTTTGTTCTTTTATTATACAAAATTTGGTTCCATAATCCAAATGTTTTAAATTTGGTATTTTATCACTTCCTATAACGATTCCTAATAATTGTAATAATCTTTTTTTATGTAATAATCTTCTTTTATAACCTAGAATATCTGATTTATATAATTTTAGAATAAATGCTCCAACAGGATTTATTATATATTTTTGATTTTTTTTACTTAGATTTCCAACATAATCATTCCCATATAAAATTGGAACACGAATTGAATATTTTTCAATAAAAAGATCTTTAATTCTTCCAAGAAATTCATCTCTTGAAAAATCTTCTGGTATACTAAATGAATCTTTCAACGTTTTTAATTTTTTATTCATATTTTCATAATAAGATTCATTAAAATCTGGACTATTATTATTATTTGAAGGAGTAAAATAATTATGATGAACCGCAGTAATTAAATAAATGAAAGCTGACATATCATCATTTTTTTTACGACCGTTTTCTCTAGGATGAATTAAATAATTTATAAATAACATATAAATGTAGGTATTTAACAATTTTGCGATAAATGATTTATGATCAAAAAATTTTACAATATGCTTAAATATTATTAAAAATAATTTCTTTTTTATTTGCAGACTTAGTTTATTTCTTGTTCTTATTTTTTTCTTTAATTTCTCAATTAATTTACTAAATAAAATATTCTGTAATTCATCACGATTAATTGAATCTAATTTATCATTAAATTCTTCATTTGTATACTCTTTTCCTTGTGTTAAATATTTTACTAATTCAAAAACATTCTTAAAATATTCAGATAATATTTCATTATGTAATCCACCTTTCTGATATTTTTTAACAACCATAATGTTTATAATATATTTTTTTTATAAATTCAAAAAATATTACCATTTTGGTTTCGGAAATGGCTTCGGTTGATATCCAGAATCCAGATGTGGATTTCTAGCGACGAAATCACGAATACAAACAGACTCAACCGAAGAAAAAATGAGCGTCATATAAACTGTATAATAAAATGAAAAAATATTATTTAATTTTATTGTAATATTTTTAATATTGCTAATTTCTCAATTAGGTTTTTTTTTTCTAAAAATAATAAAAATTGTTGATATTTTGATTCATCTTGTTGTAATAATATTATAATTTCTTGAATAAGATGAGTTGATACTTGTAATAATTCTACATTTGGTTGTTGTAATTGTGATTCTACATAATTATATAATTGTTCCAATTGTTTAATTTTTGGATTTAATAATATTTCATTAAGTTTAGTTGATATTGTTTGTTGTCTTACGTTTTGTTGATTTTTAAAAACACGATTATTTGATCCAATCCGTGCTCTATTTATACTCATTAAATAATTTAATTGATTTAAAATATTTTTAAATTGATTTAATTGTAATAATAATTCAAATATACCTTCAAAATAATTATGTTGTAATTGTTGTGCGTTTTCTGATTGTTGTGCGTTTTGTAATCGGTTTGCGTTTTCTGATTGTCCTGCGTTTTCTGATTGTTCTGCGTTTTCTAATTGTTTGTAAAATTTTATTAGTATATCTTTACTCTCAAATGAAATATATAATAAAATATTTAAAAATTCAAATATATCTTCATCTGATGGAAGATTTTCTTCTCTTATCTCTGCTGTCATACCCAAAGAACATCCAAATGCAAAAGAACATTTATCATGCTTTATTATTTCATCACTATTTTCTTTAATTATACAAAATTTTTTTCTTTTTTGTAAATATTCGATGTTTGGAAATTTTTCAAAATATTGACCATCTAATTTTAATAATTTATATATTAATCCCTTTAATTTAGTATCATAATCTTGCCCATTTTGTATATTACTAACTAAACTAAATAATTTACACATAAGTGCTACCAGTGGATTTATAATAAATACTCTTTTTTTCTTTGAAAATATACTAACTATTTTACAAATATATTCATTATAACCTATATATTCATTTTTATTATTTGACGATTTTAATATGCGAGTCTGGCTCGATAGTTCATAATTATTTGGTAAATTATGGATATTTGAGATACTCTTACGATTTACTATTTTTTTACGAACATTATTATTTTGTTCTATATCTATCTTTATTTTTCCTCCATAAATTACCGGAACTTTTTTAAAATATGAATTAAATCCATCTAAAAATAATTTTCTTATTTCTCTTATAGACGATGATATTGTTTTATTAAATAAAAAACTATCTATAAAAGATTTACCTAATAACGGGATATTCTTTAATATTGTAAATGATTTTATTATAAACATCTTGTAATCATTCTCTTGATTTAAATAATCAATAAATAATTTATGTCTATATATTTTTAATATTTTTGATATAAAATTATCTGTTTCATTTATAGTTTTTATTGAAAATAATAATGTCAATATTTTTATTATTGAGTTAATGATAGGATTAATATCAATATTAATACTTAATTCTTGAAATTCATCATAATATTGAGGATATTCATTATTTTCTTTTTTTAATTTGTCAATCTTGTTTGTTATTAATTTATTATTAAATTGATCTTTAAATGCTTCATTATATATATTTAGCAATTTTAAAAAAAAAATAAAATATGTTCGTAATACACCTAGAATTTCATGTTTTAATCCACCTTTTTGTTTAGTTTTATTTGTTTTCTTAGTTTTCTTTTTTTCTTTTACTGCCATATATTATTATTTATAAAATAATAATAGTTTAATTTATTATAAATTACTCGCGATATTATTCTGGCCGATACCGTTATAAGCATTGGGAGCGCAAAGACCGAACTGCTTATTATAAACGCACGTGGATTCTGTTGGAATTTCCTTGTATGAGCAAGAAGCGCAACCGTTCTTCATATCATTATACTTATTATTCGTCTCCATAATGTTTAAACCATTGTGAATTAGAAACTGGCGATAAGAATAACTGTCGAAGACACGATTCTGAACACGAATAGTGTCATCTACATAGGAACTTGGGCGATAATCAGTAAAGGCGCGACCATCTGCCATAAGGGCTGGACAATCAAAATACTTGTTATTGGAAGTTTTATTACAACTCATTTATATATAAGCATATAAAATAATTTTGTATAAACAAAATTATTTTTTAATTAAACACAAAAATAATTTTGTTTACACAAAATTATTTTTAAATTAAAACAGAAATCTTTTATTCTTCAATAAGTTTCCATTTCTTTTGATTCTTATACATGACGACTTTATATTTATTTCCGTCATTCTTTGATACAACAATATCTCCCGACTTATAGTTTTTTAAAGATTCACTCGGAAATTTCTTTACATTCTTATTTGCGACTTCAATAACCTTTACTTCTATTTTAGCTTCCTCTTCTTGTTCCTCTTGCTTATCTTCTTTTTTTTCAAGATTAATTTCTTTAACTTCTGGTTCTGATTTATTTACTTTAATTTCTTCTTCTTTTGATTCTGGTTTTTCATCTTTTTCAGAATTCTCTGTTTCTTCCTTATCTGAATCATCATCTTCATCCTCGTCTGATTCTTCTTCATCTTCTTCATCATCATCCTCTTCTGAATCATCATCGTCTTCATCTTCCGAATCTTCATCTTCATCTTCTGAATCATCATCCGAGTCTGAATCTTCATCCTCAATATTCTCAATTGAAACTGTGCTCTCATCTTCCGGAATTTCCTCTTCATCATCGCTACTATGTAATGTTTCAACCTCGCTCTCATCTTCATTCGCATCCGCGCCTCCAAACTGCTTATTCTTCAACTCATTCGCATTCATTTGAATATTATATGGTCGCTCTTTCTTAAAAAACGACGGATTCATTTCTATTTCGTCGCCATCCAATAATTTACTTAATAGTCCTCTTAATGCTTCAATATCATATTTATTTTTGTTGGACTCAATCTCTAAATTAATAATTTTACGCCATCCAAAATATACAACTCCAATCAATAATAAAACTAATATACCAATTAAAATTAAAATATATGTCTGCATTTAAATATTAAAAGATAATTGTTTTTAAATCTAAACGACTCGCAGTTTTGATTTCTTTTTCTTTTTCTTTTTTTCTACTTTATCAACATTCTTCTCAGATTTTCTCTCCAAATCCTTTAAGCAATTCAAGCAATTCTCTATAAATTCTCCGTCGCATTTCTTATTCATCATCAACTGTAAAGCGATGAATTGCTTCGAATATCCATCTTCCAACTTATATGGAAATAATATATTCGCGCCCTCAAATTTAACAGAAAACCGAATGTTCTTAAATCCCAAATCCGCATTTTTCTCAATTTTGTGTAAATTCGTGTAATGAGTCGCCACAATATGGAGTGAATTCTTCATTTTACCGATTGTATGACACATACCGTTCGCCGCGGAATATCCCTCATTAAAATTAGTTGACGTGAATATTTCATCCAATATCGAAAATGTGAATCCTTTAAACTTCTTAATAACATTAAAATAATCCCGTATTTTATGGACCTCTGATTCGAACAACGATTCATAACCTTGTGCGTCCTGATTCCGGATTCCAGTCAAGAAATATGAGAACGGTGTAAATTCCATCTTCTCTGAATTGCTTATCCCCACAGTTTGCGCCAAATAAATATTCAAGAAGACTGATTTAATGAATGTCGATTTTCCGGCGGCGTTTGGTCCCGTAAGTATATAATTACGCGTCTTTTCATTAAAATCAATACTATTTTTTATATTCTTCTCTCTCTGAACAGCGGGATGCCAGACGCCCTCTAATTTTAGTAGTGGAACAGACGAATCCAGAACGCGTGGGATATGGAAATAACTCTTCTCCCGAATCATTTTCGCAATCCCAAAGTAGCAATCTATAAACGCAATATTATTCAACACTTTCAAAAAGTCGTGCTTGTTATCCATGAACTCATAGAAATCCTTTAATATAACACCCTTATTAGATATTATAGAATATGTCCCATTATAAATTCCACCATTCTCGATTCGCGTAAAACCAGCGTCATCTTTCTCAATAACCCCATCAAAGTTCTCTTTCAAAGATGTATTCATCTGTAATAGGCTTTTAATATTCTCTAATTTCTTCTGGAAAAAGTTAGCAATTCCGACTGTTATTTTGGATTCTTGATATGTATAATAAATATTCTGGAAATAGAAAAACACACTCAGAGCTTTTGAGAACCACTTGATAACCGTTTTTAGAAATTCGTTTTGGATAAAAGGAATTGAAATCATACTACTTTGTTCCCACATGATTTTAATAAATAATTTGATAGGAATCCGGATTCCCATGAACTTCATTAAAATAAAAGGAACAATTATATAAACAAGTGGGCTTATCGCACACATAATTGGGCTTATTATAATTTTGTATGCGTTTGACACTGTTAAAAATGGTTCATAATTATTCAAAAATTTCAGATAATAATTATTGAAGTACATCATCGAGTAAATGTAATCACTATGCTCATTCTTCGATTTATAAAACCAGAGGGCGTCATTTATCGAATCCTTAATCCCTTTAAGTTCTTCATCTGTCTTTTCAGTGAATTTATTACAGACCGTTCTTATAAGGTCTTGTCTTTTTAGGATAATGTCTTTATCAGAAGATGGAGATTTTAATATTTTATCAGTGTAAATCATTCCGATATTTGTATTACATTTAGTGAGTTGGTTATGGATATTGTCTTTAAATAGTTCTAATTCTTCTATAATATGAGTTGTTGGAAATTCCTCTTTTTTTATTTGGATAAATAATTCATTGAATCGTTTAGGGTATTGAGTTAATATTTCGCTCTCAATCTCTACATTATCCATATTTTCATTTTCAGTAAATAGGGAAACATGGTCTTCTATACTGTAATTTTTTTTTTCTTGGAGAAGTGTTGTCATATCTATTAAATTATTTTCTTATATTTTATTTTACGAATGTAATAGGAAAATTATCTTATATATTATAATATGCCAATTAATCTTTCTCCGAATACTTTTCAAGCTGACCCTCAAAATGAATCACGTTCTTGGTTCAATACTTATGGAAACTATATTATTGAAACAAAATGGAATCCATCTGATGGAAAATATAAGACGATTTATCACGAGTATAATGTAGAAACTCCGAATATGCCAAGAAGTTAGATAGTTCATATATAAACTCTAGAACTAAATTAGCAGTTTTTAGAAAAAAAGTTTTTCTAAAAAAGTTTATGTATATATTATTTGTCATAGTTGTATTTATATTTTTCGTGAATTTCAATACTATTCATGAACCATTCAAGCCAACTCCAACACTTATTTCAAATGAAAAGCAAACAAATAATCAAATCCCGATTTTTGTAAATCCGAATAATGTCCCAAATGAATACGCAACACGAAAAGATGTTTTAGAAAATCAGAATGTCTCGGTTCAACCAAAAGACATGTATTATGATATATTTGATACAAATTGTGTTTTTTCATATAATAAACCACTTGAATGTCTTATCATAAAAGGAAATTATGTTAATAAAATACCAAACAAAAATTGTGAAAAAGTATGTCCAGATTTATATCAAAAAGAAGAAGAAGAAGAAAACAAAAAAGAAAGTTTTACAAATTTTATAGATGAAAATCGTCAAAAATATTTCTGGTGTTATGAAAAATGCGGGTGTGTAAAGCATAAGTATGACCCAACGGACCCAAGTAAAAACACATGTGGAGACAATGGAATAAGCCAATATCCATTAGATGTCTATTTATCAGAGGCTCAATGTAATAAGAAATCGAAGCCATGTGAAGGTTTAGATGAGGATGAATGTAGAAATACTTCCGGATGTGGTTATTGTAGGAACAATGTAGGTCAGGGTCAATGTTTTAGTTCGACTACTGAGGGTCCATTAAATGTTAAATTACCGTGTATTCCGGACAGAATGAAACCGACGAATTCATTTAGTTTAGGACGAGCAAATCCATTTGAGGGGGTTTCCCAGTTTTTACCGGAGGCTATGATAAATAATATAAAAAAATAATAAAATATAATTTATGAAAAAACAATATACCGCAAAAATAGCATTACTGATTTTCATATTAGGTATATTACTTTTTATTAATTACAATTATAACAATATTATCATTCGCGCATATAATCAATTTACGGGTATATCAAAAACAATCGTAGTATTTGTAAGTATCATCTCTTTTATTATTCCGGCTCTTTATATTGATATACCATTCTTTCAAAATAAGGAAATTCCGAGTTTTAGAATGAATCGGCCGCAACTTATTAAGAAGCATACGACAACGAAGTCAATTAGAAATGTTCCGGAGTCAGTGAAAAAGTATGTTGCTTCGAACCAGTATTGGAAATGTAAGGGCTGTAATAATTTGCTGGATGAAACTTATGAAATTGACCATATTTTAGCACTTGAAGACAATGGAACGAATGATTTAGATAATTTACAGGCATTATGTAGAAACTGTCATGGGAAGAAAACCGCTAGAAATAATATAATGAAGCGTTTTGTAAAATGAAAGAAAAATATATTTTATATAATTAATGAGCGATAATAATTATTCTTTTGGATTTAATCAGTTTTATCCGAATCAAGTAAATAATGGATATGGGAATGGGAATGGAGGTGTTTTAAATAAGATTGGAAATGGTTTCGCAGGTATTTATAATAATAGATGGATTCTAATTTTTATTTTTATTTCAATACCAATTCTTACTTTTATGATTATCGCTTTTACAAAGAAAGGGATTCAAAGTGAGTTAGGTTGGACATGTTTGCTTCTTTTATTAACTATTTGTATTTTTTATTATGCTTATGTCATCCGGAATGTTCCCCCAAATCAATTTATATTATTACTTGTTTTAATTATTTTTGAAATAGGATTTATTATTTATTTCCTTACAAAATTCAATGTTAAATTGAATCAAAATGATTATGTTGATTTCTATAATCAAATGACATTTTCAAATAGAACCGCAACTCCTATGTCAATACCATTCGCTTCGAATAATGAAAATTTGAATGTAATTACAGATGGAACACAGCATTCTTTTGCGATTAAGGAGGATTTACCAAATGATTTAGGACTGGAAGCAACATATAGCTTTTGGATGGCAGTATGTCCAGATAATTTTATGAATACAAATAAGAAGTGGAAAACTGTTTGGTTTCGTGGTGATGAAGATGACAAAACTTTATATAAGAACAAAAGCCCGGGTGTGTATTTAGAGCCGACTTCTAATAATCTAATTATTACATTCTCATGTGAGAATGGACCAGATGAAGGAAATGCTATAATCATTGAAGATATTCCATTAAGCGAGTTATTTTGTATTACAATCGTTATTAATGGGCGGTCATTAGAAGTTTATAAGAATGGATTGCTCGAAAAATCAATTAGTTTAACTGGAAATCCCATTATGAAGAATACGCATATAATGAAAGGATCGAATGGAGGATTCAATGGAAGACTTTATTTATTTAGATACGATTCAAGTGCTTTAATCGGAAGCACTATTCATTCAATGTATGAAAAAGAGAGGAAGGCGATTGATGAATATATGAATAATAATCCATTAAATATAAATGATATTATACCATGTTAAATAAAAATAATCTTTGTAAATTTTAGTAGAAATGAATTTTAATATTCCAGGAAGTTCCGGAGCAGCGGCGAATACAAGTGTTCCAAATGCTGGTGTAGGGAATATGGGAAATATGGGGGCTTCATCATCGATGAACAACATGGGTTCAAATAGTGTTTTTAATAAACAGATGGGGTTTATTCTTCTTGCTATATTAGCTGTTGCTATTCTTATTATAGTTATCGTAGTTATTGTAAATAACAATAAAAATAAAAATAATCAGAACATTATTATTGATACTCCGGTGAATGCTTTTGGATTAAAGAAGAACAAATTCACGGTTAAGAATAGTGAATTGGGTCTCGAATTTTCATACAGTGTCTGGATTTATATTCAGGACTGGACTCACGGCTGGAAGAATATTTTTGTGAAGGGGTCTGGAAGCCCCGGCTCTTCCACATCTGGAGAACCAGCTTCATCACAATTAAGAGCCCCGGGCTTGTGGTTATATCCTGACACAAATTCCCTTCACGCCCGAATTAACACATATGCTTCTCCGAATGAGGGTTGTGATATTAAGAACATTCCATTACAGAAATGGGTTCATATTGGTTATGTATTGAATAATCGGACAGTTGATATGTATGTTGATGGAAAATTGGAGAGGAGTTGTGTGTTGCGCGGTGTTCCTAAGTTGAATGATAGTGATTTGGTTGTTTGCGATAATAATGGATTCTTTGGTAAAATTAGCAATCTTGTCTATTATAAATACGCACTTAAACCGGATGATATTCATAGCATTTATTCAAATGGGCCATACTAAAATTATTCTGATATATAAAAATTTAGTGATAATTTTTATATCTATAAATAGTAATGAATAATGGAACAATGGCGATAGCAAATAACACGTCCGGAACTTCTAACATGGGCAAATTTTTCACATCGAACTATTTGATTACGCTTCTTTTGATACTCGTAATCGTGATTATTTTGGTTTACTTGTTTGTTCGTTTGGGATATAGTGTTAAAAATTATCAGAGCGATTCCCCTTATATAATAGAGGAGACGATTCAGGGGACGAACGCAATGTATTTTCCGGGGTCGAAACTATTGCGTTCTTATGACCAACCATTCGGGCTCGAATTTAGTTATTCATTCTGGATATATTTAGATGAAAACACATTTAATAATTCAGGGAAATGGCATCATGTGTTTCATAAGGGAAATAGTAGTGCGAATCCATTACAGGCCCCGGGTGTTTGGATTTATCCAAATGAAAACAAGATGATGATTAATATGAATACCCACAACAAGATTAAGAACTCTTGCGATATTAGCAACATACCGATAAACAAGTGGGTCTGTATTTCGATGGTTGTTATTGAAGATAAGCTGGATGTTTATATAAATGCGAACTTGAAGAAGAGATTCAATTTGGATGGGATTATTAAACAGAACTATGGAGACGTGTATGCATGCAAGTTTGGAGGGTTTCAAGGATTTCTTAGTAGATTACGTTATTATTCATATGCTTTACCTTTTTACTCGATTGAGAAGATATATGACCAAGGTCCAAGTGACACTCCTTGTTCAAGCACGGGAGCGAAGCCGACAAATTTGTCGGCTGACTATTGGATGACTACAGGTTTTCCCAATACACAGGTCAATGTTTAATTTTTTGAAAAAATTGATTCTTATGGAATTCTTCATATAATATTTATAAAATCATTAATTTTATAAATATTATATTATTTTTATTGATAAAATATCAAAATATACTTGACGCTGAAAATGTTAATTTCTGAAAAAAATGATTTAAAATAATTAAGATTATTATAATTATAATAAATTATAATGCCACCGAAACAATGTAATGAAGAAGGATGTAAATCATTCGCAAGAGATAAATCAGGTAAATGTTTTACACATGGAGGAGGTAAGCGATGTAATGAACCCGATTGTAAAAATGGAGCTGAAGGTAAAACTGATAAATGTGTCTCACACGGAGGTGGAAAACGATGTACTGAACCGAATTGTAAAAAAGGTGCCAAAGGTAAATCTGATAAATGTAGAAGACATGGAGGCGGTAAGAGATGTAATGAACAAGGATGTACATCAAGTGCACAAAATAAATGTGATAAATGTGTCACACATGGAGGAGGTAAGCGATGTAATGAACCGAATTGTAAAAAAGGTGCCGAAGGTAAAACTGATAAATGTATCGCACATGGAGGAGGTAAGAGATGTAATGAACTGGATTGTAAAAATGGTGCATCAGGTAAAACTGATAAATGTATAGCACATGGAGGTGGTAAGCGATGTAATGAACCAGATTGTCATTCAAGTGCCAGAGCTAAATCTGATAAATGTATCGCACATGGAGGAGGAAAACGATGTAATGAACAAGGATGTACATCAAGTTCCTCTGGTAAATCTGATAAATGTGTCGCACATGGAGGGGGAAAACGATGTAATTATCCTGATTGTAAGTCAGGTGCAGAAGGCAAAACAGATAAATGTAAAAGACATGGAGGAGGTAAGAGATGTAATGAACCGAATTGTAAATTAAGCGCACAAGGCAAAACAGATAAATGTGTCACACATGGAGGAGGTAAGAGATGTAATGAACCGAATTGTAAAAAAGGTGCAGAAGGTAAAACTGATAAATGTATCGCACATGGAGGAGGTAAGAGATGTAATGAACCAGATTGTCATTCAAGTGCCAGAGCTAAATCTGATAAATGTTTCGCACATGGAGGAGGTAAAAGATGTGATGAACCTGATTGTAAATCAAAATCTAGAGACAGTACTAATAAATGTGTCGCGCATGGAGGTGGTAAGAGATGTAATGAACCGAACTGTCATTCAATCTCCCAAGGAAAATCTGGTAAATGTAATTTACATGGAGGTGGAAAGCGTTGTAATGAACAGAATTGTCATTCAAATACACAAGGTAAATCTGATAAATGTATCGCACATGGAGGAGGAAAAAGATGTCCAAATTGTATTGATTGGATTGATTCAAGAGTTGGATGTTCAAAATATGACGGATATTGCGCAACTTGTTTCAAGCGTATCTTTCCTGATGACCAACGTAGCAAAATTATATATGCTCATACAAAAGAAATTATGGTTAGAAATGCGATCAACTCGAATTTTGAAGGATTTGTCCATGATAGGCCATTATATACTGGTGATTGTGATTGCTCACATCGTCGTCGTATAGATCATCGAAAATTGATAGGTGGTACTATCTTAGCAATTGAAACCGACGAGTTTGGACATAGAGGATATGACCAAAAAGATGAAGAAATCCGGTATGATGATTTGTATATGATTCATAGTGGAAAATGGATATTTATTCGTTTTAATCCAGATGATAATATTAGTAAAACTGATATTGATGACAAAATAGATAAATTAATTGAGACAATGAACGAATGTATTTCACGAATTGAAAATAATGAAAATACAGAATTAGTAGAAATATATAAATTATATTGTTAAAATACACAAGTAAATGTTTAATTATTGAAAAAATTGATTGTATAATGACTTAAAACTCATGTCATTATATAGTTATAATGGAAGATAATAAACAAAAGATAATCAAATTATTCAATGACAATGTAAAAGGAGTTGAAATAAATGTTGATGAACAAAATGAAAGACACTGCGGAAAGGAAGGCCATTGGTTAGAAAAGAAAATGGGAATTGCGCATAACTCAAAAAATCAGCCGGATATTTATGGTTATGAAATGAAGAAATCGTCGAAGAAAACTACTCTCGGAGATTTCAGCGCATGTGAATATGCTTTTTCTGGAACAAATAAGAGAACAAATATAAATACATTGAATAATTGGACAGATGATATAAAAATTAGTCGGAGCTCTTTTATTCAAACATTTGGAAACCCAAATCCAAATAAAAATAATAGATGCTCATGGTCAGGAAGTTGTATTCCTTCTTATGATAAATGGAATATAAATGGTCAATGTTTATCAATAACTGAACACAATGATATAATTATTTATTATTCTTTTTCTAAGGATACTCGAACTAAAAAGAATAATTTTCCTTTATTTTTACAAAATGAAAATATTGTTATTGCTTTATGGAAATCAGATAAAATGAAGAATCATATTGATAATAAGTACAACTATAAATCACATAGTGATTTATAGTTCTAGAGTTTATATATGACTTTGTCATATATAAACTGTACAATCAAAAAGGATTTTTTATTTGTAAAAAGGTTGGAAATAAATATGAAAAAATATGTTTTGGTAAGCCATTTGATTTCCAATATTTTATTGAATGCGTTAAAAACAATAAAATAATATTTGATTCTGGGATGGTTGATAGAAATACTCGGAATTATTCACAATTTCGTGGAACATATTTTTGGAAAGAGATTATTGTTGAAGAATATTGATTATATATTTACCAAGATGATACGCAAATTTACAGGCGACTGCGTTTCCAATTTGCATAATAACATCTTTATTTGAACCTTCCAGTTTATATTCATCAGAAAAACTTTGAATACGCTTTAATTCTTTAACTGTTAATCTCCTTATTTCATTTTCACCAAATTTTACAAGTGAATCATACCCGTCTTTCCAATATCTGGCAGAAATTGTATATGAAGGCTTATCAAAATCTAACATTTGCGCTCCAAATCCGTGTCCATTTTCTTTACTTGTTTTTTTCTTATTTTTAATTCCTAATAACGCTTTTTCACTCAAATAATATTTTTTATCAATTTGTTCTTTTGGTTCTAAAATTGTTTTAACTGGAATTCTGTCTTCAACCGATTTTATTACTTTTTCTGGCTCAGTTGGATAAATTCCCAAATCTTTTCGGATTCCGATAATAATTGTTCGTCTCCTATTCTGTGGAACTTCGAAATCACTTGCGTATAATTTTGTGATTATACAATTATAATTTCGCCCAAGGTGCTCCATTATAATATCAATAATATTTTCATTCGATTCTGTTTTTTTAGAAAGAATACCAATTACATTTTCCATAATAAATGCTTTTGGTTCAAAATAATCAAGATATTTGACGTATTCCATGAATAATGTATTTCTTGGGTCATTCTTATCTCTTTTACCGGCGATACTGAATGATGTGCAAGGAGGTCCTCCAACCAAAATATCAACTGATTTTTTATCTGTATTATATAATTCATCAAATTGTTCTGGTGGAAAAACAGTTAAATCATGGCAATATGCTTTATGTTCATAATTCAGATTATAATTTTCAACTGCTTTGTCCCATATGTCAATACCTGCGATAATATTTAGACCGGCTGTCGTCATTCCCCACGACATTCCCCCACAACCACAGAATAAGTCAATGACATTCAATTTTGTTGCGGTTGCGGTTGCGGTAGTCTCTATCATCTTCGGAGTCGGAGTCTTCTCAGAAGTCTTCGAATTTATTAGTTCAATCAGTTGCGATTTATTCTTTGAATTACATTTTGTAATTCCGAGCTTATTACATTCTTCTAATAATTCGATTTTGCTCATTTTAGAAATATCTTGATGACTCATTGTTTTATTTATATTCAACTAAGAATATTTTTAAATCAATTTTTTAAAATTTTCTAAAATGTGCTTTTCTTTAGAAAATGCTTCGTCTATTATTTCCTTCAAATAATATTTGTATGGCCCACGTTCATTTAATAGGTCATCTTTACTCAATTTCTTAAACCAGTCTGGATAGCCCGGGGCTGTATTATAAAGCGGGAAAAAATACCGTTTTGAACTACAATCGCGCACGTTATAAGGCTTCATAATATTGTTCAATTTATTACCACGACTGTCGTATTCATTACATGATGATGGAACATGTATATAATCCCAATCGCCAGTTTGATTCATATATTGAACACATTTTTCCAATGCGCGTTTTCCAATTTCATGATATTTGAAACCTTTTTTTTGAAGAATTACTTCTTCCGCGCTTTTACGAACACATTTCATGAATTTTGTATTCGGTTTGCTTATCATCAGCCAGTTTGTAGGATTATTTTTACCATCTGGATTCTTTGAGCAAGATTGGCGACTACGACCACAACCAAATCCCATATAATCATGAGGACTTTCCATTAATTGTTTATAAAGGGGACATAAGCATTTTGATATAATAATGTCTGCGTCAATCCATATCCCTCCATATTTTTCTAATAGGGCGTATCGATAATAATCTGTTTTATGTGGGATGGAGAGATGGTCTAAATCAGCCGGATTTAATTCGGGTAAATAATTCCGAATTGATTTCTCATTAAGCTGATGAATTTCGAAGCAGTTCTTACAGTTATGTTGGAGTGAATCATGGCACAAGTCAATATACGCCGGTTTTTGACGCCCTTCCATAGTTTCCCAGTAGCACCATATGTGTGGTTTCGATGTTAAATGCTCTTTCTGTTTTTTTTTATGAGATAAATATACAAAAATAATTGCGAAGCAGACAATAATCAGATTTCTTATATGAATTAATGATAACATTAATATAATTTATATTTAATTTTTGTAAAAATTAAATATAAATATAATTATGTTGAAATTCTTTCTAATAATAATTCTTTGTTTATTCATTATTTTTCCGATATTTGATACAAAGTATTATGAAAAATATAAAAATAATGATGAAAAAATTCCAAGGCTAATTATTCAAACATGGAAAAGCCACGACATCCCTAGTAAATATATTAACTCAATTCGTTCAATAAAGCGTTATAATCCGAATTATAAATTCATGTTTTTCACTGATAAAGACATCGATAAATTCATTAAAGAAGAGTATCCACAATATTATTCAACTTATAAGAGATTACCGGTCATAATTCAAAAGATTGATTTTTTTAGATATATCGCAGTTTATCATTACGGGGGCTTTTATTTAGATTTAGACATGACTGGATTGTATCCATTAGATAATATACTAAAATACGAGTGCGTTTTTCCAATAGATACTGTATTAAAGCCAGTCAGTCGCACATCAACTCGTATTCAAAAATACTTCAGTTGCGCATTACCTCGTTTTAAAAAATACTGTGATAAAGGTTATGATTATATACTCGGTCAATACGCATTCGGAGCAAAACCGAAACATCCATTTATAAAAGCATTAATAGATGGAATTAATGACAATATAGATAAATATATCCAAGAATTCAAAACAAATCATACATTACAATATGTGTATGCTTCAACTGGTCCCGATTATGTAATGAATGTTTATTTGGATTATAAAGATAAAAATGAAATTCACGTTTTAGAATATCCAGAGTCCCAATATTTTGGAAAATATGCCAAACATGACCATTACGGAACATGGAAAAATTAGAATATATATAATTTTTATCTGTTTTATATATATGGATCCAAATATATGGGGGCCACGATTATGGTTTTCAATACATTCAATGAGTTTTACTTACCCATTTTATCCGACAGATAAAGATAAAGAAATTTACAAGAATTATTACAAATTACTTGAACATACACTCCCATGTGGATTATGTAGGAACAATTATAAAAAACACATTGAAATGTTTCCAATAGAACCCCATTTAGAAAACCGTAAAAAATTAACTAATTGGTGTATTGACATGCACAACATGGTGAATATCGAAAATAAAAAGCCGACACTTTCATATGGGGAAGTATTGGATATTTATGAAGGTATATATGGAAGAAAAATCCATTTAGTTGACCCAGAACCAAATAAGCCTCGAAGTAATATATTAGATGATTCCGGATGGAAAGACCAGCGCAAGAAAAAGATTAAGATTATTTTTTTGAATAATTTCGTCTTTTTTTGTGTTTTAATATTTTTGATAATCATTCTATCTCTCGTTTATTTATTTACAAAATAAATTTATCTGATTATTTATGGAACAAAAAAAAGAAGATATTTATCTTAGTCCAATAGATTCATACAATCTCTATAAATTATTTTATGAAGTATCTCAATTATTAGAAAAAAATGGAATAGTTTATTGGATAACAGCTGGAACATTTTTAGGAGCTGTTAGGTCCGGAGGTATAATCAAATGGGATGATGATATTGATATAACGATTCCGGTTGAATATAAAGATAAACTGTATAAATTATTTAGAAATAATGATAAATTGTGCATTTATAGCAATATAATATGTATAACACATGATAAAATATTATATCGAAATACTGATAAATATTTTATTGATGTTTTCTATGGAAATACAACTTTACATAATGGAAAAATTGTAATAGACCATAATAATATTTTTTCTATAATGTTATGGCCAAATGAATATTTTTATTTGGATGAATTATTTCCATTAAGAAAATACAAGTTTGGCGGATATGAAGTGTATGGTCCGAAGAACTATCGTGATTTTATGGAGCGTAATTTTAGTAAGAAATGGAATACGGAAGCAGTAATAAGCCATTCACATTCAAAGAATTTGAAAAAACCGATTGTTTTTATGATGAAACCGGAAGACTATGAACCAGCGAAACCATTTTTTGTCCCAAAGTAATACTCAGATATAAAAAACAGAAGATTTTTATATCTTTTATAATATAGGAATGACAAAAATTAGAATGAAAAAAGATAAATTAGCAATCCGGATAAAAAAAAATAATATGATAGAACGTTCATCGGGTAGAAAATATATGTATTATCCAGATTTTAGTGATAAAGACTTCTATGAAAAAATATATATTAAGAAAGAATTCTTCAAAAATAAGATAAAGCGAAATAATCAGAAAACAGATGATATCTGTAATGCGCGACTGTTTAATTTATCTCCACAGCAGGAGTTTTTAAAAAATTATATTAGTATTGATACCCCATACAACGGTATTTTAATTTATCACGGGACCGGTGTTGGTAAAACATGCTCTGGTATTCAAATCGCAGAGGGATTCAAGGATATTATGAAGAGGATGCATGTGGATAACCGGCGCAAAATAACAGTTTTATTGAGCCGTCGTATTCTCCAACAGTTCAAAGACCAAATTTATGACATCCGGAAGGAAATTAAAAAAGAGCGCCCCGATGACATTGTTCAATGCACGGGAAACACATACAGTCTTAACTTTGAGCAGTTTAGTGGATTAACAATCCAGCAAAAACGGAAAGAGACGGGGCGGCTCGTGAATTCATATTACCAATTTTACGGATATGAAGAGTTCGCGAATGAGCTAATGAGCGACATTGGTTGGAATGGTAAAAAGAGTTCACTTACCGACATTCAAAAAAGGGCGATTCGTAGTAAATTTCAGAACCGCGTAATCATCATTGATGAAATCCATAACATTAAGAGTGATACTTCCGATGTTGAATTGCGTAAGGTTCCCCCTATTTTACAGGCGATTGTTACATACGGCGAAAATATTCGGTTGGTGCTAATGAGCGCCACGCCCATGTATGATAATGCGAATGAGATTATTTATATATTGAATCTCCTCTTACTGAATGATGGGCGTCCTCCTATTAAAAGGAGTGAAATATTTGATAGTAATGAGAATTTAGTTCCGGGGGGTGCCGAGAGAATTCGGGAACTCTCAAAAGGTTATATAAGCTATTTGCGAGGTGAGAATCCGGTTGTTTTCCCTTTAAAAATAGAACCAGCGGATACGATTGTTCCTAATATAAAATACGATATTTATGATAAGGTCATTCCTCCGAGTGAGCGTTTCCAAAAATTAAAGATATCAACTTGTGAGATGAGCTCATATCATTATGCGGAATACTTGAAGAAGTTGAAAACGATTGATAAAGATAAGCCAGAAGAAGAGGATGAGAATATAGTGAAAATGGTAGTCAATGAAGATGATGACGACGAAGTCATTCTTAAAAAGAATGAATACGATAAATATGCGAACTCACTGTCCCGTCGTATATGTAATATTATATTACCGGACAAGAACGGAAATTTTACAAATCCTAAGCGCGACTATGCTTATCAGACGTCTGATAATGGTCGAGGAGCGTTCATTATAGATTCCGGAAAATCGACCAACTCTACAAAGAAAAAGAAGAGGACTTATCAGTTTCGATTTCAGACACACGTCCGATTCAATGCTGGAAAGAGCGATGAGGCCCCTTTCTTGGACGAAAAATATCTGGAAAAATACAGTTCCAAATTTTACAGAGCCCTACAAAACATAAAAAATGGAAAAGGAATCTGTTATATATATTCCGAGTTCATTTGGGCTGGTGTATTACCATTTGCGATGATGTTGGAGCAAAATGGGTTTGAGCGTTATCTATGGAGCGGTGAGAGGCCATTGTTGGACTATCCGAGAAAGAGGAATCCAATTTGCGCATTGTGTGGGAATGATGCTCTCGCGCGGATACACAACAGTGGTTCATCGAATTACCACGAGTTTCGGAGAGCGAGATACATATTGATTTCGGGGGATACAAATATTTCCACAATTGAAACGTCCAATTTGATGAATATTATGAACCACGATAATAATAAATACGGCGAGGAAGTGAAAATTATTATAGGGACTCGCCTTTTGGGCGAAGGTTTGGACTTCAAGCGGATACGTCAGGTTCATATATTGGAGCCGTGGTTCAACTTGTCGCGTATTGACCAAACAACTGGACGCGCGAGTAGATGGTGTAGCCACGCCGATTTACCCGCGATTGAACGCAATGTCGAAGTCTTTTTATACGCAGTCGTTCCCGCAAAGAATGCCAGTAAAAAAGAGAAAGAGACGGAAACTATTGATACGCGTATATATCGTATTGCGGAAATAAAAGACCGCAAAATTCGCGAAATATCATACCTCTTAAAACAATCTGCTGTGGATTGCGCCCTTAACAAGAATGGAAATATATTTGATTTCGAGGGGAAGAGTGTTGAGATGGTTAGTAGCTTAGGACGGAGAGTTCGGATAAGATTAGAGGATAATAATGGAAGCAGAGAATGCGATTATAAGGACTGTAATTATAAATGTGTGTGGGAGCCAGATAGGAAGAAGATGTATAAGGTTAATATTGATACATATAATGAGAGGTTCGCTCGGTCTGATATAACGAAGTCGAAGAAAATATTAAAGAAATTGTTCGAGATTGGTTATGTTTACACATTGGAGGATTTGGTAAAAATAATTCGAGAACACATGAAGAATTTTGAGCTCCAATTTATATATATTGCGATTACTGAGATGATTAATAATCGGGACGAGCCAATTTATGATATGTATAACCGACGTGGATATATGATTCACAAGGGTCCCTATTATATTTTCCAGCCGATTGAATTCACTTATTCTGACGCTCCTCTTCTTTATAGGATGCGTCCCTTTTCACAGAAGACGATCGAATACGTTTTCAAGAATGATGTCGAAGAAATTGATTATGATATGATTATGACAAAGAATCAGATAAAAGATGGAGATATATTAGCATCCGTAATTAAAAATGCGGAGATGATTCAAAATGAGATAGAATCTAATCACAAAAATAAGATGTATATTATTTTGACGCAGATTGTAGATAAATTAAATGATAAGGACAAGAATGTTCTTATAAAGAAGATTTTCATCGATTATTATGAATCGAAGGGAAAGATGACGAATCCATATCTGGTATTACTTTATGAATATTTTGAGCCATTGTTCCTTTATAAATATCGGGATTTAGAAATAGGAAAGGATGATGTCGCCAATGATAAATTAATTGGATACTATTATATATTCAAGAATTTGAAGGCGAATAATAATGAGAATAAGGCAATTATGAAGATATTTTGCTATAATGAAGATACGAAGTTGGTGGGTGAATGCGGGTCCGAAATACGAGACCGCTTGAAGCTCAATATGAAAATAAAGGCTTCCAAACAGGTGAAGAACGCCTCCCGTAATTACAATATTATATATGGGTTCATGGTGTTGAAGGATGGGCCATATGTCTTCAAGGTTTATGATGGGACGCGAGATACCGGTGCGGTAACTCTGAATATGAAAAAGAGTAAGCGGTCCGAAATGAAAGGGAAAGAGTGCGATTTTCATAGTGTGGTGGAATTAAACGAAATGTCGAAGAAGACTGGCATTGAAATTGCGGGGACCCAGAAGAAAAAGATTTGCATAGTCTTTGAATATATGTTGCGCGAGTATGATTATGATAAGCATCAGGGGAAGAGATGGTTTCTGAATTCCATAGAGACGATGAAATATTCATCGCAATTACTAAAAAAGTGAATTTAAAAGTAGTTTAATTTATTATATAATATATAATGAGTTCTCTAACAAAAAATGACATATACTTCTATACTCAAATTAAGAAGCGAGTATCGTTAAATCCACGCTATTTAGATGAAAATTTTCCGGCATATATTGAGAAAATTGTGAAAAATAATGTGGAGGGAAAATGTATCAAGGAGGGATACGTTGTTCCAAATACGGTTATCATATTGAAGAGGAGTATTGGAAATATGAATAATAATCAGTTCAATGGAAATATTATGTTTGATATTACTATCGGGGCGAAAGTCTGTAATATTCCAGTGAATAGTGTAATCAAGGCTTCCGTTAAGAAAATTAACAAGCTTGGTATATTAGCTGAATTGGGCCCATTGATGATAATTGTTCCGAAGGAAATTCATCAGGACAAGGAGCCTTTTTCAAAGATTAATATCGGCGATGAAATTGATTTGCTGGTTATTGGAAAGACGTTCCATCTGAATAGCAATGTTATTTCGATTTATGCGAAATTGAATAGTGAAGTCCGGAAGAAGGTCGTTATTCAGGTGAGAAAGGGGGCCGATAAGCATAAGAATATGGACTCTTTGGTTGCTGAATCGGAGTCGGACGTTGATGATGAGGTGGAGACCGAGAGTGAGAATGAAAGTGGTTCAAATTCAGAGGATGAAGAAGAGGAGGGATCTGAGAATTTGGAGGAATTAGATGATGACTTGGGAGAGTTGGATGAAGATATGGAAGGAGAAGCAAATCCAGTGGAAGATGCTGAAATAATTAGTGATGATGATGAAGAAGACGAGGAAGAAGAGGAAGAAGAAGAAGAAGATGACGGCGACTACGAAGACGATGAGTAAATCAATATAAAAAAAATGTGATATATTTGTTTAAAATGGAGGACCCAATTTCAGTTAAAGATATTCGCATTATGAAAGAATTTATCGAGAAGAAGATGAATAATAGTCAGAAGATTCAAATCATTGATATTATAAAAAACAATAATTTGCGTTATACATTAAATAAGAATGGATATTTCATTAATTTAACTAATATACCAAGTGATTTATTGAAGAAAATAAAAATGTTCGTTGATTTTACGAAGGACAATGTGCGCGAGTTGAGTAAAACGGAAGACATTTTAAATAATGAGAAGACTCGGATTGAATCGTTTGATAAAAATGTAAATAATTCAGTTGTATTTCCGATAATGGAGAATGATATGGACAAGAATATTAATTTTGAAATTTATTCATTGGATGGGATAAATGAGATTTTTGAGGAGTATCGTAATATAAATGAAGATGAAATTGAATTTGAGAAGAATTTTGTAGTTGATATGTCGCGAGAAATAACTGGCTATAAGATTGTATTGAAGAAGTATAAGACGAAATATATTGGAAATCGCGCAAAAATATTGAAGCGATTTCGTGATATATCTCGGATGAGCGTTAATACGCGTAGTGTGAAGACTTCCCTGAATGCTGTTAAGCCCAAGACGAAAATAAAGAAGAATGTTTCTGTTGAGAAGGGGGATGAGCAATTGTCCGAAGAAGAAGAGGAGGAGGAGGAAGAAGAGGAAGAAGGAGTTGATGATGACTAGTCGATAGAGACGCGACGATTTTAACTTAAAACTAACAGACTATTATATTATAATAGTCAGTCATGATATCAATTGATAAATTACACAGTTATTTGAATAAGGGGGTCGTTGGGGAAAAGGATTATGTTTTTCATATTCCAGAAAAGGTTATTGCGGAGGGGCACATATACGATAAATATATATTGGATGCGAAGTATAGTTTCGTAGATAAAGACATTGTAGATGTTCCAGAATGGACTGGGTTGGATTCTTCATTTAAGATGATTAAGGACCGGAATAATGAAAGAAAGAACAGTTTCATTTATTCCGTATTGAATGAGGTTTTGGGTGAATTCCGTTATTTGGATGTTAAGTCAAAGATTACAATGATTAAGGACCTGATGCATCAGATCGCATATGATATGGAGGAGAAGGCTCTTTATAAGGATAATGATTATACGCGGAAGAGGACATTGATTCGAGAGAAGTTTATGGCGAACGAAGATATTGACGATGATGCGGTATTAAAAGGAATAATTGTTGATTATTTTTCGATGGCGGTTTATATTTTTAAGGAGGTTGTGGGTGGGTTAGTTAAAAGAAGGAAAGTGGAGCGGATTAGTTATATTCCGAGTATGTGGAAGAATGATGACCGGAAGACGGAGTATGTTTTGAAGAATCCATCGTGTTTTTTGATTGAGAAGGAGGGACGATATTATCCGGTTTTTAAGAGTGATATGACAGGAGTCATGTCATCGGAGAGTATGGGAATTGAGTTTTTTGAGGAATTGCGGACTGGTGGAGGAGCGGCTCAACCGAAGCAGGAGACCAAACTATTAAAGAAAATGACATTAGTTGAATTACAGAAGGTTGCGACTGATAAGGGGGTTTCAATATTTAAGAAGTCAGAGAAGACAGGAAAGGATTTGAAGAAGAATATTTCTGAATTGAGAGAAGAATTGGAAAATTTGTGAAAAAAATATATAATAATAGGATATGGTATTCTTGGCTGAATACATTTGGATTGGAGGAAATAATGAATTGCGTAGCAAGTGTCGGGTTATGAATGAATGCGACAGTGTATATGACAAAGATTCTGTCTATCCTGATTGGAATTATGATGGCAGTTCGTCTGGTCAGGCGATTAGAAGTGATAGTGAAGTTATAATAAAGCCGAGAGCAGTTTTTAATTGTCCATTTCGTCGAGGAAATAATCGAATGGTATTATGTGATACATATTTACCGAATGGTGAACCCCACATTACGAACCATCGAGCAGGGGCAGTTGAAATTTTTGATAGGAAAACCGAAGAGGAGCCGTGGTTTGGCTTGGAACAGGAGTATTTTTTGGTAGATTTGAAGACGGGGAAACCATTGGGATGCGAGTATTCTATTCCAGAGCAGGGGCCATTTTATTGTGGGGTTGGTGGAGGGAATGCGCTCGGTAGGGATGTTGTGGAGGACCATTTAGAGAAGTGTTTGTATGCTGGATTAAGAATTAGTGGTATTAATGCTGAAGTTGCACCTGGGCAGTGGGAATTTCAGATTGGGCCTTCTTTGGGTATTGAAGCGGGGGACCATTTATGGGTTGCTCGTTATATACTGAATCGGGTCTGTGAAAAATACGGCGTTCGACTTGATTTAACGCCGAAGTTGATAAAAGAGATTAATGGCAGTGGATGTCATGCTAATTTTAGCACTAAGTGTATGAGAGAGGGGACAGCTGAAAAGACTGGGTTGGAATTGATTGATGATGCGATTATGAAATTAAGTAAAAAGCATTTAGAACATATGATGATATATGGGGAGGGAAATCGGGAGCGAATGACTGGACATCACGAGACAGCGAGTTATGATGAATTTAGCTTTGGAAGAGCCAATCGGGGGAAGAGTGTTCGAATAGGAAATGATACCATAAAGAACAATCGTGGTTATTTTGAAGACAGGAGACCCTCCAGTAACTGTGATCCATATTTGGTAACTGCAAAAATATTTGAGACATGTTGTTTGTAAGCTTTTTAGAAATTAAATTTTATAAATTTAATTCTAGAGTTATAAATTTTTGAGGAATAATATATTATTCATCAAAAACGAAAATTATATATTTTCTAAAAAAAATGATTTAAAATAATTCAGATTATTATAATTATAATAAATCATAATGACACAAAAAAAATGTAATGAATCGGATTGTAAATCAAGCGCAATAGGAAAAACCGATAAATGTAAGCGACATGGAGGCGGAAAACGTTGTAGCGAACTTGGATGTAAATCAAGCGCAGAAGGCAAATCCGGTAAATGTATCGCACACGGAGGAGGAAATCGATGTAATGAACTTGGATGTAAAGCAAGTGCAATAGGAAAAACAGATAAATGTATCGCACATGGAGGCGGAAAACGATGTAGCGAACCGGATTGTAAATCAAGCGCAAAAGGTAAAACCGATAAATGTATCGCACATGGAGGCGGAAAACGATGTAGCGAACCGGATTGTAAAGTAAGCGCAGAAGGAAAAACCGATAAATGTATCGCACATGGAGGCGGAAAACGTTGTAGCGAACCGGATTGTAAAGCAAGTGCACAAGGAAAAACCAATAAATGTATCGCACATGGAGGCGGAAAACGATGTAGCAAACCGGATTGTAAATCAAGTGCAATAGGAAAAACCGATAAATGTAAAGCACATGGAGGCGGGAAAAGATGTAATGAACCTGATTGTAAAGCAAGTGCACAAGGCAAAACAGATAAATGTAAAACGCATGGAGGTGGAAACCGATGTAGCGAACCGGATTGTAAAGCAAGTGCACAAGGAAAAACCAATAAATGTATAGCACATGGAGGCGGAAAACGATGTAGCGAATCGGATTGTAAAGCAAGTGCAATAGGAAAAACCGATAAATGTAAAGCACATGGAGGCGGAAAACGATGTAGCGAACCGGATTGTAAAGCAAGTGCACAAGGAAAATCCGATAAATGTATCGCACATGGAGGCGGAAAACGATGTAGCGAACCAGATTGTAAAAAAGGTGCAGAAGGTAAAACAGATAAATGTGTCGCACATGGAGGCGGTAAGCGTTGTAATGAACCGGATTGTAAAGCAAGTGCAATAGGAAAAACAGATAAATGTATCGCACATGGAGGCGGAAAAAGATGTAATGAACCTGATTGTAAAGCAAGTGCACAAGGCAAATCAGATAAATGTGTCGCACATGGAGGCGGAATGCGATGTCCGAATTGTAAGGATTGGCCTGATTCAAGGTCTGGAAGTTCAAAATATGATGGATACTGTGCAACTTGTTTTAAACATATTTTTCCAAATGACCACCGTAGTCTAATTATATATACTCATACAAAAGAAAATATGGTTAGAAATGTAATAAACGAAAAATTTGATGGATTCATTCATGATAAACCATTATATACTATGAATTGTAATTGCACTCATCGACGTCGTATAGATCATCGTAAATTGATAGGTGGTACTATATTAGCCGTTGAAACCGACGAATTTGGACATATAAAATATGACCAACACGATGAAGAAATACGTTATGATGATTTGTTTATGATTCATAGTGGAAACTGGATATTTATTCGTTTTAACCCAGATAATAATATTAGTAATGTAGATATTGATGATAAATTAGATAAATTGATTGAAACAATGAAGAATTGTATTTTAAGGATTGAACGAAATGAAAATACAGAATTGGTTGAAATCATAAAATTGTATTGCTAAGTTTTTTTTTGCTTTTTTGTAAAAAACTCAGTTTTAGCTTAAAATTATTCTACTATATATTATAAAACATGGACTATAATATATTCAAGAAATTAGGAAACAACAAAATTCGCATTGAATTTGGAGACGATTTACCAAAGGAATTATTCGAGAAAATTGTTGAAAGATGCATCTATTCTTCTGAAAAAGGTGGTATGGGTTTCAAGTATGAAATGAAAACACATTTAAAGGAATATACAACTCCATTTGAGTATGGATACGTTGATGGAAAAGATGAAATTAAGCGGTATTGGCAATTTGGGAGTTGCGAGATGCGTCATATTAGGGAGACCGTTGTTCAGGAGGATGAGATTGAGAAGTATGGAATGAAAGTCGTAGTATTTCATGATGTGGAAGTCAAAGAGCAAAAGGCGAAGGAAGGCACAAAGAGGACCTACCAGTATGTAAATAAATATGAAATACTTGATGACATGTTCGGATTTTATTTGGATTTGATTGAGGAGCGCCAGATAGAGAGCGACCTTTCATTTCGCGAAAGTGGATGTATGAGCGTTGCTTGTAAATATCGCGTCGAGTTGCGCTTTGAGGACAAAGTCGAAGATAGCATCAAAGTAGGAGAAGAGACGATCGAGTTCGAGAGCTATTTCAGTAAATTTTTGCGCTGGTTATTTGAAGAAATCCAGCAGACAAATTTTATTATATCTGTCGATGAGAAGAAGAATTTGATGAAATCATTTCGTCGCTTCATTACCGAGGGCTTTTATGTAGAGCCAGTTGGTGTATTAAGGCGCAATTTCTTTAAGAAAGATGGGATACCATATGTTCGTGAAAATTATGGAGTTTCCTTCTATCCAGAGGGAGAGATCTGTTATTTATTTATCACTGAGAATTTCAGCAAGAATGTGGATGGGAAGATTTTTATTATTTTGAATGACCGTATTATAAATACTGGGCGAGAGGTGAGTGGTTATGAGAATAGTATTTGCGAGGGATATTATAACGCACAGAAGAATACATTTGTTATGACGGATATATTGTATTATCGGGGGGCTGACGTAAGGAAGACAAAGTTCTTCGTTATAGGAGCGGGGACAAAAGAGAAGATGCGTCATGAATATATGTATCAATTCTTTCGAGAGTGTATTCAAAAATCGACATATATTGTTGCGGAATTACGGGAGGAGGCAACAAAAATATACGTGGGAAAGTATTTATTCGGGAGCGGGTCCTTATTTGATGATAATATTAATGAGTTGTTCGATAAAATCGGAATTCAAGAGTATCCAGTGGAGGGTATAATGTTTCGCCCAATGGCTGACTTTTATCCGGAGCGGAGTGGCCATTGGTATGAGTGTATGAGGTGGCGCTATCAATCGATGAGGAAGGTTGATTTCTTAGTCAACTATGTTCGCGATGGGAAGAATGATAAGGTAAGTCCTTTTCAATTACCGAGCAAGGATGACCAGTTTGGGCGCATTATTTATTATAAGACGCTGAAATTGATGATTGTGGGGGCTAGTGGTAAAGTAGTAGATTTTAATCCCCGTGGTGGGAATCCGATGACAAACATCGCGAACGTTCCTTTACATGAGAGTGGGAAATTGGTTGTTAGTAGTGGGGATGAGATTAAGAATGGGATGGTAGTTTCATTTTTATATCAGAGGATATATGGAGAATATACGAATCTTTTTCGTTGGACGCCGGTCGCCATAAATTATTCGAAGACAGCACTTTTTCAAAAGAAGATGGATATCGGATTGAATGAATCGTATGGAAATCATATATGGAACGCGTTGAATAATCCGATTACTGAGACGAACTTGAAAGAGGGGTCAGTCCCCGAAGAAGATTTGAGTTCATTTTATTACATTGAGAATTCTAACAGAATTAAGAAGTATCCTTTCCAGATTTTTCACAATCGGATTATTAAGGATAAGCTCATTAGTGGTGTTTGTCCTGCGGTTTTAGGTGGGAAGGATGAAATGGCGGGTTCCCTGCTGGATTTGGCGTGTGGAAATGGGGGAGATACATCGAAGTGGAGGCTCGGGAAGTTGAAGACTGTGGTGGGAATTGATATTTCGAAGGATAATATTGATGGCGCAATTGAGCTATATAAGAGGGTCCCGAAGCCAAGGCCCGATACTACATATATTTGGGGTGATTGTGGGAAACTTATTTTTCCGAGCTTCGATTGCGCAATGGACACATATTCGCGCGTTAAAATGGGGAAGACATTCTTATCTAAGAATCAGTATGATGTAGTGAGCTTACAGTATGCGGTTCATTATTTTTTTGAAGATGAAATATTACTGAGGAGTGTTTTACAAAATGTAAGCGATAATTTGAAGGTGGGGGGTCATTTTATTGGGACGAGCTTGGATGGGGGGCGCGTGTATAAGATGTTAGAGAAAGATGAGATGAAGGATGGTAAAATTGGGGATGACCTATTATGGAAGATAACGAAGGAGTATGATATTAAGAAGTGGGATAGTAAAAAATCGAATATGGGCCATCAGATTGAGGTTTTTGTTAGCACGATTGGGATATCACATAAAGAATATTTGGTGAACTATGACTTTTTGAGGCATATTTGCGGGGAGTATGGAATGGAAATGGTGGAAATAAGAGGGTTTGAGGAGAGTTATTTAGAGGCTTTGGATGCGGGGACGGAGTTTGAGAATGATTTGAAGGCGATGAGCGCGGTTGAGAAGGAGTTCAGTTTCTTACATAATCAGTTTAAGTTTATTAAGAAAAGAGACGCGGATGATTCAACTTATAAGAAATTGATGACAATGATTCAGAAGAAGATTAAGAAAGAAGGAAGGACTGTTAATTTAGAAAATAAGAAGTTTACAATTAAGATTAGAAAAGGATAAAATAAAATATTTATAGATATTATAAGATGAGTAGATTTGATAATGAAGGAAAAAAGAGTGGTTATAATGCGAATAATGAAGGAAATGAAGGAAATGAAAAAAACAATAAGAAACTTGAAGTCGAAGAAGTCGAAGAAGTCGAAGAAGAAGTTTTAAATAATAATAATGGAAAAGGTAATAAGGGATTAAAAATAAGCGCAAATGATAACAAAATCGCGGATGTTATTCTCGCAATGTTTCAGATTCAAGCTACTTTGCGTGTGTCGCACTTTTTATCAGAAAAGAAATCTGACCATGAAACGCTCGATAAGTTTTTGAAGAAATTCAATAAAAAAATGGATAAATTTATTGAAGTGTGGATGGGAAAACACGAGAAGTTCGATTTGGGTAAAAATCGTCAAGTTAATGTTTATCAGATAACAAAAGATGAATTGTTTACTTATTTGGACCTCGTTTTACAATTTTTGACTGGGGATGTTGTTGAAAATAATGTTTATAAGTTGAGCAAATACCCACTGAAAAATGTTATGAATAACAAAAAGAATGTTGATTTGATGAGTATTCGAGACGATATTGTTAGAAATATTAACCGGATGAAATACAGATTGCGATTGGAGTAATTTATAAAACGCTTTTGCGTTACTATTTCGATTTAAATAAAACAAGTTTTTGTTTAATCTACTGTCTGGTTGAACAAAGCCAACTCAGATTGTACGGTGGCAGCGACATCTTGCCTGAGAAAGAATTGAAGTGCGTTCAACAGATACAGAAAGCTCTCATAAATAGCGTTTGAAGGGAAAACACCATCTTCCGGTCCGAACCCAATTAGAGACGCATATTCAATCGGACCCACATCATTTTCCATACGAGTGAAATCATTGAATGCATCAATTCCACCCATCTCGGGGTTGACAAGTTTTCCGAGAAACATAGTAAAAGTATCCTCATGATATATTGGAAAATCAGTCGGGGGTTCTTCACTTTGAGGAAAGAGTGGAATCAACTCTCTACTGCACATGATTGTCGGGGGAAGACTCAAACATGATTTTTGAAACTGTACAAAATCCAACTTATTGTTCTTGAACAGTTCCTGAATCGCAGCATAAACTTCATTCGGATTCTGAAACTTGTCTGATTTTTTTTCCTCGATTTGTCCAGCAAACGTAAGTTTACAAATGACTCCTCCCTCGCAAGATTGACGAAACTGAACACCGTCAGCGAAGCGTTCATTTCTCGCGTTAAATGACGCCGATGTGTTCAGAGAAAATCCAGAATTGATTGCATCAAGCAAACATTTAATAAACGTCGGGTCAATTTTAAACACATTCGTTTCTTGATTCAAAATTGAAAGTAAATCAAAAGGTTTCATTCTATAGCCTTCGTCCAAAGAAATTGAATTAAACCCAAATGCATCTTTGATTACTATATTAATGATGCCATTCTCGACAAATAAACGAAGCTTTCTTTTTACTACCAACCATTCATAAGTAGAAATGGAGTTAAGAAGCGTTGGGTTTTCAGTCTTGTGCTCGAACAACAATTGACGGTAGTTTGATGCAGCGACTGTACTGATTGCTGATAATCCAGACATAGCGAAAGCTTGCACGAAATTCTTTGGATTTGATGGGGGAGTATGATTCTCCGAGGTCTTCGAGATTTCCCCCAAGTTTATTCCAAAGAGACTCATGAATTCCAGAAATGTATCCCCAGTTAGCCGAAAACTCAACATCGTGTTCAACAAATCAATCAACGATGAACCTCCCGATAAAAAGACTTTCGTATATATTTCATTGAAAAGTATCATCGGAATGGTGGATTCCAGCAGACCTTTGATGATCTTAATATCATCGGCGGTTACCCCAGACTTAACATCTTTGAACATGCTGTTGAACAAGAACGTTTCACGCGAAGATAAATCAGATTTACTGATAGACAAGCAAAAATCAAAATCTTTAAGGCGGATTGGCTGAATATCACTAATCGCCTTGTTCATGGGAGAATCTTTCGAAAACATAGATGAGTTCACCCACTTTGGATCCTTTAACACCACACATACCATGTTGTACACATCCTGAAATGTGATCTTATATGTTCGCGTCAATGCGAGGATGATAGCGATCAGACATGGATGGAGATACAACTCACGTCGGTTACTCATATAGATCTTCCGCATAGTTCTATTAACTTCTGTAATATCCGATAGAGTTATTCCAGAACTTAGGATGATCTCCATCAAAGAACTCATACCAGAAATAAATTTTTCAGATAGAGACTTTACTTCCGATTTAGAATCTGACACCAAAAATTTCTCTATCGTTTTTTCACTGATTTCACGAGCAGCTGGAAAATCTTCTTTCAACAGAGCTAACAAAAAATGAAAATCAGACTTACGAAGCAATATTTGTATTCCTTTGAGAATTACTGCGAAAGAAGCATTTTCCTTACAAGCAAACAGAGCAAGAATCTTATTAAAAGCCACTAAATCACCATTTGGGGGAGAAAACGACGCCTCAATTTTGGTGAGCTCGCTACGGAAGGATTCATCCAACTCCTCTTCACGAAGTTTAGTCAAAAGCTTATCAAGAAAGTATTTCACAACATCTTCGTTTGATTTTAACTTCGCTTTTTCTTTGAATGCAGGATCGTAAGGATTTGGATACTGGACATCAGTATCTTTCGATGATTTGCGATAAATCTGAAATGACTGAACAACTTCCTTTCCGATAATATTGAATTTTTTCGCCAACGAGTTCTCATTTGAAATATTTCCAAATGGGAACGTCAGCTTATTCTGTCTGCAAACTTCAGCATAGCATATAAGCTTGAACAAAAACTCCATAACAATTCCAGAAACATCGATCTTGATGACTTTCAGTTCACCTTTCTCATCAGGAACTGAATCTCGAACAAGTACGACTGTCGTAAAGTTATCAAGAACAACAATTTCAAGCTTTAAGTATTCTTTGATGGTCGTCATATACCAATTGAGTAGCTTCGACATGGCTTGATTACCTTCATTTCCAGGAAATGTATTGTTCCTGTAAAGAAATTCTAAAAAATGATGGGAAAGAATATTATCTTTTTCGAGCTTGAATTCTGTAAGGAACTTTAAGATTCCATCCGAGTCTTGACTAAGCTCAATATTCATTGACTCGAATGCTGCGGTAAGAATTCCAGACAAAAAATCTGGGTCCTTTTCATCAAACGCTTTTTTCGTCAGTTCCGGTTTTTGAACAAGATGCTTGTAGATCTGTTCGACCAAGCATTTGAAGAACTTCCCAAGATTCTTGTCGAACAAGGACTGGTTATTTTCATCCAATCTATCCCGAAAATCAACACATATTTGCTCATTCCCAAATTGAAATGAAATAGCATATAGATATGCACAAAAGTTCGCGTGTGGATCAAGGATCTTCTGCGTTGGATTCATGAAAAGATTGCGAAGTCTCTCCTGTTCTTTCTTGTCCTTTTCCAGCTGTTGGTCTTTGACTTGTTTAAGCAGGTTCGTTGCAGACATCAATACTCCTTTGAGAAGGGCAGGTGAACACCATTTTGTTGCTGAGATGTTCGATCCAGCTATCGAACTCAACATTGTGATCATGGTATTCACAGATCCAACAAGAAGAATGTCAATTTTGGATATTTCTCCCGCGATAAACTCAAGCCGACGAATCGCATACGAAATACTGGTTACATCCGTGATCAGTTTATCATCCATAAATCCTTCGAACTCATCATCCAATGGTTCTTCGACCACAGAAAAAGTCGTTGTGATGGAATTGAAAATCGGAATGAATTTTTCACAAGCTGTCGAAATGACAAATATCGATTCGATGGCATCATCCGGCAACATCGGAAAATCTTCGCTGACGAAGACCGCCATCATGAACGGGTCGAATAGGGCCACCAATAATGTGTCGTCGAGAATGGCGTCCGGATTATTCGCCACTGAGACAAACTCATCAAACGCAAATTTGATTGACTTCAACAAATCAATAAGCTCTCTCGCTGTTTTACAGGCTTTGAGACGTTCCTTCAACACTTGTTTTTGAAGTCCAAATACATCATCTGAAAAACAGTCCAAGACAGACGCAATCGTGTTTGTAGAATCAAATTCAGGCTTCGCAGCAGCAGAACCACCAACAGCAGTGGCCCAACCATTCCCAGTCGGTTGTTCAATGGGAGATACATCTTTTCCAAGAGATGGAAATTCGTCTTCCAATGATTTCGTTGGTTCAACCGGTGGGGAATCACTCGTTTGTTCTGGGTGTTTGAAACGGCAACCCGCAATTATGCATTTTTGACCGGTTTGAATGGATCTGCAGATGCGGATTTCGGGTATAGAACCAGAAGCGGCGCTTCTGGCGCCGCCGGCAGCCTTACTGCAAATTTTGCAGTATTTTCCATTATCGATTAACCAACACGAAGTTGGAGGCTTATAGCCCTTTCGATGGGGTTCCCCGTTAATTAAAAGGGGGCAATGATAATTATTGCATCCAACCTGTCCAGAACAGACCCATTTTTCTTTTTTATCCCCCATAGAGGACTTGTTTGTCCCATCCCCCGTAGAAGATGTAATTTTAGGTACCTCCTTAGAGGATCCTTGTGGTTGATGATTTCCAGTAGAACTCATTAAATATATGCGAGACAAGCAAAATCCTTATAAATTTGATTAGCTTTACCATCAATTTTTACTGACTTGGAAGGTTCGGTTTAACGAACTTATCCACCATAATTTCCCCGAACTGTTTCGACGCAGTATGTTCATCAGTCTCCTTATTCCGAACCTTATCAATCATCCCAATCATTTGCTCAAACTGTAATAAGTCGAACGCCTTCCCCTGCTCCAAAACAAGTGTAAAAAGGGATGGATATCTGAATGCGAATCCCTCATATTTTTTCTGATATTTTCCGCGCAGGTCCGCAAAATTCTTGCGCTGTCTCAATTTATCATCATTCTGGTTGTCAGTTTCCGAAAGTAGTTGATATACAAGCAATTTAACATCATTCGTCGCCAAATGATCGTCAAATTCCTTATTCGTCATTGGGGGGAGCTGGTCCTGAAAATCAGCGATATTTGGGGCGGAATTACCGGATTGAACAACAAAATTCTTATCCATCTTATGAAATATAAAATACGTTTTATCTTTAAGTCGTTTTTATTTCTATGAAATAATATGAAATTATGGATTATAGTTAGTATTATTTTATTTGTATTTTTATTAACTCTCACATTGTTATACATTTACGGGCGCAGTTTAGAGCGCGAGTATGAAGAGTTCGATAATCCACTCGACGCAAAAACTGACATGATTGATAAATTATACGGGAAATTATTTGATAAAGTATTCGATGAAAAAACTGCGATTCTTTCCGAAACGAAGGAGATTCTCGATTTTATAAAGCGCCACCCTGTTAAATCTGGGGATGATAAGTCGTATATATTGGACGCGGGGACAGGGACAGGAAAACACTACCAGCATATTAATTCCGGAAATACGGGCTTGTCAGTAGTCGGTTTAGAAAGGAGTCAGGTGATGGCCGATATTTTCAATGTCCGAAACCCTATTGGAAAATTGATTATGGGGGACCTCCGGAATGAGAATCTCTTTGAGAGCGAGAAATTCTCATATATTTTGTGCTTGAAGGATACACTCTATCATAATTCGATGAATGATTGGAACACTATATTGAGCAACTTCTATTTTTGGTTGAAGCCCAGCGGTTATCTTATTATTCACGTGTTTGACCGAAACAATTTAGACCCCGCCCCACTCAATATGTCGTTGCTCAGAAAAGACGCCAAAAAACGCGTTCATAGTATAACGAATTTTCCGACTTTCACGCACGACGGTTGGTGGGAGACGCGGGGGAAAACAATATGTCAGTATAATGAGATTTTCGCACTACATGGGACCGATGGTAAGATAACAAAGAAACGCCATTATAAGCATAATCTGAGTATTCCTTCAAAAGATAAGATTATGGAGAAAATAGTTGAGAACTACTTCAAACTTATTGAAATAAAGAAGTTCGATGGGGATAAAATAACGGACCACGAATTGTGTTTTTTTAAAAAACAAAAAAATTAATGTATAATAATATATGGTAATACAAGGATGGTTGAGCGACTGTTATTCTAACAGTGGTTATGTAATTGAAAATGGTTCCATCAAATTCATTGAAACAGATTTAGAAACATCTCAATATGAAGCAACTGCGAGAGCTATTGAAGCCAACTATGGTTATGAAAATCAGTCCGGTGGTTCCATTAAGAAATATAAATTATCATCACAAAATCACGCTGACGCGTTCAAACAACTTCAATCACATATTCAAAATGGAAAATCATTTCATAAGAATAAATTGTATTTAGTGAGTGTTAGTGATTTAGATACAAAGAATAAATTATATCGGATCTATAAAAAATAAAAATATTAAATATAATATAAATGCCAGCGTCGAATAGTTTTAAGGAAGAACTCAAAAAACTTGAAGGTATGCTTAATCGCTTATCTACTAAAAAATCGTCAGAGAAGGTTGGAGGAAAAAGCGCTTCCAAGGATGAATCGCGATTTTTCAAGGTTGTTAAAGTAAATGGGAAGGCCGTTGAGGATGGGGGTAGATATGAGCTCCCCATGACCACAAAGACCGGAAAGGAGCAGAAGCGCGGTCCCATTGATAAAGCATCAACCGCTTTCACTGAACTCTGTCATAAGCAGGGAATGAAGGGAGAGTGTAAGATGACTTTCTCTATTAAGGAGACTACTCAGGGGTCCAGTAAGAAAACTTATCATTATGAGGGTAAGAGGGTTAAGCTCTCTCCGGCGGTCGTTCTCAAAATTAAGGACAAGAAGACCGGTAAGACGAAGGAAATTGTGAAGAAATACAGGAATGTGATTAAGGCGCTCGGTTCGGAATAAGAAATGTTGTTTTTAGAATATATTATTCTAAAAAAAGATTATTTTATAATTTATGAACAATCTATATTTAGGAAACAATGAAAATAATAACAATAATACAAATAATACAAATAATATAAATAATAATATCAATCCAAATAACCGCGCAAATGCTTCTAAAAAACGGTTCTGTATTGTAGATTATCCGGTCAAGGGTCAAAATACAGGCGTTTATACTGGCGCCAGTAAAATAGTCATTGCTAACAAGATTTTCAATAAATTGGTAAATGAATTCAATTATTATGATAATGAAATGGGAACCAAATATTTGCTTTTTTACATGATGGATTTAGACTCCAAAAAAATAGACGGATATATTGGAACAATTATTGTATTAGATAATCCTATAATTGTTGAAAAAAATGGGAATCAAATTCAGATAACTCATCGAAATGTTGTAACTCGATATACAAAAGATATGAAAGAAATTTTTGTATGATTAAAATAATATGTCAGCAATTTCACCAAATCCAACTTCCCCAGAGGCGAAAGGGACCGCGCAAGTGGAATCCTCTAAATTATCAACCGCATTTCTTGCGTCTTCAACAAGTGGAATCAATGCTTTTGTTGATGCTCCATCAGTTGTTGTTCCATTAGCAGTAAGTGATTATAAGGTTCCCGGAAATGTAGTCGGAGGAATGAAAAACAAATATATCATTTTAGCAAATAAAAAGATATATACGATTGATGCGTCTGGCGCACTTAGTGCTTTAAAAAAAGTATGCTCAACGATACGACTAAAATCCGGAAAAATAAAAGTTCAGAAAGTGAATCCAAATCGCAAGACAATGATTCACGAATATAAAGTCCGAACTCTTAAAAATGGAAAACTGGACATAGTAAAATTATAATAATTATTTTTATTGTAAATGGGCGATTTCTTCATTCATTTCCATCAATCTCCGGAAGTCGTATTCCGGTAAATTATATACCTTTCTACTAACAGCTATATAACTGTCAGTTGAACCAATCAATTCAGTTTTGTCAGAACTGACGAGCCTCCTCGTAAAATGGGCGTCCGAGAAATTTCCCGATAACTGACATATCGCATTCAAGCGCAAGAAATGCTCACAAAATGCGGAGAGCTTACAGATATCGCCGAATGGGTTTTGAAGGTAATCTCCATCAAGTCCCGAAACGACCACAACCTTATTCTCATTTTCGACCAACTGACGAATGACGTCGATGCTATTTCGGAAAAATTGGATTTCATCAATTACAAGAACGTCCGCCTCTTGAATGAGGTCATAATTCGTCGTCAAAAGGGAATCCAAATTTTCCAGTGATAGCGTCTTTTTGAGTATTTCGCGGTTATGCGACGAAATATTTCCCTCGCTGTCATAACGAGTATCCTTGCTATAATTAATGACCATAATTTTCTTATTAATCGATTGATACTGTCGTGTAATACGGATGAGTTCCGTAGTTTTCCCCGAAAACATTGGACCAGTTATTACATGAAGGAGGCCACATCCCTTTTCTAAATAGGCATCTCTTGAAACGGTCCTCGTCTTTCCGTCGATTGTTTTCGAGAAAATACCCTTCGAGCTATCGCATTTAATGGAACACAAACCAGTAAGTTTGTAGGCGGAATCGCATTTCGGGATGAGGTTCATTACATTGGGATAATATTCGCGGTCGCTATTTGAGTCTAATCCAGCACAAATGACGATTTTTCCATACTTATTACAAAGAAGCTGGACTATCGCAATAGAATCTTGGAAAAAATGTAGATTATCAACAGCGATTACATCAGCCCGAAGAATAGATTCTTCATTAATTGATTCCATCAGAAATTCCATGAAAAAAGGGTGATACTTATTCAGAACATTATCCTTTTGTGATTCATCGATTTTTGGAAGGATGACGACGACCGATTTATTCATAATCAAATATCGGTTCATTTTGCGTTGTAATTCATTCGTCTTTCCTGAATTTGCGGGTCCAAAAATGAGTGTAATTGTTCCTTCTTGAAAACTCATAATATATTAATAGCTAAATTATTTTAAGCATTTTTACTTTCATTTTTTCCAAAATGGTTTAAAGAAATTGGACAACTTATGGAATAATGGAATTACAGAATGATATTGAATTAGAGAATGAGAACCCTATGACGCAAAAGAGGCGAGGAAGGAAGCCGAAAGCGAAAGAGGTTGAGGAAGAGGTCGCCCCTAAAAAGAGGGGTCGTCGTCCAAAAGATAAGAGTTTCACTGTTATTAATACTTATAAAGAGGATGTTCCGGAAATAGAGGATGATAATATTATTCTTCATTTACCGACAGAGATGAATATAACTGTGGAAAATGATGACAAGATTGATACAAGTGGAATTCTTCAATATGACCCAAATTTGAAGGAACCAGCCCCTTATGAGCCGATGAACTCTATGATTAGTGATTTTGCGCTAATTTTGGATAAGAATAAGGTCGAAGAAATTCCATCTGAGAATGAGGTAAGTGAGACTGATAATGTTCCAAAATTGGAATGCGATGAAGTTTATGTTCGAGATATTGGATTCGAGGAGTCATCGAAGAACAACTTCAAGGTTTTGAAGAAAGCAAAAATATTGATGATTGTTGCTTCGGAAGAGACGAAGAAAGACTGGGAACTATCTACGGATTGTTGTTGCTTTAATTGCACTGAGAGATTCGAGACAGTTCCAATTGGTATTCCGATTAGATATTATAGGGGCCGATTTTATTGTAGGGACGTGTTTTGTTCATTCAATTGCGCGGGTCGTTTTATTTTTATGAGTCATGACATTCGGAGTCAATCGAAGAAATGGGAATATTATTCACTTCTTTGTTTGATGGCATCTAAATTTAATATGGAGATGATTGGAGACGAAAAGAACAAACACAAGATTCGTTTAGCGGATGACCCGAGGCTACTTAAAAAATTTGGGGGGCCTTACACAATTGAGAAATATAGAGAGAACTTTTATGTAGTAGATACTAACCATACGTTGATGTATCCACCGTTGGCTTCGATGTATCCACAAACGGAAGTTGCGCAATTTGTAAATATTCATCGTCAGAAGGCGCATATGTTGAACAATGATCTGAAATATAATGATTATAAACAGACTATTATGGATTTGAGGTTAAGACGGGAAAAGCCAGTTATTATGAAGAAGAATACTCTGGAAGAATACATGTCGCTTACAATCAAATAAAAAAATATTATTTATGTTTATGGGAAAACGTGTTTTTGAAGATGTAGATGAAAAAACATTTCAATATATAAAACGTTGTAAAAATGACAATGGTTTCGTTGATTGTCATAAATTATTTAAAAAGATTAGTGTTGGAGATACAATTGTTTTTAGTTGTAAAAATAATCGGATTGAGGCGCATTTAAAGAAGATTAATATTTATAAGTCTTTAATTGAAATGTTGGATACTACCAAAATTAAAACGATAGAATATAATGGCGCAAATCCATTTGAGTTTTTGGAAATTATTAATAATAAATCACAAAAGCGATTTCGTGTTTATGATGTTGATTATTATGAAGAGAAAATAGATGATGATAATATCAGACCTAAACGAAATGTTCCAAAAGAAATATCAAATATGATTGAATCTATAATAAAAAAAGATGATGATAATATTTGGGATGATGATGATTGGGAAGATTCTGATTAGTTTCCACCATCTTTATATTCGAAAACTTGTTTATCAAACTCTTGGATATCTTTAATAAATTCATTCCTTTTTAGTTTTTCTCGTGTTTTGAAGTTGAAAAATTTAAGTGTTTTTATTTTTGGGAATATTTTTTTAATTGAGATTATTTTAGAAATCTCTAAATGTTCAAATACATATCCATTTGTTGTTTTTCCAAGTTCTATCAAAAAATAAATTACGATTAATATAATTATTATTATTGAGTATAGAAAGTTTGGGTTATAATATATCATTTTATATATTATAAAGAAAGATTATTGTTGGGCGCATGATGGAACATTTTGTGAATTATCATCGTCATTTTGTTCTTCATCTTCGCTTTCACTTTCGCACTTATCGATAATATTTATATCAGCGGGGTCAAGTTGTTTAAAATCGACGGTATTATGACTTACGCAGATTTTTTCGAGTAAAGCACTTAACTCTTTTTCATATTCTTTGGGGATTTCATCTGGGAGTTCAAGCTCAAAATTGATAATAAAATCGGCGCCATTGATTCCATATCCGCTTAATACATAAGATGAATGCGTGTCGATATTGAATGGATATACAATATTGAGTTGTTTGTCTCCGAAATATTTAATACTTCTTTCAACTCCAAAATAATATTCTTTTAATGAAATTGGAAATGTAATCTCTAAATTATTGTTTCGCCCACGAACAAAATCATATTTCTTCTTTTTAGGGCTGGATGAATCACTTGATTGATAAGATGATTCATTATCTGCGCCGTCTTCATCTGAGCCGTCTTCATCTGAGCCGTCTTCATCTGAGCCGTCTTCATCTGAGCCGTCTTCATCTGAGCCGTCTTCATCTGAGCCGTCTTCATCTGAGCCGTCTTCATCTGAGCCGTCTTCATCTGCGCCGTCTTCATCTGCGCCGTTTTCATCTGAGTCATCTTCACCATCTTCACTATCTTCGTCTTCATCAATATATATAAATACTAAATCGCCAGTTTTATTATTTGAATAAGTATTCCCTTGATTTTTGAATATCTGATATTCTCCAATCATTGCTCCCTTAGGTATAGTTATTTCCATATCAACCGATTCTTTTTCTAAATTTCTGACGGGTTCAATTCCATCTTCTGATTCTAAATTAGTATTAAAAGAAGTGCGTTCAAATAAAATTTTCTTAACTGCACCAAAATAAGAATCGTCTAATGAAATTTGAACATATACTTTTAGGTCATCTTGCTCTTCATCTTGTTCATCTTCATAATCAGATTCTTCTTGTTGTTCAATTTTCTCAACTTCTTCAATCTCTTCGATTGGGTCAAGATCATTATCTTTACTCATAAATAAATAAAAGAAATTAATATATGAGTATTTACGAATAATTTTCTTTTGTATATTATGGAGGATAAATTAGTTCGTTTATCAAAATTAAATGAGAAATCATCTGATTTACTAAAACTCACAAATCGTGAAATACACACAAAAGAACATGATTTAGAAATACAAAAATTCATGGAAAAAAAAAAATTAAATAAGAAATCACTATCAAATGTTAAATCAATCGCACCAAGTGAGGTTCTTATTAAAGATGTTCCGCATAATCCATATTGTTCCGCAATTACGAGTCAGTATGCGTTTGATTTAACCCAGATTTCAAACTTCAATGTTTATTTTTGGACATCAACTGATCGTGTATCTTTAAATCCATGTATTGAATATGAATTAACTAATCCCACAATTGTTGCGGCAGTTAATTGGGATACTAATCAAAAAATCCAAGTTAAAAAAGCATTAGGTATATATACAACTTTTACTGGAACAACATTTACTGCACCAGATGATATGACTTATGCGAATTCTGATATTGTTTGTGTTCTTTTTCCTTCTGAATATTTTCTTGGAAACTGTTATGGTCCATATTATATAAAGACAAACCCAATATTTGTTGATAATAAGATTGTTTATTTTATAAATAGTAATTATGTATATCCAACGAGTCCGTATCCAGATGTAGAATCAACTAATATTGATGAAGGGTCATTGATGTATATGATTATGGTTCAAAATTGGGGACTTGGATTTGGATTAGCATATACCAATAATAGCTCTTTTGGTTCTACAATCCTTCCAGGAGTGTTAGAAGATCAAACAACTTCGAATCCAGCACTCGGTGGATATATACAAAATAATGTTTTTAACACAATCATGACATTTAATGCAAATAGTTTTTTCTTACCAGAAAGCCCTATATTAACATATAATTCATGGGGTTATCCAGAGACGATTATGCCACTTGATTCTCTTGCTCTTAGATGGTTATATAATGTCCAACAAGTTCCCGCTCCTTATATAAGCACATACGGAGTCCAATTAATTGATGAAGGAGTTAATGATGTATATCATTCCAAAATGATTGTTGGAAGAAATCAAACAATTACATTCGGTTCAAGATGCGTAGATATTTCGTTTTATCTTTCAAATCAGTATTTTACATTTAATAATTTGAATTATCTTCGATTTGATTATATTCGTAATCTTCAAAACTTAACTTCATTTTATACGAAGGACATTGACGCTACAATCTCTATCTTAAATTTAGAAAATGAATGGGCTTCTATTTTTGTTGAGAATCGCGCCCTTACTACAAACCTAACAATTAATTTAATTAGCGCAAGTTTAGCACAAAAGCTTTTCTTGTATATTATGGATTCAGAATCAAAATATTCAATCACCGGAAATACTGTAATTCGTAATAAAGCAACTGGTAAAACAATAACCATTAATAATCCAAATAGTCGTCCAATTAATATTTATTTTAATGAAACAACAATTACTCGTAATATTAATAATCGGTCAATACAAGCAATTGAAAATAAAAAAGAGGTAATCCCTGAAAAACCAAAATGTCTTTGTGGAAATACTCCAGAGAGAGAAGAAAGAATAAAACAGTATATTAAAGAAAAGGGATTCGATAAACAATCCGTATCAAATCTTAAATCAATTGCACCAAGTGAGGTTATTATTAAACAACTTCCAAATAATCCATATTGTTCATCAATTACTGGAACATATGCGTTTGATTTAACCCAAATATCGAACTTTAATGTTTATTTTTGGACATCGACTGACAATCCCATATTAAATCTAGCGATTAAAAAAGAACTAACTGATTATTCTACAACTGCTGTTAATTGGTCTAATGACCAAAAAACACAATGTGAAAAAGCATTAAATACATTTACGACTTTTACTGGAACAACTTCAACTGTTGTAAATACTTATGCTAGTTGTGATATTGTTTGTGTTTTATTAGATGAAGTAAACTACTATGGAACATGTTATGGACCATATTATATAAAGACAAACCCAATATTTGTTGATAATAAGGTTGTTTATTTTATAAATAATTCATATGTAAATACAGAAAATATTAAAGAAGGGGGTTTAATGTATGAAGTATTTATTCATGAATGGGGTCATGGATTTGGATTAGCTCATCCTCATGATAATGGGTTTGGTTCTACAATTATGCCCGCAATTGCGTTTAATGAAGCATTTAACTATCCTGCGATAGCAGGATACATCCAGAATAATACATTTAATACAATTATGACATATGTTGATACTAACTTTTTCCTTCCAGCCGTCTTAGATGATTCAGATAATTTAACTGGTTATCCACAAACAATCATGCCATTAGATGCTCTTGCTCTTCGTTGGATGTATGATATCACTGAAATTCCAGAACTATACATCAGCACATATGGAGTTAACTTAATTAATCCTACGCCAACTCAACTGGGTCAATCTGCAATGATTGTTGGACCAAATCAAACAATTACATTTGGTAGCGATAATGACGCAGTTAATTTTTATCTAACAAATCAATGGTTTACATTTTACAATCTCCAACCCATCAAATATGAATATAATCGCCCAATTGTAAAATCATATGGGTTCTATCCAAGAGAATTAGATTCTACAATTTCAACTATTAATTTGGATAATACACAAGAAGCCTTTATATTCCTTGAAAACCGCGCCCTTAAAACGAATCTTACTGTTAATATTCAGAATAATTCCGGTCAGGTCCTTAACTTTTATTGTATGGACTGTCAGCAGAATTATTCAATTCGTGGAAATGTATATCGCAACCTAACTACTAACAAGACATTCACTATTAATAACACTGTCGGCGCAACTGTCAATGTCTATTTTGATGCGTAATTCAAATATCATGGCGAATACCAATTCCTACTGGAAAACGGGGACAACCATCCTTGCTAATCTCTTGGAATCGCACAGTCAGTAATTTTCCCAAATACATCTTTTTGAAATTCTTAACAGCATTTTCAAATAATTCTCTCCTGAATTCTCTCGAACCTTTTGGTCTAACCTTAAACTTCTCCTTTTTTCCCTGACTATTAACATAATAACATTCCCAAATAATTGTTCCAGAATCCTCTCCATTCGCCTCTTCATATCCGCAAACTTCGAACTCGCCATCCTCGAACTTCTTATACTTCAATAAATCGTTGCTCCGATAGCGCAAAAGATACGCGCCCAACTTATTTCGCAACATACAACCTTCATAACCTTTCTCAATGAAACTCGAATGGAAATCTTCGACGTCCTCTTTATTTTTACAATTATCTGTCGCCACATTCTTCAAATGACTGAACTTCTTCTTTTTGAAAATAGAATCAATTAGTTTCTTCCGGTCTTCATAATCCATTTCCGGATTATCGGCGCAATATAAATCATAGACGTGGTATTCAATCAATTTCAGCTTAGCCTCCTTTTCGGGGTCCGTCTCATCCTCCATCCGAATACATCCTGATAATTCTTCAAATGGTATCTTATCCGTGTATAATTCGCCGTCGATGTATATTGAGCCATGCCCAAGCCCATCCGCAACTTCCAAAAACTTTTTAGCTTCGTCAATTAGATGTGGTATCTGCTTAAACTCTAATCCAGCCCGACTTTTCATAACTGGCGCCTTCTTATTTGAAGTCATACACCGCAATCCATCCAACTTTGGTTGGACAAAACAAGGAAAAATAATACTGGACTTTTTCTTCTTTGGGTCGAATTTATTTGCTAACATCGGAAAAACTTTTATTTCGATGTGTTCCGGATCCGTAGAATAGCCTTCCTTCTCAATCTTATCATTATATTTCTTTTCGGCCTCTTGGACCGCCTGTTCAAGAATAGTCGTTTCATTCGCTTTCCCAATATTTTTACCGGTTTTTATGATGCGATGACTAACATTCATTTTACCATCGACGTATCCATTCTCAGTAATTATAGTCGCCGTTTTATCAGGATTCATTTTTACTGAAATGAGCCACTTCTTAGTTTTGTCTGTCTTTGATGTTCCATATAATGGGTGGAAACTCTTCATTATTTCAATAATGAAGAGATACTTTTATGCTTATATTTATAACGTCCGGTAATATTTAACCCATATCTTATTTGCGTATGTTTCATCATCGGGTTTTGATGATTTATCAATAGATTGAATAGAATCCCACGGTTTAGTCTGTCCAATATAGTGAATAATTTTAATGCGCTTAAAATCATACTCTTTTCCTTGGACTTCATCAATATAATAACCGAAGCTCTTTTTATAAGCTCCGATATGACTATCAAAAACATTATAAATGTGTGGTAAATGTAGGTCCGTTTTAGAAGGCCAGTCATGGTAATACTGGTGTAAAAAAGCTTGGTCTCCTTTACCTTTCTCTTTCTCAATATGTCCAACTTTGGATTTCATATTTTCAAATACGAGACTATTTGGTTCGATTACTAAAAGGCCAGAGTTTAGTTGAACCCAGTCCTTTTTAATCCACCCACCAGCATTAACAGCAGACATATTCTTCTTTTCAAATAATTCATCAATATTGTGTAATACAACCATATCTGCGTCTAAATAAACCACTTTATCATATTGGGTCATGTTCCACATGTTTAGTTTGCTATAATTATAATAGCGCCGGTCTGTCGGATCATCTAAAATTGGATTTTTAATAGGGATAATTTCAACTGTATTAATCCCATGCTTTTTAAGTGTTCCTAATGTCTCTTGTGATAAAATGGGACTGACTAAAAGAGAGAATGGATATTTAGGAGATGTGCTCATAAGAGATTTCCATAAAACGAGGGCTCCGTTTAAATAGCTATCTGTTGTTAGAATACTGATATAACAATATTTCATTTTATAATTTTAGAGTAAAAATATTTTTTATTTTTTACGTAATAATTTAAAAAATTATATATTTTCATTTTTATGGACGAAACGTCAGAAAAATCAATATCAAGTGAATCTACATTTGATGAAGATTTAGGGAATATCGATGAACAAAATGAAATATTATCAATGAAATTAGAAAAAAGTCTTCAAGATGAGAGGTCTATTAAGGATGAAAAACCTGTTAAGGATGAAAAACCTGTTAAGGATGAAAAACCTGTTAAGGATGAAAAACCTGTTCAAAAAAAACAAAAGAAACCGGTTGAAACCCCATCTGATAATTTAATGAAAGCTCGTCAATTATTAACATTAGTGAATGAACGAGATTATGAATTAGAAAATCCACGTGAGAATAAAAATTATTGTTATTTTGGAGCAGTTAAACCAATTACAGTTGAAAAGAATCTGATACCTCTTAAAGTATATATCTATGGAAACTATCAACATTTTCAGAAATCAACTACTTATTTCATGCTTCGTAAAGCCGGAGTTGTAATGAATAATAAACTGAATGGTAAATATGACGTTGGAATCTATTGGGACCCACGAATGGACATTAACAAACAAACCCCTAAACTCAAACAGAATGGTAAGAAAATTAAGCTGATTAATTTGTTTTTAGTAGATACCGCCAAAGGTTTCGTTGCGGAATCATTTAATACTCATTTCGGATATGGATATAAAGTAGACCCCACAACTTTCAACGGATATTGTATTAGTAAGCATAATGGAAATGGAACAAAATCTTGTTTTTTCCTAAAATGCCCAATTGAAGCGAATGATATATTTAAGGACCACTCTTACCAACAAATTATTGATTATACTGATAAGAAGGACCCAAATACTTTGTATGAATTGCGTATTCCAATTGTTGGTGGAATTATTCCGTGCGTTCTTTTTAAAACTCGAAACCGAGGTCTTCGATTTACATCAAAGAATCGCTCAATCCAGATTGTTAATCCACTAAAATATCTGACGGAAGAGGAATGTCATAAGATTATAACTTATTGTAGATATATTGGTTTAGAAATGGGTGAAATTGATGTTTTGCGGTCTCACGAAGATGGTCAGATATATATTATTGATGTGAATAACACGTCTTGGTGGCCTCCAAACAAATTGGGTGATGTCGATAGGAATATCGTATTGAACCTAATGTGGAACGCATTTTTAGAATCATTCCTTCCAAATAAATTCGATGAATATCGGGTTCCTGATAATGCGATTGATGATTTCATTTATACAAAGACCCCTGAGAAAAATAAAAGGACGAATGTTGTATATAAATATAAAGAGAATCGTTTTATTCGCAGTCAGTATAGAATCCACTATAAAGTTATGTGGAGACAGTTGTATAGAACAAATGAGAACATTGATTTCGATGATGAACAAGTGGATGATGAAAGTGTCCAAGAAGATGCTAAAACTGAACTCGCAAGTGTAGTAAGTTCAAAAATAAATAAAGATCACTTAAAGAAAATGAATCAAATATTCAAAAAGCAACCGCATTTAGAAAAGATGTTTATGAATGAAAAATTAGAAAAAGATAGGAAAGAAAAGGAACAGCAAGAAAAGGACCGTAATAAACGTCTCAAAGAAGAAGCCAAGAAAAAATTGTTATTATTGAAGAAACAACAACAAGAAAAGTTAGAACCAAAATTGAAACAAGTTCAGAATATAATGAGCCCTCAAATTATGGACCAGTTCCAACAATTTTTGAAATTCCAGCAAATTCAAACAAGCATGAATCAATTGCCGCCTGTTCCAGTTGAGATTAAAACATTTCGCGAATTTACAGATACAAATGAAGAATCTGAAAAACCAAGCAAAAAAACAGAAGTTATTATTAAACAGAATCGCCCTCAAAATCTGGCTCAACAGCGCCAATCACTGATGAAGATTTTGAGTAAAAAGAAATAAAATTGTTATATTCATTTGATTTTTGCGTAGTAATTATTTGCGGATTCTAATTGTTCCGGTGTATTTATATTATAAATTTCCATTTCATCCTTTATAATAACACTACTGATGTATTCATCATTTTTAACTAATATTTCAAAAATATCCGTTAAATAATATTCATTCTGGGCGTTTTGATTGCTCAACTGATGAATATATTTCTTTAAGAGGTCATACGATAAACAATATAGTCCAGCATTTATTAGTGTTATCTTCTTCTGATTCGCATCGCAGTCCTTTTCTTCAACGATTCGATTGAACCGTTGATTTTCCAATACAATACGCCCATATCCATGTGGATTCGCCACATCACAAAGTAAAAAGGACGCCTCAAATTGGGCGCTCGTTATTTTGCGAATAGTCTCTCTCTTGATAAAAGGTGCGTCTCCATTACAAATTAGTATTTTTGTGTTTGGAACGCCATCGTAATATTTCTCTATTTCGCGAAAGGCGACTTGGACGGCGTGGCCAGTTCCCAACTGCGGGTCCTGATGAACCCATGCGATGTTATTCTGTGGGACGATGTAATCATCGAGGCGTTTCTGGCCATATACAATAAATATGCGTTCAAATGATGATAATTTATCGATGACACGTTGAAGAAGCGACTTTCCATCAATCTTGTGTGCGGGTTTTGGTAAATCGGAATTCATTCTTTTTCCGAGGCCTCCTGCTAAAATAATAGCAATCATATTTTATTATATATTATAATATATGAGGTTTTACCAACTGAATAATTTAGAAAAAAAAGAGTCCAAATTTTTTAATGATAAAAGGGAACCCATCGGAGAGGGTGATTTACCGAGCAATATTCAGAAGGTCGCCCTCGGATTCCCCAAAGCAATCCTTTATCATCCGCCACTAAATGATAAAATATACGCGTGTGTAATCGACAATGCGGGAAGGAAGCAGTATTTTTACACTAAAAAATATTTGGAGAAGGCCGAAGGGAATAAGTTCAAGAATTTTACCCAAATGATTCAGAAGGTTAATAAACTATTGGACTATTGCTATAAGCATTGTAATGAGATAACGACATCGATCGTTTTAATGGATGAATGTAATTTCCGGATTGGTCATGAGAAGTATAAGAAGCTTTATGGAACTGATGGGGCGCTTACATTAACGAAGGACCACATTCGCAAAAAGGATGACAAAATACATATTGAATTCTTGGGAAAAAAGAAGGAAGTCAATTATTGCTTATTGGATGATAAGGAGTCCCAACTTTATAAAATATTGGACCGATTCCTTTCTAAAAACCAGAAAGATTTATTTAAGAATATTAAGTATGATGATGTGTATCAACTGATTAAGAAATACAAACTGAAACCGAAGGATATCCGTCAGGTGGGTGCGAATCGTCAGTTCTATTCGAACTTGAAGAGGATGCGTTTGAAGGGGGAGACAGTTAAGGAGTGTAAGCAATTTATGAGGGAGGTTCTTGAAATAACAGGGAGAAAAATGAATCACACGCCGGCTGTTTGTAAAAAGAAGTATCTTATCCCCAAATGGTTCAACTTTCAAAGAGAAGGAGAAGTCCATAAGCTGAAAAAATATGTGTCATCACATTCATTTTTAGAAACAGTTCAATATGTGATGAATTATACCATTTAGAAAAATAAAATTATTATATTATTTATAATATAATGGTTGATAAAAAAGCGAAGAAAGCTACTAAGAAACCGACGAAGAAACCAGCTAAGAAGGCCACAAAAACCAAAAAAGCGAAAAAAGACGACAAACTTATATATGGGGAATCTAAGTATGTTAAGGAACTCAAACCGTCTGATTTTAAGGTTATCGACCTAAAACGCAAACTGGTTCCACTTAATGGAACACCTACTATAACTGTCTATTACGCACATTGGTGCCCTCACTGTCATAGTCCAGAAATGACCCAACTATGGGAAGCACTCGCGGAGGCCCTTCATAAAAAAAAAATAAATATTCAGACCGCTGCGTTCAATGCTGATTATAATTCAAAACATAATGAAATTGCGGAGGCTAACGGTATTCAGGGGTTCCCGACGATAATGTACTCTGATAGTCGCGTAAACTCTCCAACTGAGTACATTGGAGCAAGAGACCCGAAAAGTATTCTGACATTCCTTCATCAAGTTATGAATCGTTAATAAATTATAAAAATCAAACGCAATGTTTGATTTTAATTCCAGTGAACTCTGTCCAAGAGGATTCCGACTGGTATAAATATTTGAGTTATCGTGGTACAATAATGTCCAGAATGAACTGTAATCCAAAGTACACCATCTTTTATTTTAAAAGAACTGAAACGGTCATGTTCTCCTATTTTCAAAACTGTTTCCGGTTGGCCTGTAATCAGATTGATTGCATCCACGATGAGTTGAGAATTGCGAGGATGTATGCAACACACAAAGTATGGAGTCCCTTCAACAAACTTCAGAATCCCACCAGAAATTCCATTTCTGATTACGTAGTTCCTCATTTTAAATCTTCCATTTTCCAGTGTAAATGTCATAATCATTCCTTCGATACTCAAAACAATGACATTTTTTTCTTCAAAGCATTTGTATGGCCACTCAGGATAGCTCTTATATTCAAGCTTCTGAAACAACCCATTTTTAAAAAGAAATGACACGGACTTAAATCCCGAGAACAACACAACAATGTTGTCTTTAACAAAAAATTGGAAAGTTCCACTCAGATGTTCGCCAAATGGGTTTTTAAAGACATAATTTTCGCCTTTGAAGATGAAAAAAACGGTGTCATTTCGAAAGACATAAATGTAAATAAAATCGTTCATAAATCTTATTTTTATTGAACTTTGTGGTATTTTAAGTCTATTTGATAAAAGACGTTCATTAATGAATGTTAATGATAAACTCATTTTATATATTTAAAAAATTAAGCCTTTTTTACCATCAATTTTATACAAATGATATAGTTCTCGAAAAAATCTCATAATCCACCCCGTGTGTAAGCGCTTTATTTATTATTTCCCTGAACATAATATGTAAATCTTCTAATCCCATGAATTTCTTAATAATCATCATTACGTGATTATAATCGCTCTTTATTTCATATACATCATTTGGAAATTTCAATTCCAATATAAAAATTGAAATCATATATGGTATCAACTGTTTATGTTTCAGAATGCGATGGATTGGCCATAAATAATAAAAAATACCATCTTCTTTAAAGGGTTTATCCAGATTATTCTTATCTCGCATCATCCCCATATCAATCATTTTTATATTATTGTTTATATCAATCATATAGTTAGAGCGTTTTATATCAATATTTATCAAATCTATACTCATCAATTCATCAACGGATTTTAATACTTTTTTACATACTTCTTCTGGTTTTAATTTTATGGTTCGAATATCAAAATAACGAGGCATAATGATTACATAGTTCTCTTCATAAACAATGAATTTTTTAATTTTTTTATTATGTTCTAAATGACTTTCTATCGGTGTTTTATTTATTTTACTATTTATAATTATATGAATCGATGATGACTTAATATCAAAGTCCCCATAGTAATTTTGTATTTTACCATAGCAATACTCTGAATTAACGACTTCAAATGATTGTTTTGATGCGATTATTTTATCAATGACAGCAATTTCATCATAGTCGACTAATTCATTCGTATTATCTTCATGTGGGTTCACTAATAATATTTTAACGCAATAGTTGTCATAGTTCGTTGTAAAAACACATCCATATGTCCCACAATTTAAATATTTTTGAAGTGTTATAACACAATCCTCGTTTATCTTAAATTGGTCAATATTGGAATTTATAATATTTATTTTTATTTGGTTCATGATTATTCTTCTATCATAAAATATTTTTATATTCTTTAATTATAAAATAATGGGAAAATTAGCAATATCACAAGAGTTATCAGACAAAATAAGCAATAGTCTTCGAATAAAACAGACGGATACTATTGATAGTGGAGCAAATAAGCCAATTATTAGAAATGGCGAACCTCCCAAAAAAGATTCTCCACCAAGACAACTAACTCCGAAACAACAAGCGCCAAGAGATTCTCCTATAAAAAAGAAACATGAATATCCGAAACAACCATCTCCAAAAAATTCTCCTATAAAAAAGAGACACGAATATCCAATACAACAAGCGCCAAGAGATTCTCCTATAAAAAAGAGACACGAATATCTGAAACAATCATCTCTAATAAAAAACACTCCAATGTCGCGACCAAATAAAGCGAATAAGCTAAATTACTTTAAAATTTCGAAGATTGTCTTTATTTCATCAATCGTTGGTGGTATTGGTATAACACTCGGAATAAAGTTAGGAATCATTCTCTTCCTATAAAAATTGAATATAAAATATATGGTTTATATTATAATAATATGGAAGCAGAAATGGATACAGGCATACATTCAATCGCCGAATATTTCTATAAAAGTGAAGATATAGAAGAATATATCGTGATTGATAATCGCGATGAATATGATGAATCCCAGCGGATTCTCTATGAAAAGATAAACCAAACCTTTCTTAAATATCAAATTTATTTGAAAATAATAAAAGACAATGCGGAAGGAAAAGAAGCAAGGAGTCTAAATACTGAAATCAGTTTTACGCGTTTATTTGAATTATATGAAATTCCCAAAACAATCCGGTTTGATGGAATACATGAGGTCGATTATTTATCAATCCAGAATTTGAACCGATTCGCAACGTGCTTCATTCCTCGCGATACAGAATATCGTGAGAATATCGACGGAATCGCAACAATCATTGATGGAAAGTTGGTCCTTATTGATATTGCGAACAATTATGAGAATATATCTTTCTCTTTGATGACTGGAACGAAATCCAAGTTTAATATTATTCTCGTCTCTTATACAGATAGCGACCAATACACTTATCCAGATCAGTAGTTTGACTATTACACACATCCCTCACATTCTTCTTCAAATCACTCATCACAATTATGTCAATTTTGTGGTGATTCTTGCTTAAACATTGCTTGTGTTCCAGTTGTTCGCGGAGACAATCATTTTTCAATAGATTCTCTAAACGTATTTTGAGGTCTTGGCGTTTTAGGTCATTCCCATATGAATTTAGATACTGCTCAACCATGACAATCTGAAAATAGAAGTAGAACAACTTATCTCCGTCATATTTAGTGTTAATATTCCTAAAATGATGCGAGATATGGTCTTTAAGGGTTTGTTCCTTTGCGGGAACAACACAGAATACTCTTAAATGTTTCAGATGCTTATCATTCTTTTGGAGGAAATTGAAGAAATTTTCATCAGTTTTAATTTTATCATTCATTTTTATTTTCAGTTGGGAGCGAACATAATCTTCTGTCGTTTTCTTAAAATCAATATTATTTGTAATGCCGTGAATTAATTTTAGCCCATTTATTACAAATTGCGGAAGTTCATTCATAATATCTATAATATTTTATTTTATATAATATGAAAGCAAAAATGAATGTTTCAGATGTAAATTGTTCAAACAACATTTACACCGTTTTATTTGTTGTATTGGGAATATTAGTTATTCTTATTATAATTTATCTGAGCCAAGTGAATAAACTCGGACAGAACACATATGAAAATCTGACTCAAAAGAGCAATATTCAATCTGACCCCATTTCTGTATTAGATACAATGACTCCAACTGTCATATTATTTTACAGTTCAAAATGTACTGCATGTAATGATTTTTTACCGGATTATCAAATGTTAAGAGAGAAATATAAAGATAATCCCAAAATTAGAATCGCAATAATTAATTGTGATGACAATCCAAATTTAGGAATTACTAAATTCCCGACTATCCGACACTATACAAACCCGAGCCAAAAAGAATATAAACCAATTTATGAATGAAATAACTAAATATTTTTTATTTTATATAATATGAAAGTTAAGGTTAATCTTGCGAAGGCCTCTAAGAAAATGGCGTCCGGATGTTCTTCTGACAACAAAATCCAGATTGCTTTATGGGTTGTTTTAGGCATTTTTATTGTTGCTGTTATCATTTTCGCAGTTTTCTACCCCAACCGTTTTAGAAAAATGGACAACCAAGAGAGTTTCGATAATTACGATGCTCTTATGGAAAACCCCGCTTCCGCCAATGATTCCGGAGATGATGACCCTAAAAAAGTTTTCTCTTCTACAAAACCGACGATGGTTCTATTTTATGCGCCGTGGTGCGGACATTGTAAGACGATGAAACCGGACTATGAGAAACTCCGAAAGAAATATATGAAAAATCCGAATAAGAATGTGGTTATGATTAATTGTGATGACCATAAGGAATTTGCTTCGAAGGCTGGAGTTCAAGGGTTCCCGTCTCTTCGATTATATAAGAATCCCAAAGATGACAAATATGTTGATTATGAGGGACCAAGAACTGCGGAAGCTATTGAAACATTCCTTTCTGATAACGCATAATTAGATAACCATTCCGTTGCGCTGTCTTCGCCGGTCTTTTCTAATAGGGCGCATTCTTCCTCAGTTATGTTAAATTTCATTGACGGGACAGTTGATTGAATGATTACTTTATGCTTTAACTGTTTAGCGAGTTGGTCTGTTAAGCTATCTACAATACAATATATTACGTTGAGAATATATTGATATATTGATTCTATATTAGTTTGACTTGTTGGGCGACTACATAGAATCGCAAGTGTCCGTCGGCGGTCCTTCTTTGTAATAACATTTGCGGCGATTGGCGAAATAATGGCCCCGTCGGAGTAGAGTTCTCCGTCGATTTCAACGGGAGTGAATGCGAATGGATAACCACCCGAAATGCGTAATGCGGTCAGAATTGGAAAATCGGGGGTTTCTTTTGCGGAGAAATACTTCGGGGCCGACCGCGAAATATTACTCGCCGTTATAATCAATCTATATTTTGATATTTTCTTCAACTGTCGGAATGTAATATTGGGATCGACACCAAGTGTCTGGATAATAGCCTTAACAAATTTCATCATTTTGCTACCTTCATCAAAGCCGAACTTAGAGATGAACATTTTCATATCGAACTCTTGAAACTGGTCTAAACGGATATTTTCAAAGATGACGCGAATCTTTCTTAAACTGACGCCGATACAGATGAAAAAAGCGATATAGGCCCCAATTGATGACCCAATTATTTCTCTGACTGTTGAAAAGAGCTGGATTTTGTCGTCGAGGGTTTCCAATGCGGAAGCAATCGCAATCCCTTTTATTCCCCCTCCGGAGAGGATTAATTTTTTAATTTTCGGTATTTTTTTCATTAATTTGTATATCACTTTTTTTTCGATGGAATTACGAAAAAAAAATAAATCATAAAATTATGTATAATGTTAGTGAAATAAAAAAGTTTATCCATGAGCGGGAGAAGGGCCGTCTAAAAATATATGAGGATGTTCTGGAAATGTGTTTTCATCGAGTTCAAACATCGGTATTAAGAGATGACCCATTTAGTATTTTTATTGTCCCCGATTTCATTGTTGGAAAGCCCACATATAATTTTGCGAATTGTATTCAATATGTCATTTTCCGGCTAAAACAGAACGGTTTTAATATTAAATATTTTTATCCGAATTGTCTTCAAATAATATGGGGGAAAACCGACTTTGAATCGATGCTCCATATCGAGAACGACCGCGGGACTCTCAATATGTTGGCGATTGAAAACAAGCCCAAGAATTCGCCTACCCTATTCGATATGAAGACGCCACATACAGGAGAAAGTTTAGGCGTCTTCTCAAATCGGAAACCGACTACGAAGAAAATCATTAATTTAAATATGGGGACGACGGACTCCCCTGCGAATGATGATAATTTTACGATTCATTTCAAGGGGGAACCAAAGGAGAGTAAGAAGAAACAAATTCAGGACCAGAAATTTCGCGCAATTAACGATTTCATTCCGAAAACGAATGTTTTTTCAAGATTGAAATAATCCGTTTTTTGCGAATTATAATAATAATTAAATAATATATGGTAAAATATATTATTTACAAAGCAAGTGGCGGTCTCGTTCATATGCTCAAAGGACTCAATTTTTGTATTCAAAATGCGAAGAAAACTAATCGAAAACTCATTATTGATTGCGCGAATCACAGTGCTTTTATGATGGATTTTAGTCGAATATTTTTAATTAATGACACTTCACTTAATTACTCGGATAAATACGATGATGAATGTCCAGTGGGCGACGAAATAAGAAGGGTCCCCGCAAAATATATAAATAGACAGTATTTCATTGGAGGAAGAAATATATCAATTGTTGATTGGGATACGAATGATGATGTAATTATTTACGCGGGAACAATTGGGAGTTATCAAATAAAGAATATTAAAGTAGTTAAAAAAATAAAAGATGATTTGGACAATGAAAAGAAAATCGAGGGAAAATATATTGCCGGTCATTTCAGAAACACTGACATGAAACATGATATCAATGAGTTTATAGTAAAAATCAGGGAAACAATAAATAAAACGGGAATAAAAACGTTTTATTTGGCAACGGATGATTCGACCGCGAGGGGACAAATCGCAACTGAACTTCCAGCGGACATAACAATTATTCAAAATACATTACCTCCGCCAAATATTGGTAATCTACATTACGGGTCCAAAGATAAATACAAACAAGTTTATGAATGTTTGCGGGATTTTTATTTTATACTTGGAGCGGAGGAGTTCATTCCATCACGGAAATCGGGAATGTCGCGGTTAGCTATGGAGATGAGGAAAAATAAGTTTAGCTTTTTTGATTACATTATTTGAGTAATTGACTGATTATGCTAATCCAAATCCAGTGTCAGACAATAATTGGGTTCTAATCGCATCAACTGTAATACTATGTCTATTTTGCCGTTTATTTCTAAATATTTCTAAATATTTCCCACAAGTTGTAGCATTATATGGTCGTCCAGCTTTAACATGTGTAAGAGATGATAAATATATTTTTAATTCACCTGTATATGATGAAGTACCAGAAATATATCTAACAAATAATTTTCTATCATCATCTGAACTTTCAGGTCCAAAAATAAAATTAAGGAATGGAATTAAATATGGATAATTCATAATAATATCATCTGCACGATTTAGTATAAGAATACTTTCATTATTTTGAGATAATCTAACATATTGTTCCAGTGGAATTGGTTCTAGATAATAATCAACTGGATTTCTATAAATTTTTTTATAAAGTTTAATTCTTTTTACAAAACTTTCTACGTCAAATTTCAATTTACAAGTAATAAAACATTTTTTTACATAATAGAATTTGCGTATAAATTGTGCCATTTTATTAAATTGTTCCATATTAGTAAAACCACGTGTTATAGCAAATCTTCGAAATCGAATTTCTTGTTTAAGTGTTTTTACTAATACTTCATTTTTTAAATTTTCACTTTTTAAAGTTTCTATTAACTTACTGTTATTTTTATTTCTTAATAATTGACTATTATTATTACTATGTTCAATATATTGATTAAATTTCTTATATAAGTTACTAAAACTATTTCTTTTATTATTATTAAAATATTTAAATTGATTACCTTTTAATAAAGATAATAATATCGGATCAATTTTTAAAAATATCTTTGTTTCAGAAGCGCTTGCTAATAATATTAATTGTTCTGTTTCACGAATAAGAGTATCCATATCTACATCTTCTTTAAGTATTACATAATCTTCATTATCTTTAATTATTACAAAAAAATTTTTTGTATAAGCTGGAAGTATTTTATCAAAAACATCTCTTTTTGGTCCACCGTAATCAATTACTTTATGATTTGAACCTTTATATTTAAAAGAAAACATTCCAGATAAATTTTGACTCATAATAAACTTGTATAATCCATTAAAATTTGGACAAGAATTATTTGAATTTTTTACTGGATTTAGTAAATTTTCTGGAATTTCGATTGGCTTTTCTCTTTGTTGTCTCGGAGGTCTTTGTATTTCTCGTTCTATATAATTTAGTTGTCCTATAATCTGATCTTTTTGTTGTGGTGATAACGAATCTCGAAATATAGTAGCATTATTTAAATCAGCACCAGTTAAATCAGCACCAATTAAAAAAGCATCAGTTAAATTAGCATTTCTTAAATCAGCATCTGTTAAATCAGCATCTGTTAAATCAGCATAAGTTAAAACAGCGCCAGTTAAATTAGCATTTCTTAAATCAGCATCTGTTAAATCAGCACCTGTTAAATAAGCATCAATTAAATCAACACCAATTAAAACAGCGCCAGTTAAATTAGCATTTCTTAAATCAGCATCTGTTAAATCAGCACCTGTTAAATAAGCATCAATTAAATCAACACCAATTAAAACAGCGCCAGTTAAATTAGCATTTCTTAAATTAGCATCTGTTAAATCAGCACCAATTAAAACAGCACCAGTTAAAACAGCATCAGTTAAATTAGCATTTCTTAAATTAACCGGATTTTTTCCATATATTTCCGATTTAATTAAAGATAATTCAGTGTTTCCAATTAATTTTCTTAATTTTATTCTGGTTCCATTATTTCTGTTATTTTCAGATATAACTAAACATACTCCAACATTAACATTTCCATCATTTTGATAAATATTATAAACACAATTTTCTACTAAATTATTTCCATCAAATAGTATGTTTCTGTTATTGTTTGAATTTCTTCTTCTTTGTTGTGGTCTCCTGTTCCGATTCCATTCACCATTTGAATTATTATTTTCTAATTGTCCTTCTTGTCTTCGTTGTTCTTGTCTTCGTTGTTCTTGTCTTCGTTGTTCTTGTCTTAGTTGTTCTTCACTTAGGTCTTCTATATATTTTGGTTGTCCAAAAATAGTTCCTTCTTCGGTTTGGGATTCAGATAATGAGTTTCTTGATATAATTGCATCAGTTAAAGTAGCATCAGTTAAAGTAGCGCCAGTTAAATTAGCATTAGTTAAATTAGAATCAGTTAAATCAGTTAAATATAAATTAACACGAGTTAAAATCGCACCAGTTAAATTAGAAAGAGTTAAATTAGAAAAAGATATATTAGCACCAGTTAAATTCGCACCAGTTAAATTCGAACCAGTTAAATTCGCATCAGTTAAAGTAGCATCAATTAAAGTAGCTCCAGTTAACTTAGAAAAATTTAACTTAGTATCAGTTAAAACAGCGCCAGTTAAATTAGAATGAGTTAAATCAGCGCCAGTTAAATTAACTGGGTTTTTTCCATATATTTCAGATTTAATTAAAGATATTTCATCATTTCCAATTAATTTTCTTAATCTTATTATGGTTCTATTATTTCTGTTATTTTCACCTATAACTAAACATACTCCAACATTAACATTTCCCTCATTTTGATAAATATTATAAACAATATTATCGATTAATTTACTTCCTTCAACTCTTCTTACTTCCATAATTATAACTAATATTATATTTTATACCACTCCCGCAGTATAGAATAAAGGATGTTCCCATTTTTATCAAACATCCGCCACTCCTCTTCAATCATAACAATCTCCCGACTAACTTTATCCTTCTTCGTTTGAATAACCAGACTGTCTTCTATACAACCAAACACATCGCTATCATTTATTAGGCTCTGGTCATATTGGTCCATCATCCCTTTTATTGAACCAAATTTGTTTAATATGACTTTCAGTCGCGTCTTATGTTCCGCCACAAATTTCCCCACCAACTTCGTCGATTTCTCCTGAACAACTTCCGTCGATTTAATAAATTTAAGAATCTCGACGATTATCTCCTCATTATCAAATTCCCTCTTAAAAGTATACATTTTCCGGATTACCTTTGAGAAGTCATTCTCATACATTATACAATATTTAATCGAAAATGCGAATAAGTCATTCATCTCCACGTTGAGAAGTCGCAACAGATTACAAACTAACTGACACCGCTGTAAAAAAAACAAAAAGAAAAGATAACAATCCGTAAGTGATATTTCTTTATCTTCTATATAATATTTTTCTATTATATTTTTCAATTGAATAATACCTTCCATATAATACAATAAAATAATTTTTAATTTTTAGATAAAAGTAATAGCGACCTAAATTTTATCAATGAACTCCCGAATGTGATTTGAATAAACTACATCCTTCGTCATCTCTTTTATTCCGCTCACTTCTAAAAATTCATCCACCCCCCTCTTTTTCCCACTCCCGTATAATTCAAGGTCTTTAAATACCAGCTCTTCCGCAATCCGCGACTGATAAAACCCCGCGATTTTACACAGGCGCAAAAAACTGATTAGGCCGTGGGCGTCAAACTTCTTTGCGTCAATATTCCGCAATTCCCAAAATGTCGGGCGATAATTTCGGTCCCAAAGAGTATAAACAATATTTTTGTCCGGCGTATAAACTTCTATCCCGCTCGTGTAAAAGCGAAGCGCCATCAGAAATTCTTCGCCCCAAAATATATTCTTCAAGTGGGGGTCGAATGGAACCGTTTTAAAAACGGCCCCATAACAAAAACTAAATCCAGCCGCCCAAAAAAGATTCTTTTCAGGGCGCTCCAATCTGACAGGAACAGAGTAAAAGACGGGGACTCCATTCCGTATTTTTTTCAACTTGATAACATTTACTTTATCCGTCTTCATGAGTTGGTCCGTTTTCAAACTGTATCCCACTGGATATGTGCTAATCACACAATTCTCCCTAAGCGATCGCAACATACAAACAAGCTGGTCATCCCAGTCTTGAACAAAACGCGTGTGGCTATCAATTTGGAGATAGAACTCCTCATTTTGATAAAGCCGGTTGTAAATAATATAACGCGCATACACTGGCCCCCGCGCATTCGTGTGTGGATGAACCAAGAGGCGAACCTGCTTCGCCGGACAATCAAATTTTAGTTCCACATCCTTATCCGCCAATTGAGCATAAACCCCGAAAAAAAGTCGGTTCTTATGTTTCGCATTTTTATATGCGTTCTCAACGGTTGGGATAACTTGGGAATCTCTATAACACGCAATTGATATAAAAATATCTCCCATAATTTTATATATATATTTATTGAAGATTCAAAACGAATTTACCGTTCCCATTACCAGAAGGTTTCTTAATTTTAATGCGCTTCTTCGTCGATTCCTGTGATGACACACTGCTAATAGTATCCTCTTGCTTTGATTGCGTCGGTGGCCGGTTATTCACCATCGATAAAATATCATCGACTCCACTTGGACCACGCATTTCTCGTGGGCCGGCCCCAGCCCCAGCCCCACCGCCTCTCTTATTCATCATCCCCTGCGCCTGATTCATCATCATCCCGAAAAGCGGGTCGCTGTTTCCACTCTTCGCTTCATTCTGCTTCATACTGTTCATCGCCGCCTGTTGGACATTTCTCGCCAACTCCGGATTTTGTTGAAGGATGTCTCCAAGCCCGGGCATCTTACTCTTAAACAGCGAGTTCGTCAAATGGAACATAAATGCGCTTCCACCAACCATCATAAGCAACTTTAATTCCGGAGCCACTTTGACTTTCTCCTTGTATTTTTCGTGTAAGTCCTCGAACACCTCATCATACTCCTGTAAATTCTCATAAATCGACTCAGACCATCCATCCAGCTTAATATTGAGGGGGTCAAACTTTCCATTCAAGAACTCAACACCGCTAGATACAGCCATCAGAATCTTCCTTTGGAATTTAATGCTCTTATCTACATCCCTCTGCTTCTTAATCCTCTCATACTCAAATTTAATATCATCATAATTCGATGTCATGTTGAACTTCCGACTCGCCTTAAATCCATTCTGCTCGAACCGCTCTAAACGATAAAGCATTTCCTGCTTCTCCTGATTAATTTCATCAATCGTCTTCTGGCGTTGAGGGGGGCGCCTTCGGGATGAAGCGGTCGCATTTGTTTCCTCTCCGCTCTGACTTGTAGTATTAGTCCCTTCATTACTAGTTTCGTCGCCTCCACTTCCGGATGAACTGGATTCATCATTATTAAATGGGTCGAAGTTATTTTCATCACTGTCGCCTTCGTGATTATTTTCTAAAAGACGGTCGGCGTCCCCTGTATCTTCCTCGGTCATAACTTCGGATTCAGTTATATATGTATTTTCGGTCTCTTCCTCCGATGAACTCATCCCCCGCGTCTTCTTGGGATTCCCCAGTAAATTTATATCATTTAATAACATATTCTCTTTTGGATTGTTATCTTCATTTAATTTTGGTCTCATAGAACTACTATTATTATATCGCGAACTTTTTAAATTATCATTTGACTGAATAATTCGAATATTCTGGTTAGGAACATTCATATTATCATTGTATTTAATTGTATTGGTATCGCTATCCTGAAATACTTTTATACTCATTAATAGGGTTAAGATTTAAGAATTTAAAATAACACGCAAAATGAATTATTTTAACTGCGAAACATTTATTTTCTTTTGTTCTAAACTTTGGTTATATCGGCGAATGACATTAATTGATTGTTCTAATTCGACTGCGGTTATTGGTGTTTCCTTTTTAATTTCTTCTAATGGCTGTAATCTAAATATTTTTCCTAAATAGATTTTACTTTTATCATTTAATAAATAATTGAATAATATTATAAAGACAAGTGTTGCTAATATTGCGATTTTTATATCTCTAAAAGCAATAAAAGCAATGAAGAATATAAATAATCTTCTAAAAAATGGGCGACTGAATATTCGTTCTATATTAGATGGAATTTCGGCGGAAACATACCGCCCACCAAATTGAATCGCCATTGTTGAGACTCCATTAAATATTCTATTTACTCCTATTGTTTGTAATAATAAATCAATCATTATTATTATTTTGTGATATTTTATTTATTTGTATATCTTCATTTTCAATATCATCATCAATTGTTATTTCTGTATTCGCTTGGGATTCAGTATCATAATTATCATCTATTTCTTCTTGGTCTTCATCTTGTTCATCTTGTTCATATTCTTCATCTAGTTCTTGTTCGGGTTCTTGCTCTTGCTCTTCAACAACCCTTACTTTCTTCAATATTGATTTCTTTTGTGTAAAATATGAAACTATTTTGTTTGTGTATTCACTAGGAGTAAAATAGAAAATAACAAACACGAATAATAAAACTAAAAACAATTTTTCATAACCATTAATATATACTAATAGAGCGATAAATATAAGTATTAGTGAAGCATCTTTCAACTTTAATTTAATTGTGCTTATTTCCATTTGCGTAAATAAAATAAATATAATTATTCCAATACAAAAAATGGATACAATCACTGATGATATACGACTATTTTCATTCATTTTTATTTTATTAAAATAAAAATATATACACAATCTTACTTAGTCTATTGGAATTGTTGTTGCTGTTGTGGAGACATAGACGCTATTTGAGGTGTTCCAGCTGGAAAAGTTGGCGCAGTTCCCATTGGCGCAGTTCCCATTGGCGCAGTTCCCATTGGCGCAGTTCCCATTGGCGCAGTTCCCATTGGCGCAGTTCCCATTGGCGCAGTTCCCATTTGAGGAGTCGCTATTTGAGGAGTCGCTATTTGAGCAGTTCCCATTGGAGCAGTTCCCATTTGGGGAGTCGCTATTTGAGAAGTTCCAGCTGGAAAAGTTGGCGCAGTTCCCATTTGAGCAGTTCCAGTATTAGGCAAGAAAGGATTAGAACCTCCAACAGTTCCATCAGAAGGTAAAGCCTTCTTTTCATCTTTCTTACCATTCCCACTCATAATACTTTCCATCGTAAAACTCTCCTCTACATCCTTCTTATATACAAGCATATTGGTATTCAAGAAAGCGATTGTTAGCAAGATTGCTAAAACGAAACCGCCATATGGGAATAAATCGAGCGCAAAGAATCCAACGATTAATAAATACACTGTTCTAAATATCCAGTTCTGAAATAAATTAACGAGCGCCTTCAAAAAGCCAGTTCCAGTTTGATAATAAGCCGAAAAATTAATGTAAAGAATATAAGCAATTACGATAGAATAGAGAATCGCGTTGAATATAATGTGTCCTTCAATCATTATAATATTAAATATATTATTTTTTTAATTGAAAATCATCCTTTATTTAATCCCATCTCTTTTCCTAAAACACTACACGCCCAAACTCCATCAACTTCATCTTCATTATTCTCCAATCCATCTAATAATGAATCTTTTTCAATTTGAAGTTGGGTAAATGATGTATTTTCTACTACACTAAATGCTTCTGATATCTCTTTTTTATACAATAAATAATATGTCAGTGAATAGGCTACTAAATATAACATACCAAAGAAACGACAATGTGTCGCCAATAGAATACCAACCATCAATAATATCAACTGGACAATCGGATTAATAAAAAAATACCGATATTTCTTCGATATATACAGTAAAATAACCAAACAATAAATGATAAATATTAATATTCCAAATATATGGATAGGAAGTTCATCCATCCCCATTTTCATCATTTTATATAGTATAAGATTTATTTATTTACTTTGTAAATAAATAGAACATCTAGATATAAATATCAAAGATATTTACATGTATGTGTATAAAAAACTTATTATTTAATTCCTTTTATTTTTTTCTAAATAATATTAGATGACATACTGCTCATTAGAAGAAGCGTGGGGAAGTGATTTTAGTTCCTCCAAATATTTTGAAAAAATAAATCAACAACCGCAACAGCAACAGCAACCACTCATTCAACAGTCAACCGTCCCACCCAATCCTCCCGAAAATATGAGAACATATCCAAAAATTAATAATCAAGAAACCGGTGATTTAGACAAATATTTTCCTTCCTATAATGGAGGAAATCCAATAAAAAACACGATAAAGAGCAATATTGTTCCCTATCAAGTTTCATTTCCCGACAAAGCAAAACGAAATTATACATATCCAGTCGAAGTTAATGATGATGATGATAATGATAGCGCCCTCGACCTTTTAGAAGATAACACAAATGATATCAAATACATCGATCGCCAAAGAAATATTAAATCATCCGAGAATTACATAACGAGCGAGGACTATTTCCTCTATAAGAAATATCTTAATTTAGCAGAAAAATACAAGCAGAAACTGAAATCGCGATACCGCAATTTTATGGAAAATGAAGAACCCCAACTCCAACGGCGAAATATCCAAGAGAATTTTGGGAATATGTCATCAACTGGTTCAGGAATCTACTCAATGAAAGAAGTTTTCATAATAATAATCATCGGAATTTTTATTATATTAGCGCTCGACATTTTCGTTAAAATGGGAGAACGTATGAAGAAATAGGTTTACGCATATTTCGTCTTGTAGAGCAATCCTCCACATACAAGAATAAATGCGATTATTATAAATATCCACATATTCTTTTGGTCCTCTTGTATCCGTTTCTTATCATACGGGGGTAATGGGATAACAATTGTTTTCGGTTTTTTTCTGGAAACAACAGCTAAATCACGTCCATTTTCATCCTCATTTTTTACAAATTGGGTTCTAGACGTTGGCATATAGGCCGACTGCGGTCTCATATTTGGCATAATTACATTATTTTCCTGAACATTTCTTTCCTCTAAATTATTGTTTAATAGTGGGTTTCTTGATACATATGTATCCGTGGATGACCCCCATGTATCCGGACCAAAATTAACATTTCCAGAATTACCACCCTCGCTGACAGCATTAAATAAAGAGCTGTCGCGCGTGGTCATATCAATTGTTGCCCGTGAATCACTTTTCCAATTATATGAGCTATTTCCAAATTCTCCTCCGGAATTAGACATTGGAACAATCCCCTGATATTCTGAATTACCTCCCATCTGAGTTAAACTTGAAAAATGCTCTAAATCACAAGCACCACCCAAAGAAAATATCGTCATTAATCTATATATAGATAAATTTTCATTGCTCAATTTACATTCCATATTATTTTAAAATATTCCACACTACCATGAAAAAATATGAAATTATTCAGTCAAACCATCATATTTTGCGTAGTCGCTTATTAAACCAATATTATCATGGTAGTTGGAATGAGTAAGAATTTAGGAGCAAATGCGAAAGAATATAAAAAAAACATTCTAATATTATAATAATGTTTAAATGTTCAATATGTAAAAAAACCTTCGATCGTAAATACAATTATGACCGGCATATTACAAGTAAGCACAATTGTGTGTATAAAGAAGAAGATGATGACCCCAATGAAGAAGAATCAATCCGTATTAATCTATTAGAATGTGAACACTGTAAAAAGACGTATTCCACTAAATTCAACCTCAATAAGCACATAAAAAAATGTAGTATTTTATCGAAGAAGAATGATGTCATCGAGCAAAAAGAGTCTCTATATAAAGAAAGAATTTCCCATTTGGAGAGTCAGGTCTTAGAACTAACTAAAAAAATCGGGAATACGTATAGTTATCAAATTAACCAACACTTGGACCAAAGTGTTCATCAACAAAATATACAAATTAATGCTTATGGGCATGAGAATCTCAACTATATAACGCCGAATCAAATCGAAAAACTTATAAGCCATCCTTCAACATGTCTCCCCGAATTCATTAAAATGGTCCATTATCACGAAGAACACCCTGAAAATCACAATGTCGTAAATATCAAGGAAAACATCATCAAAACTCTAAAATGTAAAAACAATTGGAAAATGCTTGATTTTGAATGTTTTGTCGAAAAATTCGCCATCGAAAAATATGACCAGCTATGTGATTTATATAACTCAGATGAAATTAACATTGATGATGTTATTCGTGAAAAATTTGAAGGTTGGGCCGACCAATTTGATTATACTGAGTCAAACACCCGTAAAAAGGCAGAAGAGGACGCAAAATTAGCGATTATTCTAGGTAGTCAGTGGTTAAGTGATAAGAAAATTACAAAAAGAGGCCTTAGGAGAATTCTTGATGGGGAAATGATGCTTCCAGAAGAAGATATGGAAGAAATCGAAAGAATCAAGAAGATGGTCGGTTGGGGAATAAATTCTAAGAGTAAAATAAAAAATTAGACTGATTGCGACTGCTTACTATATTGGGCGATTCCTTGAAGCAATGAGTCCGCCAAATCATCTTTCTTTGGATGAGACAGGAAGAACCTCTTCCAGTTATCCATTTCATCTAATACACAACTCACAATAAAAATAGAATCATTCTTTCTCTTTTTATAGGCTTTGTATTCGGACAATGGTTCCTCCTCTTGGGCTGGGGATGGGGCTGGGACTGGTTCTTCATTTGTAATCTTCTTATTCTTCTTTAAAATATTATCAACAATATTTGTAGGATTGAGCTTTTTCGTGGCGGAGAAGAATACGACCTGATTCAAATCTAGCAAACGCCCATTTTTACCCCCTATGAAGAAAAAGCTATAAATGAACATCTGGATAGATTTCATTCGCGGGTTCTTCAAAGCCGGTTGATTCTCAATCACGACCTCATTAACATCCTCAATCTTAATCGCATTCAAGCCATCATACAGGTTCGTATATAACTTTGTGTCATCACTCTTCATATAATCACATATTTTCGTCAGTTGCTCGGTCGTCTTCTTCGCGCATTTATTACAATACCCAAATATCCGAATCATAGACTCACTTATTTTTGTATGGAATTTTCGAGATTTCTCACCACATTCGCAACTCAAATCGCGCAACTCATACGGAAAATAATCAGGAGTCGCCTTATCAAAATTCTTCGAATGGACACGGCACAACTCCTTTCGGGCACCGTCCTTTATTATCCACGAGTTCGAGCAATTCCCGCAAACAGCGCCACTTCGGACTTCGGCCATACAGCGCTTTTCATTGTGGTCCGGAATCCACGGGTCCGACTTCAAATTAATAAGGCCCCACTCCTCTATTCGAATAATTGTTTTCGTTTCTTTTGAGAACTCGATTTTACAGTAGGCGAGATTCTTTATACCGACATCGAAAGATAAGACTTTGTAAGAGGATTCTGTCATATATTATTATAATGACTATTTTTTAACTTAAAAAAACGCGCACTAATTATAAATATAATATGTCAAATTATTATTTCAGACGGGCTTCCGACCTTAAAACGGACCAATTAGTCGATATTGTCATGGATATTGATAACGGCCACTATGATGAAACAGTTGATGAAAGGGAATGGTATGATAAAATTCATCGATTTCGGACCGAAATAATAGAGGTATTGCTAAAACGGTATCAGGCGCACTATTTGTATAATAGCAAGTCTGATAAGGAACTAAATCGCGCATATCGTATGTATTTGCGCCATTATATGTAAAAAATAGTTTAAAATTATTTGCACATTTATATGATATATAAAAATGAGTATGACTGGACTTAGAAGACAAGAAGAACTCGTTCATGGAGGAAAAACATTGAATTACCCGTCGAGCAACCTGATAATGTGGGCCGAATTATATCCGAATAAAAAGCAAACATGGGCGCATCGCTTCGGTTTAAGAAAGAATCTCGAGATTTCATACACTGGATTAATGGTCAAGGAGGCATACGAAGGAGTTGAAGCTATCGCAGAAGAGTGTAATGTTTCAGTGGAGTTGATATGGAAAGAACTCGCATTATATGAACCAAAAAACGGTTTTATTTTTGATTCCGACATTGAGTCCCCTTATCGAAAATTGGACAAATATGCGACATTATCTGACAGTGGTTCAGCCTACGCAGGAACTATGAGGACCATCCAATGGATTGCGAAAAATGGAGTTAATTCAAAATATATCAATGAAGATGAAAATGACTTGATATCAGAATTGTTTGCGAATGAGGATATGGTTCGTGTGTCAATTGTTTCACTGAGTTTTCTCGCATTTATTGGAAAAATCCTGTATGACGAAAATTCCAAGTGAAATCCCAAAGAAAAATTGATTTTTTAAAATTATAAAAATTAAATATATACAATATCTAAAATGGTCAAACAAGTAAAAGTAGTAATCAAAAAAAAAACTTCAACAAAACCGGAAGATGATATTTTAAGCAAGTTATCTTCTTTGAAAATGTCAGTTGGAAGTGGAGCCGTTATTTACGCTCGTCAGAGCGACATAATGAAGCACAGTCTTGACGACCAAGCTCAAAAAGCAAAAGAATATGCGAAGGCAAATGGATTCAAAGTTTTATCTGTTATCAAGGAAACTTGCTCCGGCGGGGATGTTGTAAAACAGACGAAACTTATGAATGCGCTTCTTGAAAATAAGGACACTCATTTCATTTTTTCACATACGGACCGCATCACACGCGACTTTCAAGGATTTTGCTCCCATTTCATCAATTGCTGTAATGTGAATCGCAATACGATTCACATTGTTAATGATGAATTAGTTTCATCTATTCCGCTACATTTCAAGAAGATTGTTTGCGGGATTATTGATGCGGAAGAGGAGAGGAAAACCATCAGTCGTCGCATAAAGTCATCGGTCGTTTTCAGAAAAAGAAATGGTATTTACAAGCCATCAATTTCCAAATTTGGCTCGATGTATGTTCGAGACCAAGAAAGAAGAATCACGAAAATTGTTCAATGTGAGCAAGAAGTGGATACGATTCGATTAGTAAATCTGATGTATTTCGGAGGGAAATGTGATGAAATTGAGAGACTTCTCATCAAAATCACGAAAAACCCGAAACACAAGATTTACAATTACGAATATGAAGAAAATGAAGTTCGCGAAATTAAACGCGGGAACATGACTTCAACGACGATTGCTGAATTTCTCAATCACATCCGGCTTTACAAGAGAAATCGTAAGTGGTCGGGCGCATCTGTTTTGAGTTGTTTGGAGTAAGAATTACTTCGCAATTTTAGGATAAAAATAATTATTTTATAAATTAAAAACATCCGCCATAAATTTTTTATAAGTATCTTTTATTTTTCTAACTACATCGGCTTTCTTTCTTTCAAAAAACGAAACTTGTATCCCTCCAAAACGACCCATCTTCTTCATTTTGGGAGCGTGTTTCTCAATGAAACACCAATAGAGGGAATCCCATATATCGCACCACTCCCCCTTTTTATAATCGCTCTTACGAACCATCTCATAATTTGATGAAGAAATATATGCCTTTGTCGTCGTCAAGCCCCCATCCGAATACAGGGCCATTGAATAAACGTTGTTTATCATGACCCAATCGTATGAATCAACTGCGAATTCCATGAACCACGCATACACATCGTCAGGATGTATCCCCATCAAATTCATCAAATTTCCAATTATCATGAGCCTCTCGATATGATGGAGATACCCAGTATTGAATGCCTTTTTAATAGTTGCGTCCAATATAGATAATCCGACGGTCCCATCATAAAAGCGCCGGTTCAACCTATTTTCCGCCTTGAAATAGTTCGTTGTTGTCATTTCTTTGTATATGTGGATGTAAGTATAACGACTAAACTCGCGCCAACCGATAACCTGTCGAATAAATCCCTCAATATTATTTATGGCGACCCCCTTCCCTTTTTCTAAAATCCTCTGGACCACATATTTCGGGTCAAGTAGCCCAATATTCAGCGATGAGCTTATCCCCGAGTGGAAAAGGAACGCATTTTTATATTTAGCATCCGGCTCCACAATGGCGTCCTCATATGTCCCAAAACTCTTCAAGCGCTCATTTATGAAGGCGTCCAACCACTTTTTAGCGTCCGCGAATGTTATCGGACACCAAAAACCCTGACATGTCCCATAATTACGTGGGAATTCTTTCTCAACTATCGAAACCGCCCCTTTAATATAGTCGGACTCCTTCGGAAAAACAACATCAGGAATCTTCGTCCCTTTTGGAATCGGTTTGCGATTTTCTCCATCATACGATAATTTACTGCCGGATAAAATATGTAGGCGGTCCCTTTGCGACTTGTAGAAGCTCGTTTGGAAAAATGGCTTCTTCTTGCTTTTGACGGACACGTAATACTCGCGCAATTCGGCCTCAGATGTAATAAAATTCGGGGTTTCCACTACTTCAAATTCCCTCTTATTTTTCTTACATTGTGTCTCTATTTGATGAAATAGGAAATGGTCAACTGGATTGTAAAAGGCGATGTCGCCATCAATTTCTTTGACAAAATCAAATGCCCCCCGATTCTTTTCTGGGATGGACGCAATTTTTATGTGGTTTATCGACTTTTTTAAAGATTTCGCCAGATAATCGCGGTAATACATTATAGACGCCAAATGAAGAACGAGCTTCTTTTTATTGAATACGAGCTTCTTTTCTCGATAACCGAAAAATGCGGGATGTTCAATCAAATATATATTTTTGTATTTTTTTAATAATGTGATATCTTCGAATAACTGATGTGGAAATATAATAAAATTAGTCATTATTTTATTATAAGAATAAAATTGATTTAATATTATTGTATTTGTATTATATATAAATGTCATCAATCTCAAAATACGACGAAATTCTTCTAAATCATCGTAAAACAATTCAATTAATTGAACCATATATTACGAATATAGCAGATACAGATTTTTTTACAGAATTAGAATCAATTGAGGACCCAACACCAGAAAATCTTCTCGCATTTTTCAAAGAAAATAAACACAAACTAAATATTCCACAGTTGGACAATTATAAAAATTTCGATCTTATTTATAGAAATAATACGGCGCAAGATAGGTATGAGATGAAATGGCACTATGATAATAAAAAACTAATAAAACACAAGATATCCGATTTACATAAGATTCACAGTATTCAAATTGTTCATATGGATGATAAATATATTTATGGATTATATACGAATAAACCAATCCGTTATACAATGATTATTTATATGGATACATATCGCGAAGATTTTATGGGAGGAGAGTTCAATTTTTATAATAGAACGATATATCCAAGAAGAGGAATGCTACTTTTTTTCAGTGCGGATGAATTACATAAAGTGTCGCTTCTCAAAAGCGGGCGACGACGCGCTGTCGTTGTAAAAATATACTAACTTTTTTCAAAAAAAAGTTAAATCAAAAAACATTTGATAAATATTTTGTAATATTTTTATCAAAAAAGTTAAATATAATTCTTGACTCAAATAACATCACAAAATTTATGAAAAATATAATTTAAACTCGTAATGTCCCCCATCATCTTCAAATGTAGTCGTCCCAATGAATCCACCAATAGCCCCCTCACATACTTTACACAATTTAACCCCCAATAAATCCGCCATTTCAGACTCCTTTTCTTCAACAAGTTCATTTCTCCCCAAATTCTTATATATTATAACTACCCTATCAGTTGGGACCAGCTCCTTCTCCTTCCGGAAGTTCATAATATGACGCGTTATCATTTTCATCCAATAAATTCCCTCTAACTCTTCATTCCATGTCAAATCGCTAACAATGATTATCCCACTCGCCTCATAAAATTGGACATATTCTCCTTCGCCAACTTTCGCCTGATTAACCTTCGCAACAATCCGGACATCATCTTCACCAAAACGGACCCCTTCAATAAAGAAGCTCTTTTCTCTAATATAAAGTTCCAAATTCTCATCAGTCATATACTCCGCAATCTTCTTTTTCATCTCTTTCGCCTCTTCTTTGAACCGTTTCCCAAAGTTAGACATAACAATTTCATACCCATATTTTATCATCGACAAATACTCACACGTCATATCAATCGCGACTACATTAAATTCCTTCTGAAAAATATCCTGTAATTCTTCAATAACGGGGACTAACCGCCAATTTTTAACGTATATCTTCTGCTTACAAACGGGCTTCTTCGCGCTTTTCAGAACTTTGCTCCGGAGTTCTCCACGGGCCTCTATCAGCGTCTCAATAAACTCAAACCCCTCTCGCCCCAAATAAGTGCTCGAAATATCCAATTTTTTCGGTAATATCTCCAAATGGACAGACTCAAATTTATATGTGTTTCCTCGAATACCGCACTTCAAAAGGTCCAACTCCTTCCAAAAATACTCGGCCATAAATGGAGCAAATGGCGCAATCATAAGAGAATACATCCGAAATACATAAAACAGCACATTCAAGCTCTCTAACGCATCAATCTGTGTAATCATCGACTTCAAACGCATTTTGTTCATATTTAAGTATGTCTTGCTTAACTGATTAATAAATCCAACCATATTGCGAACAATTGGGAATAAATTATAGGCTTCCATCTCCCGATGAATTACCATAATAAAATCGCTCAAATATTTGAGAAGCATCATGTCCATTAGATTAGATGTATGTGGGACACCCTCAAAGAAATTGAAATTCTCCCCGTATTTCTGCGCATATAAAGGAATCATCTGTTTCAGAAAAATAAGAGTATTATGCGAATAAATGTGGAGACTCTGAGTAATCAACTTGATTCCATCTTCCTTAAATTTCATCGACTCCCCCCGAACGACGCCATTACTTATTAAATAAAGGCGCAACGCATCGGCGCCATGTCTATCAATAATGATATTCGGGTCCTCGAAGTTCTTCTTCGATTTACTCATCTTCTCGCCATCCTCCGCTAATACCAACCCATTCACAATGACATTCTTATAAGGACTCATCCCCGTCAGCGCGACACCCAAGACCATCAGCGTATAAAACCAGCCCCGCGTTTGGTCAAGACCCTCCGCAATGAAATCCGCGGGGTATTTCTCATTAATAAAGGGGACACTCCCACTCTCGAACCAGCAGTCGAACACTTCATCAATTCGGTGATAAACTTTCCCATTCCGGCGAATTTTAATCCCATCCACGTGATGACGATGAATATCGGTTATTGGGTCATCGCACTCCCACTGTAATTCTTCTACGGACCCAATACAAATAATGTCGCCATCATCCGACTTCCAGAGGGGAATTGGCGTCCCCCAATAGCGATTCCGACTAACACACCAGTCCCGAGCATCTTTCAACCACATCCCGAAGCGCCCATCCTTTATATGATTGGGCATCCAATTCGTCTCCGCCTCATTAACGGCGACCATCTTATCGCGAATCTTCTCAACATTAATAAAAATACAGGGGACAATCCGATACATAAGTGGCGTGTTGCTCCTCCAACAATATGGATAGTCATGATTTTCATATGTCAGCCGGAAAATAACGGGCTCCAGTCGCTTTAAAACAATCTTGTCAGCATCCTTAAAATAGACCCCACTTAAAAAGGGGACATCATCCGTCATATAGCCATTCGCATTAAAAGGACATGTCGGTAATCTCGTCTTCTCAATGACCGCATTCTCCAAACAGACGCGGTAATCATCCTCACCGAAGGCGGGGGCCAAATGAACAATACCTGTCCCCGATGTATTATCTACGAAGCGGTCGGCAACAACGCGAAACTGATGTCCCATAATAATATCAGGGAACGGCGGGGCGTATTCGGTCCCTACTAAATCGATACCTTTGATAATATTCACGGGCTCTTCTTCAATCCCGAACTTTCCAGCGAGTTCGACTAATAGAATAACCAACTCCCCATCGCGCTCATACACTCCATAATCCAAATCCGGATTTACGCAGACCGCCATATTACACGGAAGGGTCCATGGCGTCGTAGTCCAAACAAGGAGAGATGTTGATAATTGGGCGCCAAATACTTTGAACCGGAGGACGACCGAGGGGTCGCGAACACTCTTGTAGTTCGATTTAGCCTCAAAGTTGGATAGGGGGGTCGCGCAACCACAACTGTATGGCATAACCTTAACGCCCTCATATACGAGCCCGAGGGCCCATAATTTCGCGAAGACTGTCCAAACCTTGTTCATAAAATCGAGGTCCATCGTCTTATAATCATTTTCCATATCCACCCATCTACCAATGCGATCAATTGTGTATTTCCAATCGGACGAGCATTTCATAACAATCTTTCGACACTCCTCATTATAATTGGCGATTCCAAATTTTAGGATTTCCTCTTTCGTTTTTATACCTAACTTCTTTTCAATTTCGAACTCAATGGGAAGCCCGTGGCAGTTATGAACGACGATTCCATTCGCAATGAAATTATGGGTTTCCTCAACGGTTATGTCGTATACTCTCCGCAATCCAACACTCTCTTTATGAACAACTCTGGTCTGTGTTAGCAACGGCTTCACGTCGTATCTGTATCCCACCAATAAGCGAAAATTGCTCAAATATGGGGATTCTTTGTCTCTATTCAAAAATAGACTGGACTCACAAACGCCATGTAATATATTATTGACGATATCCACGTGATTCTCATTAAAATTTGAATACAAACCAGAGAAAAATCCGGCGAAAAATTCATATCGTAAAAATAGAGGGGTTTCCACTTTCGATACAACCGCCGGAATAATTTTATCAATCCCCATTTGAATAAATGACGCAGTTAGAACATTGGGGATTTCTACCATATATTTTGAAAAAGTAGGTTCGTATCTTACAAAGGATTCATCGCTTGTAAATAGGGCGATATCTCTCAAAAATAACTCAGGGACTTCTCGGAATAATACGTAAATTTTATTATTATTGGCGAAACCATTTCCGCTGACGCATCCGAATAAACGGAAATATGCCAAACAATTCATCTTATTGTCTAAACTGCTACATGATAACACGAATGCGTTTGTCTGAATCGTCCAATTATACGTATTCATATAATAATATGGAACAGGATTTACCGGCGTCGAATATATTATCTCATCTTGAATTTCTCCAGCTTTCATCCAACCGTAGTCCGTATATAAACGATGGTCCGGTGTACAAACGAGGGATGTATTGTTATCGAAAAATAACTCAATACATTCGCGGTCTCCCTTACAAATGAAATTTGATGATGTGCGATTTGTTATCGTTTTATCGGAAATCACACACGTTGCGACTGAACCAGAATATTCGAAGAGGTCTTCAATAAATAGGCCGGTTCCATTGTCCAAATTGACGATAGTCCCCTCCGCGATACAATCCCATCCCCATCTTCGGGGGACATTATATCCAGTCATCGCCCAATATCGAGGGAATATATCTTTGATTGTGCTCGCGACAATATGACCATAATGTGGATTACCAGTACAAAAGGGAGGGCCATCATAAAATACTTTCGTTGGATTATCTTTATTCTTTTCTAACTGCTTCTTGAATGTGTCATCTTTTTTCCATTCTTCAAGAATTGCTGTTTCTATTTTAATATTGTTCATTTTCGTTGTTTATGAATAATAGTCAGAATTCTTTAAGTTATAAATAGTATAAAGAAATCACGATATCATTTTATATGGATAAAGTATGTCGCGATTTTATGAACCACGCGTGTTCTCGTAATCCGTGTAATTATATCCATGACAAGAATCTTTGTTATGGATTTTGGAAGGGGGGAGCCTGTAAGTGGGGCGCCGATTGTAAAAAGAATCATTACGTTAGTGAAGGAGAAGCCGGAAATCACAGCGTTCATAAAAAGAACACAGCTGAGTTTGAGCCGAATTACGAGCCGTGTGATATGAGAGTCATCGTTGATACAAGCCAAACTAAATTTAGCAAGGATATTCAAACGCGGGATGTAATATTGATTCCGGATTTTATTCAAGGACCAATGATATACGAGAAATTAGTGGATGAAATTGTGAAATGTGGTGGAGAAATATTCAAGCTGTGGCATGGAGATACGCATCTCATCGCCGACGATAAGACGAACTGGAAGCAGAGATGTCCGACTTTTAACATGGTTATAAACCGGATAGCAACATATTTCGATATGGATATAAAGGCGACCCGTTGTAATTGGTATCAAGATAGCTCTGACTGGAAGCCGTTCCATCATGACGCGAGTGCGGTCAAAGAGGATAAAGCAAAAGTCCAAAACATGACAGTTGGCGTAAGTTTTGGGAAGACACGGGAAATCGCTTTTCAAGAGAACAATAGTCGGAGAACTGTGGCGTTTCCTTGTCCAAATGGTAGCGCTTACGCTTTCTGTAAAGATATAAATGTCAACTGGAAACACGGAATATTACCAATTCATCCGGATAACTTCTCACAGGAAGGGCGTATATCAATTATTGCGTGGGGATGGAAACATCAACCCACCCCTTTTTCTCTCTTCGAGAGTAAAGGTGCGAACAGATAAAAAACTAACGTTTTTTATCTCTTTAGTTTAAATGACTTTGTCATTTAAACTGACCCCCCAAAATGACCAATAAAAGTTATTTTATTTTTTCAAAAATACTTTTTGTATTTTTTATCAATATCAACTACGATTTTATGTAATACTTTGATTACATCAATATACTTCGTAATGAACTTAACAAAAGGTTCAACACGAACTTGTGGAATTTTCGCACTCGGTTTAAGTTTATAACCTTTTGATATTGCCTTATGGCCATTTATAAATATCTCTAAACTTTTTATTAATTTGGTAAGTTCGGGGATGTTCTTCTTCATATTACAGTTTTTTTTCATACAATCAACAGACTTCTTACTAAAAAAGCGCTTCGAGAATTGCTTATAGGATTCCATTGTTTTTTCGATAAGTTGGGGAGATATCTTCTGATTGAGACGCATTTTTTTACCTATGTTATTGTCGATTAGTTTTATAAGTTGTAATACATATATTATGGAATCGGAAATGCAATTATATTGAATACCACATTTTATCATAGGTTGGGGTAAAATATTATCTGTTTTCATTTATTATAATAATATATTATATTTTTATAATACGAGCAACGCTCGTAAAAAACGGAACCTCCCCGTGGAGGCGAAACCGTTTTATTCATCTGTTGGGGAGGGGCGATTCTTCAGCTCCAAAAGAAACAAATCAGCAGCCTGTACATCAGGATTTTCCGCGTCGATAAGGGACTTGCGATCTCCCTCTTCTTCAATTTTATTTATAGGACCAAAAGAAGCAGTGGCATCCACTTTGGCAGCATCCCTAGCAGCTCTTGCTTCTTTAAGCCTTTGCATCAGCTTTTCGTTCCGTTCACTCAATGAAACTGAGGGTGTCAATGCTTTGTTGAGGCTTACACAAGCTATCTGTACTTCTGGCTTGGTAAAACTGGTCAACGAACGAGCTCCCCCAGAAGCGAGTAATTTCACTGATTCCGGTTTAACTTTGAGCTCTTTCGCTATTTCGGCGATAGTTTCATCAGAAATAGCTTGATGGCTGGATAAATTGCCAACAGATTCATCATTGGCAGTCAATTTAGCCATCAATTTAGCTTTTTTGATTTCCGCGTTTTTAGCGGCAATCTGAGCTTTCGAGAAGGCCGCTTTCAGAACTTTGGCTTCAGCTTTCGCTGCATTGAGAGTCTCCGCATCATGAAGGTCTTGAGCATCCTTTTCAGCTTGATCTTTCATTTTCTTTTCCTCACCTGTTATTTTAACAGGATCAGCAGCAGCCTTGGCTTCAGCAGCAGCCTTGGCTTCAGCAGCAGCCTTGGCTTCAGCAGCAGCTTCAGCAACAGCAGCAGCCTTGGCCTCAGCAGCAGCCTTGGCTTCAGCAGCAGCCTTAGCAGCAGCAGCAATTTTGAAGGTGTATGCCGTTCGATCACGATTCTTCTGTGAAGCAACATTCACTGGTTCTGGATTGATGATACCATGTGCTTTCAAAAAATTGAATGAATCATCTGTGTGTTCGAAACCTAGGTTTTTCATAAACTCAAAAAGCTCCCACGGCAGTGCTTTTGGATTCGTCCAATCAACGATATTAGTTGTGATTCCATCTTCAAGAAGCCTTTGTTGTTTCTCATCGGAAATGAAGTCGATGATAGCGTGTACCAAAAAGGCTTTACTCTTATGATCGTCCTCCTTAGGACAACTCATCTTGCGATCCTTCCGTTCCTTATCCTCCAAAAGCAACGCGTTAACACTCTTCTGAATATCCATAATCTCAACCTGAGATATTTTGGTAATGTACCCATGGTTCATCAAAACCTGCCAGATTTCCACGTGGTGAATACGTGCGACTGCTGGAATAACCACAGTAAAGAAGTTGTATACCGCCGAAAGCACTAAAGACATGATGTAATGTTCTTTGGAACCCAGTTTCAGGAAATCCATGTCTGGATTGTAGGGTGGAACAATAGATCTCAATTTCGCACTGATACGGATTGTTTTGGAAACGTCGTTGATCTGGAAGAATGGTTTCCCATCCCGTGTTTCAACTAAGGATAAGACAACTGGATGAACACCAGCCCTCAAACATTCCATATAGGTCGCAGTATTTCCCAATATAATCGATCTGATCAATTTTCCAGCATCGGTTTGGTCAAACAGGCCGTTGACACGAGAATAATGCTCTTCAGTTGGGTGAAGCGGTTTCCGATGTGCATCGATCATGTCGTTGTGAATTTTCAAGAGTTCATTGAACTCCTTCAAGTCGAAGTTAACAGCTTCCGCTGCGTGTTTGGTAGTATCCGCCTTCATTTTGGACACGAAACTAGCTCGGGCAGGTTCAAGCAGTAATATAGCAAGAAAATTTGGTGGAAGCTTACACATGAAGCTTTTTTTATCACACAAGAGTTGTTCATGACGTATGCTCCAAGTGTTAATTTCACTCTGATAGGCGGCTTTTGTCAAAAGAGGTTCAAGACCTCGGAAAAAATCAATTTTTTCAACCAAATCGTTGGCAGTTTGCTTCGAGAGATGACATTCTTGTTTGAAAAAAGTAGTAGTAGCAGCCTTCGCTTTAGCAGCAGCAACCTTCGCTTCAGCAGCAGCCTTCGCTTCAGCAGCAGCCTTCTCTTCAGCAGCAAGACGCAGACTAATCGTCGCTTTTTCTACTTCATCCAGTTTTTTCAGATTCTTGTGAGCATTCTCAGCAAGAAGTTTCTCTCTTTCAAGTAGCGCGTTTATCGCAGCTTGTTCTGGTGTTTCAGCAGCAGGAGCAGCAGCAGCAGCCGCAGCAGAAGAAGCAGCAGAATCCAAAATCATTTGTTGTTTGGCGTTTCGCAACCTCTCCCGAGTTGACAGCTTTTTTATTTCTACCTCCGTAGAGGCAGAATTGCTTGAATCTCCCATAGGAAATTCAGTATTTGTTTGTGGAGTTGACGGAGTCGACATTCGTTAATAAACAGACTAGCAAATTCATAAAATTTTTGAACGATTTTACCATCAATTTTTAAATAATAACACGATATTTCCAATAACGTATCCTAAAAACTTTTTCAGAATCCCCAAAATAAAATTATAAAAATTGATTTTTTATCTGACCGATAATCATTTAAAATAAAATGAAGCGCTATTTAATTGACCACCAAGTGAATAAAGAAGAAGGCCCAACCCACACATCTATGATGGGCGGTTTATATAAAATTAAACCGTCTGAACGCGATAAGTTTTGGTCCATCTATTTCAATCACACTATTACGGAAGCAAATGATTCATTCCTAACAGAGAAGCACCCCGAGAAATTTTCGAAAGTGTTCGTAGATATTGATTTACGACACGACTCCGAAAGATACGATTCCCGCCAGTATGACGACGATTTCCTCACTCGTGTATTACAAACTTATTACGCCGGATTTCAGGAATTGTTCGGTAATACTCTTCAACAGAAAGAATCATACGCATACGTTCTTGAAAAAGAGCACCCCGACCTCGATGAAAAGCGGAACGTTCTGAAAGACGGGATTCACATAATGTTCCCGTTCATCTGTATCAAATACAGCGCCCAGCACTGGCTCCGGAAGTTCGTCGTTGATAAAATGAGCGAAGATCCCATTTTGGCAACATCCACTTCATCAATCCAGAGTATTATTGATGAGGCCGTTGTCGAGCGTAATAATATTATTATGTTCGGGAGCAAGAAATCCCCGTCGTCCCAAATCTATAAGCTTACTCGAATATTCGATATGAATATGGAAGAGATGGAGCTCCCCGAAATCAATATCCAACTCCTCAAAGTTCTCTCTCTCCAAAATAATTTTCCAGAGAAGGAAACCCTTATCGATACAATTATCGAGAAAGATAACGAAAAGAAGAAGAAAGGACTCGACGACATTCTGGGGGAACAAAAGCCGAATGAAGTCGAAGTGTTGATTGAAGAACTCGTCTCCAAGAAGAGTCCAGAGTATTTGAAGGCGCTCCTCTCTTTATTGAAGCCGGCCCGTGTTGAAGAATACAGCGACTGGTTCCGTGTTGGAGCAATCCTTCACAATATTAATAATGATTATATCAACTTATGGAAAGAATGGTCATCCCAATCGTCGAAATACGATGAGGCCCATTGTGAGCGCCTCTGGCACAAATACGCCACATACCCCAAGGAAAATCAAGCAAAAATTGGTTCCCTCAGAAGAATGGCGTGGCACGATACTCCCGATAAGTATTTCTCGATTGTCGAGAAATATGCGGGGGAGGATGACCTGACGAACTATATTCGTCGCAGTTTCCGTAATACGCATACTGACTATGCAGAATTGGCCCATCACATCTTGTCCGAAAAATACAAGTATTCAAAGGGCGTCTGGTATCGTTATACGAACCGGTGGCAAGTATTGGATGAGCCGGTCCCCCTATTGAAGGACATAACAATCCACGTCAAAGGGGCCCTCCTCCGTTATAGCGCGATGTTGAGCACCAAAATAGCGGACACTGAGCAACAATCAGGGGATATGATTCCCGAGAGCGACCCGACGAAAGTTATGAAGATGGCGTGTGAGAAATCTATCCACACTCTCAGTAGCGCGACCTACAAGAATTCAGTAATGAATGAGTGTAAGGAAGTGTTCTACGACGAGAACTTCCATAAGGAGCTCGATATGGACAATCATTTGCTGGGCTTCAATAATGGAGTCTATGACTTGAAATCGGGGCTCTTTCGCGACCAGAAGCCAGATGACAAAATCAGTTATTCGGCCGGATACGACTACTCCCCCGATGTTATATCATCGATCCGTGATGAGATTATGGACTTGTTTCAGAAATCGCTTCCTAGCGCAGACGTTTGCGAGTTCGCCCTCCTCTTTTTGAGTTCGACGCTCATCGGAACGAACAAGAATGAGCTCTTCGTCAATTTTGAGGGAACTGGTGGAAATGGTAAGGGTGTTATTACGACACTACACGACAACTCCCTCGGGGACTACGCCGGTATTTTGGATAATTCATATATTACTAATATTAGCAACTCGCAGGAGGGCCACAATTCGAAGCTGATTAGCATTTTTAAGAAGCGGTATGTTCAGGTGAATGAACCGCCCAATGAGAAGAAGCTGAACATCGATTTCATTAAGGAGATTACTGGTGGGGATAAGATTCAAATTAGGAAGGCGCATTCTCCGAATCCGGAGATGACCGATATCCCGAAATTCACGCTGGTTATGCTCTGTAATAAGATGCCTAAGATTGAGGATGTTCATGATGGCGGTTTCATCCGTCGCTATGTGGGAATTAACTTCCCGAATAGGTTCGTTATGCACGAACCGAAGAAGGCGAATGAGTTTAGGGCGGACCCGAACTTAAAGCCGAAATTGAAGGACAACATTCAATACCGCCAACAGTATATGCTCATTTTGCTCGACTATGTCAAAATGTATATTGCGAACAACCAGAAGCTGGTTATTCCCCCGCTGGTTTCTATGAACTCCTCGCGGATGTTGAAGAATCAGGATAGTTATAGCGAGTTTCTGGAAGAACAGATTGAAATTACTGAGAATGTTTCAGATGGAATTATCATTCGGGATTTATTTTCGATGTTCAAGGACTACTATCAGGAGCATATTAGCGGGGGTAAGCGGTCCCCTATTACGCAGACTGAATTCATTGAGAAAATGAAGACTTGTTTCGCGAACTATGAAGTCGAGTTTAAGAACAATATTAAGATTGGCGGACTGTCCCGAGGAAAAGGATTCACTGGAATCCGTATTCGAGATGAGGTCGATGATTCAGAGGAGTAATCAATCAATCCTCGGTTATTATTTCAATTAAATTTATTATTATTTTATAAGATGGAATCGCACATTAAAGATGAGATTGCGCAATTACTTATTAAACATCGTGCGGTTCAATCGAGTGCGTATATGGAATATGCAAATAAGCGTCCACTTATTATACATTGCTGTCATCACAAAACGGGGACTGTCGTCATTGAGAAAATATTAAGGGTAGTCTGTAATTATTTCGGGATGAAATACCAGTATTGCGCGCAAGATAAATTGGAAGCGACTACGGATGTGTGGGTTGAACATCATAGTCATATTGATTTTTCGAAGATAGACCGCCCAATTATTGGGACGCATATGATAAGAAACCCTTGCGCAATTATTGTGAGTGCGTATGAATATCACAAGAAAACGATAGAACCATGGGCGAACAAGAAGATTGCTGAATATGGGAATGAAACTTATAAAAAGTTGCTAAACCGCCTAACAAAAGAGCAGGGTGTTATTTTTGAAATGAAGAACGACCTTTATGTGGAGAGTAGCTTTAATACATTATCTGATATCTACAAATGGGACTACTATATGACAAACTTCTTAGAATTGAAATATGAGGATTTGATGACTGATTTTGAAGGGGTTTTAAAGAATATGTTTAAGCATTACGGTTTCACGAAGGAGATGATTATGATTTCGCTGGAATTGGCGAAGCCCCACAATATAAGAAACAAGAGCAATGATGACCTCAAACGGAACTCGCATATAACAAACAAGAACATCGACTTAGAAAAGTGGCGGGAGTATTTTACTAATGATAAAATTGCGAAGCAGTTTTTAAAAATATACCCGAAAGACATATTTGAAAAGATTGGATATCCACTCGATAAATTGAGTGGAAAGAGAGAATCCGATAAGTTAGAGGTTGATGAAATTCTTTGAATGGGGTGTCCATCTTGATGATAGGATTATCTTTTCTATTAAAAACCAGAATGCGATTAGGACAATAATGACGGCGATTGAGAAAAGTGTGTCGTGAAATAGTGCGAAGAATAGGACAGTTAAATATCCGGCTATACATATCCGGCGTAAATTGAGGGATGTATCATAATTTATAAAAGTGTATGCTGGGATATCGCGGGTTAATCGTTTGATTTGGGGAAGTTTATCTTTGCAATGTTCATATATGTATTTTGAGTCGCAATAAACGGCTTCTATGCCTAATTTTTCAATTATATTCTTTATTTTATTAAAATGATTTGCCAAATCATTTTTTCCAACAGGGTAAATTAGCGTTTCTATGGGGATATGAGTTGTTTTAAATTTTGTTATCGTATTTGTTATGAAGATGTTTTTCATAATTAATAATGTTTAATATTTATAATTCCGATATTTTACTTAGATATTATATTTTTCTTTATAAAAATATATAACAATGAATAAATATTTAGCCATATTTTTGAAAAACGCCTTGTTTAGTGGAATATTGGTTGGAACTGTTATGGTTCTACTGGAAATGAAATTTTTTAAAATTGGGGGCGTTATATATGGAGCTTTACCAATGGGTTTCACATACATTATGGCGAATTATTATTTAAAGGATATACCACGGGAGGAGAAGGTCCAAAAGTTATTACATTTTGCGAATTATACGATTGTAGGAGGAGTTATGTTCGAGGTTATAATGGCCACCTATTATTACATACTATTATGTTGCGACAATTTTATATGGGCTACAATTGGATTCATTGTGTCTGCTGTTTTAAGTGTTGCTCTGATTGTTTGCAACATGGACTAGCCAACCCCTTTTTCCCCGCAAGCGGGGTAAAGGTGCTAACCCCCAAACAGGTATTGTTTCCCAAATATTTAATGAATTAGAATTGTGTTTCCCAAATATTTAATGAATGAGACTTGTGTTTCCCAAATATTTAATGAATGAGACTTGTGTTTCCCAAATATTTAATGAATGAGACTTGTGTTTCCCAAATATTTAATGAATGAGACTTGTGTTTCCCAAATATTTAATCAAGTATGTATTTGTATTCCCAAATATTTATTCAAAATATGTTCTTTCCATTTATTTTTTCTATAAAAGAGTATGTTAAAAGGAAAATATCTAAAAAGGCCTTCGCCACCAGTTTCCGCCCAAGACCACCCAAACAAAATAATGAAAGGAAATGACGAAGATGAATACGTCTCCAAACCGAATAAAAATGGTATTTATAAATGGCATAAGCTCGTTTGGAAAAATACGGCCGAAGAATATTACATGCAGTTTCCCGAGAATTATCTAAATAAAAAATTCTATAAATACGATACAACTCAACTACTCAAAAAGTTCAAAAAAGTCGCGTCAGAACTGAAAAAGAACAATATATTGTTTTTAGAAATAGGATGGAAGCGCGTGTATCATTTTATTGATTTCGCATGGGAAGATGCGGATAAGATGGCAAAATATAAAACGCCTTTCATATTTTACACAAGTCAATCGCTTTTTTGGTCAAAAAATAAGGGAGAAATTGATATAAAATGGGACCTTCCAAAGAAAGAGTTTGAAACAGTTGATAAAATACTGAAAGATGTATTTGGAAGTAAATATGTTCGACCTAAGAACAAAAATAAGGCAATTATAATCAAAATTTAGAATTTATCATATTTCCTTAAATTCAATTTTATTATCATTTTCATTCATATATTTATAATATATCGCTTTCTTTTTTATTTTTGTATAATCTTTAATGCTATGAATTATTATCTTATTCGCAGTATTTACCGTAATCATTTTTTTAGAATCATTAAATTTAATTGATAATTTAGCTGACTTTCCTTTTTTACCGCCAATCCAATAACTACGACTTTTATCTCGACTTACATATACAAATATCTTATCTTTTGATATAGATATATTACACCACGCATTTTTACTTGTTTGTAAATCACTTTTATAATATATATCTGCTTTACTCTTTTTTAACTTAATTTCAAACATTTGATATTATATTTATATAGATATAATAATTTATAATAATATTTTATATTCATCTCTTATATATTTGGAAAAATATCCAGAAACAATAACTATTTGGAAAAATATCAGGAAACAATAACTATTTGGAAAAATATCAGGAAACAATAACTATTTGGAAAAATATCCGGAAACAATACCTGTTTGGGGGTTCGCACCTTTACCCGCGTATAGCGGGAAAAAGGGGCGGTTTGGGGGTTAGCCCCTTTACCCCGCTGGCGGGGAAAAAGGGGTTCATTCGTTCTCCGCATACAAGCAATAAATATCCAATCTACCCGTCCGGCCCAGCCGTTGCGCCCGTCCAACAACTTGATTCATATTATCCTGCGTCATCTTGTGCATGATAATAACAACATCCGTTTTTTCCAAGTTCAACCCGCTACCGCAGTAGGTCGCATTTAAAAATAAGTTCTTTATATCTCCACAATTGTATTGTTCAATCAGGTTCGTAATATGACCGATTGAGCCTTTCAACGGGTATAACTCATTCTTCCGAGCATTCCGGAAAGCTTCACCAAGCTGTGATACATTTCCCTCAAATTCTGAAAAAATCAGAATTCTCTTCGTCTGTTCAATCTGCGTCCGCAATAAATGCTCCAAGTTCTCAATTTTGGTATGTTCAACAGAAACCCATTCCATTGGCTCTTTCTTCTTAGATGCTCGTTCACCTTTGAATTCACCGACATACAACAATTTCTTCAAGTCCAGTGGGGCCCTACATAATGGACAAACAATTGGTAAATTGTTCTTTTCCTGATGTGAATAATGGGCCGTAATACTCTCTAAATCGAACTTGTTATTACAGCATCCAGTAATGACTGGCTTCATAATATCAATGTGCATTATGGGGTCAATATCGCATTCACTAATGCGCTTCTGAACATCCATAATCTTCTCATTAATCTTATCAATCTTCTCTTGCGACTTCGAGATGGATTCCTCCTTCATTTGTTCCGTTGCATAAATCATGATTTTCTTCGTCTCATGAATCATCCGCGCATTCTCCAAATCATTCTGTAAATTCTTACATAAAACTTGGATGATATTGCTTTCGCTAACGGTTGGTATTCCCAATGTTGAGATAACGCCCTCGACATCCTCGGCCAAAAGCATATTCCGTACTTCTTCCGTAATAATCCCCGAAAATATATTCAATAGGCGCGATGTCTTACAACGAATCATGACCGTATTTGGACTCTCCAATTGGATACTTGAATCAATATATTCATCATTATTTTTGATAACATTGTGATTCAATGATGAGTAGTAAGACCACATATTGATGTAATCTTTAATGAATCCATTATTAGAATGGCGAAATAAATCATTTAGAGATGATGATATAAACCAGACAAAGTTAGCCTGTAATTTCATTGAATTTGGGATATTAATTGCATGAACTTCATCGACAAATATGCGACTCACCGTTTTTTTTATTGAATTATTCCATTCCAATGCGAAAATGTTCCAAAATTTGTTTGTAACCAAATATACAACATTCTCCGTTAAATCTTCGAAGAGTTGTCTTCTATTAGAAGCGTCTTTTTCCTCAGTATATTTCTTGACTTTGTCATGGAAAACACTGTAATCTTTTGAGCAATGAATAATAAGATATCGAATATTTGTATTCTTCGTAATATAACCACACCACTGCGATAACAAATTGTGTGGAATAAGAATAATATTAGCACTGACTGTATTTGACATCGTGTTTATTTTTCGGAATGAAGAATGCGTAATAACACCACCGCCATATCCATTCGCAATTCTTCTATAATTGATGACCGGTTTTTTCATTATCATCGCTAATACGACGAATGATTTACCGGACCCTACTTTACAGGCTAATATCCCGAATGTTGAAAAATAGTATGTCTCATTGATGAGTATTCCTTCATTACTTTCAAGCATAAGACAGTGATAAAGAGCGGTCCTCTGATGATTCATCAACTGGATTTTCAACCCTTCTACATTGTTTTCTTTGGGATGCGTATCATCCAGATTTTTCAAATCATAAGGGACTTCTTGACTATTATCTAAATTAAATGATTCCATTTTGTTATTATATAATAATCACGTATTTTTAAATTCATTTTTTACATTTTATAATTATTTCGAATATATTCTAATACCAATATTCGGTTCCATTGTAATCACAACAGGCTCCTTTCGTTGCGAGGTCCAGCTTCATTTGTTGAATCATTTTCCCATGACAATTTGAACACATCGCGTTCGTTTGTTGAGGTTTATGGCACTTGTAGCACTTGGTGAGTTCAGTCTTCGATTCCATTTTGTTTGTACATATAAATTTATTTTTATATTTATTTCAATTTTTATCTTCAATTATAATTATGAGTCAGAAAAATGAAGCCGTTAAAAATATTATTGCTGGGAGCGTCGCCGGAATAGCAGAAGCAGTCGCCACATGGCCATCCGAGAACATTAAAACACAGATGCAGTTCAAAGGGAACCACCTCAACATGAAAAATACTGCGTTTGAAATTTATAAAAAGGATGGGTTCTTTGGATTTTACAGGGGGCTTACTCCGGTCCTTTTTTTTAATATCCCCAAGGTTGCCAGTCGCTTTTACGCTTATAATATATTTTCAAAGCACTTACACGAAAAATCTTTTAATAAAGACGTAGTATCAATTCTTTCTGGATTATTCGCGGGTTTTGTTGAATCGACGTTCATAACAGTCCCATCAGAAACAATAAAAACCAAAATGATACGGTTCCCACATATGAAAACGATGGATGTTGTCAAAGAAAGTGGAATACGAGGTCTCTATTTAGGCTACTTTCCGACTCTATATAGACAATCATTGAATCAGGCGAGTCGCTTCTATTTTTTCAATAAATACAAGGATTATATATCAAGTCGGGAAAAATTTACAAATACGCACTCATTCTGGGGCGGAGTCGGGGCCGGTATTTTCTCGGTTATAGTGTCTTCGCCGATGGATGTCCTGAAAACGCAAATGCAGGAAGAATCCGCGAAACAAAAAAGCAGTATGGTCCAACTTTCGAAAACAATATACAATACATATGGGGTTCTTGGCTTTTGGAGGGGGAGCTTGGCGAGATTGACGAGGGTCGCCCCCGGACAGGGAATCATGTTTCTGACGTTCGACTACATAAGCAAACTATTCTAATTATAAAAATCAAAGCTCTGCTTTGATTTATTCAATCGCCATCGTGAAGACTTCGCCTGATTTGCCATCCATGAAAACATTTACTGGTTTTTCTTCCAACACAGATTTTCCCAAGTAATATGGAAGAACACTATCAGTGAGTTTATGAACAGTATTTGTCAGTTTATGGAGAGCTGTTCCTGTTGAAGAATCAACTTCCCAATTTATTTCCGAGTTGTAAAATTCTTTATACGTCGGCACTAGATCCATAGCAATTGTTTTTACTGAACTAATAAAGGAATTGTAGAGTCTTTCATGTTTCTGATTTTGTTCTTCCAAAGATGAATTAAGTTCTTCTTCTTCTTTTGAAAGTCTAATTAACTCTTCTGTATACTCTCTGAAGAAACTATTTACCTCATCAATGACAAATGAATTGATTGTTCCAACAAGTCCATGTGGCAAAAGAAATGTCTCCAACATTTGAACAAAGCTGTAATTCTCAAGATTTTCAATCAAAAAATTGTAGTTTTTCTCATTCATATTACTAGATTTATTTAGATTGATTGGAAATCGCGGAGTTTTCAATTGATCCAGAATATCATGAACAAGTTGCAGTTTCATCATTTCAATATCAGAACACTCTACTTTACATTCAAGACAATCTTTTAAAAAATCAAAATATTTTTTCAAGGGATTGAATAAGGCTTGTGTTTTTTTATCTAATTCTTTTTCTTCTATTTGAGACATTTTGCCGTTAAATAACTGATTTTCTACCTTATGTTACCATCAATTTTTATAAAGATTTTAATTATAAAAATCAAAGCAGAGCTTTGATTTATTCAATCGCGACTGTCGATTTACTCGGCAATTGGCATCGTAAAGACAACACCGAATTGGCCATTCATGAAAACATGAACCGGATTTCCTTGTAGCTTTTCTTCCAAGTCTGGATTTGCTTGTGGCTTTTCTTCCAAGACTGGCTTTCCTTGTGGCCTTTCTTCCAAGACTGGCTTTGATTGTTGCTTTGATTGTTGCTTTTTTTTTTGTTTTTTTCCTCCGACTGCTGAAGAGTCAGAAGGATCTTCTTCTACCAATACGGATTTTCCCAAGTAATATGGGCGCCAATCAGATGTCATTTCATGATAAGTATTTGATGGGATATGAAAATCTTGATTCCCTTTTTCTTCCCAATAGATATTTGAATTGTGGAAAATGCTCCACAGACTAACCAATTCCAAGCAAAGTTGCTCAATGTTTCGGATTGAATCATCGTATATTTTTCCACGCATTTGCTTGTCCTCTTCATGAGACAATTCTAGCAATGAAGTAGCGTTTGTAATTGAAGAAAAATACTCACTAAATATTTCGTGATTCATCATTCGAATCACATAATCCTTGTAATCAACACTAAGACCGTGCATTTTAACACAAAACTTCTCAAAATGAGAAAAATCAATGACAGCAGGTTGTAATTCTTTCATCAATACACCATATACAGGCCCAGTCATCGAAGCAGGTTGCGTTTTAACGACTGGATATAGTGGTTTCATCAACTCTTCGCAAATCTTTTTCATTAATTCGGAACCAACTTCTCCAAGATGAGAACCCACTTCTGAACGACATCTAAGCGCATCAATAAATAGCTCAATGACTTGTCTCGGTGTATTGATTTCTTTTAAGTAGTCAAAATAGTTTTTCAATAATTTAAATATCCTTGAACAGACTTTCATACTTTCTGGTATCGGTTTCTCTCCAGAATCTGACTTCATTTCTTTTTCAGAAAAAATCAATGAATTTTTATCATATCCGGTTGAAATAAACAGGTTCTTTTCAGAATGCTTGATAAAAAGAACTCCTTTCTCCATCTGAATCTCAAATTCTGAACCTTGATTCGAGACAAATAGTAGAACTCTCCACACTGGAAATTCTTGACCACTCAGTTCATCAATATTAGTTCCTTGAACAAGCTCGAACCTCAATGATGAAAACTGGTATGGGAAACGCTTCTTCAAACCGCAAAAAATCAAATGTAGCCACTCTCTCAGCGGTTTTGAAGTGTGCTTCATCTTTTCGTCGCCCATGATGTTCTTGTAAAGACGCAAGATATCATCAACATTCATAAGCTCTGAAATTAGAGGCGACGTAAGAAGTCGTTCAATAAACTCTTGCGTAGTCCGGATTCCATCAAGATTGATTCCGAGTTTTTTCAGAAAATCATCAAATGAATCAACATTGATTCGTATATCACAGCATCCATGTTTCAACCAAATGCCAGAATTTGTAATTTTGAAATAATGACTCAACAAAAGCCCAAGAAAAAATCCTGAGCAATTGGATTCATACGCCTTCTGAAACTCAGTCGCGATTTTGATTTCCAGCTCAATGTAATAGTTGGCTGGAACTGAACCTTCTGTAAGATCGAAGTTTGGCATGATTGCTTCACCGGAAAATTTCTGACAAAGCACATCTAGATAAATCCTGAACGTATTATCATTTGACTTATCTGTGGAATCTTTGACAAATCCAAGCGTAGTCAATATCGCGATGATATGTTTAACTTGTTCCGCATCAAGGACATACAAATCCATATCACCACGACAAACATGATTTTTGGAACCATTCTCCAAATGTTCAACAAAAGAACACATCGAAACTCCGAAACGAATCAGAAGTTGTTTCAACAAGTTGAAGATTGGTTGCGGGATACGAACTTTAATTCCTCCAACACGAATTTCCATCTGTTCTGCGGGGTCTTCAAGACAAAACCGGTCAGGGTACGCAGACACATGCTGTCCCAGTAGTTGTGTGAACTCAGTTGTTGTTTCATCATCCGCTGTTGGAACATACTTGAATTGACGGAATGAAACATTTTCAAGATGTGTAATTTCAGCCGGTAATCCGAATATTTCATCGAATGTATGGACGCAAATTCCATCAAGGCTAACATTCCATTTTCCATTTTCAAGATGGAACGTGTATTGTTTCTGATTTCCCACCGGAGTTGGAGTATCACCTTTTTTCTTGGTAATACGGTTCATTGGAACAATTGTTCCAATCCCATTTCCAAAAATATTAGTTTGTCCATCCGATGAAACAATGGAAACAATATAAATTATTCCATTTCCAAAATCAATATATGTGATTATAGAATTATTTAGCGCTTTTGGCGCTGGGTCTTTTTTTTCTGTTTGAGACATTTTTCTGTTAAATAACTATTTTTTTACCTGATATTACTTTCAATTTTTATAAATAATTTGTGGAAATTCCACAAATTACAAACCCCGATGATACGGAATATATCCTTCGCCAAGTGCCGGATGTATCTCAACTTTCTGCCGGTCTGCTTCAATCAACCTGTCCAATTCAGTATGAAACATCGCAGTGTCCTTATCAGACGCACATTTGTGAAGTTCATATAAAAATTGGTCAAATATGACACCAGAACTTGACTTTCCAGCAAGACTTTCATACTGAATCAGTGTTTCAAATGAAGTAATTTTAGTTCCATCTGTGTCAATTACATCAAAATGAATACCATCGTCAGTCGAAACCGTATATGTGGAATGATACTCTTTTATCAATCGTTTTCCTCGGTATGTGTATGATGAAATCATATTCAATTTATCGTATTGACAAAGACCATACATAATGTGGTACTTCATCCCAACTGAATAATTTTTATTCAACAAATTAAAATCTAGAATTGTCAAAATGACTATTTCATCTTCAATTTTAGCAAAAATGATAACGATAGACTTATTCAGATTTTTCATTTCTCGATGTATCGCTTTTTCTTCTTCTATAATACGCTCTTGACGCTCAGTCCTTTTTTTCGTTCGCTTATCATTACAAGCATTAATTGATACTTGATTATATGCTCTTGTATCTGTGTAGAACCTATAAAATTTTTCTTTTTTATTTGAAAGTATTCCTGACATTTTTGAATGTGTTAGGTGTATAAATAACTATTTTTCTACCCGATATTACCATCAATTTTTATAAATAATTTACATCATCTGACCACGCCCGATGATTACTGCATTGAAACAAGTATATCCAGAGCTTTCTGAATATCCCGACAATATGCCTGTAAAACATTGACAATGTCGCACGGTTTCAGCTTTTCATTCGTGAACCGCGACGAATTTTCGTCCCATAATCGCTCAAATTCTGAATGATAATTCACGCCTGAGTGATGCTGGTCATAACATTCATACCAGTGCGATATGATTTCTCGAACGATTGAAACGGATGCCCGTTTGAAGTCGATTCGGATGTCGATACGACCCGGACGGAGCGCGGCCGGATCAATTTTCTCAACATGATTCGTCGAAGCAATAAATATCCTCCCATCCGCATTCGAAATTCCGTCCAGTATATTCAATAAATAGCTCAGCGTTATTTCGCGTCCGGACTTCGCTTTCGGTCCCATCGGATTCTCCGACGCGGTCGTAATTGCCATCATAATCGCTTTGGCCTCCTCCGACTTGAATGAGTTAAATTGCTCTTTCAAATCCTTCTTCGGTTCTTCCGCTGTCCTCTTTTTGATTACATCAAAATTCATACAATCAATGTCCTCCGCAACAAGAATGACGTCCTCTGGACCCATACCCCTATTATCGTATTCGACGCAATTGAAGCAACCCTCCAAATCATCAATATCGCCCATTCGGTCGAATCGGACGTCTTTGATGCTCCGTCCGAATAAGTTCGCAATCGCGCGAATGATGCTCGTCTTTCCAGTTCCCGGCTCCCCCGTAAGAACAATCCCTATCTTCCAAGGCTTCCCCAACATTTTATAGAACTCGCGTTCTTTCATGAAATCATTCAACCTTTGAAGAACATCGGCTTTCCCTTCGAAAAAAATATTATCAAATGTTGTAGAAGATTTAAACACACTGACCTTCCAACTGAGTAATTTCGAGTCAGTGTTAATTCCATCAAACTGAAAAATATACTTGTGTTGAGACAACATTTGCTTCTGATTCTTTTCGTATTCATCAGTTATTTGCTCAACATATTTGTGTAGTTCGCTACAATTCAGTTTCGATGATTTAATCTGAATATTGTATTCCTGCTTCTTCATAGAGGTCGTCTTGTTCTTTTCTCCACTTTCGACGTTGTCATTGAATGACTCAATCTCACAGTAAATATCCTTATCAATCATAAACATTCCATTTTGACTAACAATAAATGAAAACTCGTCTTTTTTAGTGATAGTGTTGTCATCATTAAAACGCGTTGTATCTCGAATTTGTAATTCCTCAATTTGTCGAATTTGATTCTTTCCTGTATTGTTATTAAGGGAAACTATCATTTTTTCTAAAATAGCGCGAAAACGCATACTGAAATCGCATCGGGAGCGCATATATTTCATTTCGAGATACCTGCTTCCAGAAATTGATATCGTATTCCATTTTTTGAAAATGTGGCGTATTTTACTGAAATTGATTCGAAGATTGAATGTTCCAATGTTGGACATCAATTTTGCGACCAATGTTGAAATCATTGTAATGAAAATCATTTGGATAACACTATCTAGCATTGGATTATCTGTCTTAAATTTGGACAATACATTGTATTGTAGTGTTGTTTTAAGAGCTTCTTTTGTTTCATCTATACCTATAACCATTTTTATTAAGCATTAATCTGCTACTATTTTTATATTCAATTTTTACAAAAATTGATGGTAATCTGAGAACAAAATAATGAATATTTAGCTTTTCAAGATGCCACGCGCAAAGAAAAACCCCAATAATTTATATTCTACAAAAAACAAATATAAATGTCTTAAATAATTAAAATATTCCAAAAAAATTCTTTCTCTTTTGGCCTCTGGAAAAATAACACGCCAAGAAGAATTGATACTTTTAAGAAGTCTTTTAATGTATTTGATGAATGTTTATTCGCGAATTACAACTCCATCAATTCCGATTGAGCATTTCTTAAATCAATTGAAGATTCATCTTCTCATTGCGCAAATGAATTTTTCGAACATCAAAATTCATATTGAAGCAATCAACACAATGACATTCGATACTTCAACATTTGATGGAATGAGTCGTTCTGCGATTGAATTGTTTCAACAGTGTTCGATGATTGAATCTCTCATTACTAAAATTGAGTCGTCTTTTGAAATGATTTACATAATTCTTAAACAAATTACACTGGAATCACATCAAATATTAGTCGCATCAATTCAAGCTTTTAGAGACACATTCGATCAATTTGTCCATGAATTTGCGTCAAAAAAAGAAGGAATCATGAATTTTCTGAATTCAGCAAATGAACATATTGAATTGATGATTCGCAGTTCAGAAACAGTATCAAGTTTAGAATTAAAGATTCAAAATGTCGGTAGTACTCTATTAACTGCTTCATCAAATAAGATATCTATGGAATCTTTTCTGACTGGTCTTAAAACTAAAGAGACCAAAAATAATATGAAGACATTATTTCTGACTGATTCAATGAAGAGACTGATTGAAGAATATGTCCGGACCCAACATGAGAGACAAATTGAATGTCCGACTCCGGATATTGACTCGATACTTCGCAAGATGTCATCGATTTCTCCGCAATTTGAGCTCTATCGTCAATCTGATGAATCTCAAACTGCGAGAACATATGAACAGAACATGTTTGACTCACGAATGAAGAAAGGTCTTGATATGATACACAATATGATTACGAATCACAACACACAAGGCCTTCTCAAAGTCTGCGCATATCTGACTGTTTTGCTCAATCGTTGCTACAAACACCTTCCTTAAAATCCAACAAAATGGATTTTTATAAATTTTGAATGAAATACTGCTTTATAACTTTCCGCATTAACCACTTCATAAATTAAGTTTCTCTCCAAAATCGATTCCAATCATTTTTTTTTATAGAACATGATGTAAATTGTTCAGTTGGACATCTTATTTCAATATTATTAAATTTTATTGATACATTATTTCCATCTCCAGAAGTAGTATCAGAATGACCTAATAATATTAATTTATCACTTTCAATCGTTCCATATTTTATATTTTGACCATAACATTTTTTAGAATATCGTTTAATTTTATTAGCAAAAGCATAAATTAAATATGTTATAAAAAACCAAGTCGCACTACCATTTTGTGTATTCATATGTAAATATATTTTTCCATTATATTTTGATTTATAATTTGGTAAATTATCTAAATTTAATTTTTTAAAATCATCATAATTTGGACTATTTTTATTTTCTTCTTCCCAACAATCCCATTCAAGTACTTGTTTATTCTCTAATATTTTTTTAATATTCTTCATCCAGCTTTCTTTTCTTCCTACTAAACATTTTATTATTATATGAGCTGGAACAATATCTCCACCTACATTATTATTCAAATGAAAATGAATAGTTTTATATTTATCTCTATTTTTTATCAAACGATCCATTTCTATTTTAAGGTTTTTATAATTATCATTAACTGAAAAATCTTCTAAATAGAAATGATTATCTTTTTTTATTATATCTTTATGAATAATATTATTCCAAGGTAAATAATAATTTTTTTTATCAGTATCAGTATACTCTACTTTATATTCAATTATTTCCCCAGTTTTTTCATTTTTTATTACCAATTTTTTAATATTGAGAATATCTATATAATTGTATGAATGAAGATAATAAATAAATTTTGTTTGATTTATAGATGGATTAAATGATTTATTTAACAATGATACATATAATAATATATATTTTTCCCAGTCAAATATCTTTGTTGTTATAACTTTTACGATTTGATAATTTTTATATTCTCCATTCAGAATAACTCCATCTATATCTATATTTATTGTTAAAACCCGTTTATAATCATTACTTATAATCTGAAAATGAGATAAAGTATTTATTTTATCAAATGATATTTTGACTGGATAATATTTTGACAATATATGATTTGTTTTTTCAATTAATTTTTTATATAACATTTTTATATAAATAATACAATATTTAATTTTTTATAAATTTTGAATGAAATACTGCTTTATAACTTTACGCATTTTTATGATATCAACAACTTCGCGAATAGGCTTCTTGTAATGGTCCTCCAACTGTTTGACAATATCATCAATCATTTCAACAATCGGCGATAGCCAAACCGCAATCATTTCCTCATCGAACTTCGACTCGCGCATGTATTCCTCCATATAAAATTTGAGTTCGACCTGATAATTCAGCGAATCCGATGGAATGCGCTCTTTATGAAGCTTATTCTTTATCTGCTTAATTTTCGCCAGAATAGTATCGTTGAGCGATGGGGAATAGACAATATCTTTATAGAAACCGGCCAAACTCGAAATATATGCCTCTATCCTCCCCGTAAAGCAGACCTTCTTCGATTTCTGGATTTCGTCCTCTAATACGAATACGAGGTCGCTTCCATACTGAATAACCCGATTGTGAATATATGGGAATAACTCGCGAAATTTATAGGTTTTCCCTCCGACAGTCAGTTCTTCATCAATGAACTCGCGCAATATATCAATAGTATCCTCAATCTTAAAAGTTTCTTTCAATACACCACAGCATTCATCGAATGAAATCGCTGGAAGCTCATCCGTCTGAACTATCAATTCAATACACTTCAATATATCACCCCTTATTTTAATGTCGTGGGCGTTTTGAGCGTCGTCATAGACCGATTTCATCTCATCACCCGTCTGTGAATAAATCTCCTTCAAGTTAATCTCTTTCTCGACATGTGTTTTATGGAACTGATTATCGATCCATCGCAGTGCCTCGAATGAGATTTCAACTGTATCATTCCCCTCATAATTCAACTTTTTCAACTCATTACAACCCATGACTGTATCGCATAAGGACTCTAACACATTATGACTAACATCCAGCTCCAAAAGAGAAGCCGGATAATTGGTAATCGTTTTTATTTTATTATTGCTAACATCCAGCTCTTTCAAATTGGCTGGTAGCTCCGGAATCTCTTCTAAACGATTGTCCATTAATCGAATGACTTCTATATTCGCTGGAAATACATTCCCTGTTATTTCTTTGAGCTGGTTCCCTGATAAATCTAAGAAGCGCAAGTTGTCTTTTAAGCGGTCAAACCGGAAGTAGTAAATGTGGTTATATGACAGGTTCAATTTTTCTAAATTGGGTAATTCTTGGTCGAACCACTTAATTGTATTAAATGATGCGTTCAATATTTTAAGTGTTTCCGGAAGTTTGGGGATGTATTTTACTGTATTATTCGAAACATTTAGCGCAATCAGTTGCTTCGGTATATTATCGGAAATGAAATCGAGTTTATTAAAAGATGCGTTAAATATTTTGAGGTCCGCCGGTAGGGAATAATCGTGGCTCGACCCTTTATAAAAAGCGTATATTGAATTATAACTCATATCAAAATAATTGATTGTGTCGGGAAGTGTGAATATATTTGTATTAAAATCCTCATCAATCCATGATAATTCGGACAGATTACAATATTTAAAATTAATAATTATATGGTTCGGTTTTATAACGGCCGGATTCGGTAAAAAATTATCATATAATTTAAATGTGTATTCTTTCATTTATAAATATAATATTATTATATAGTAATTAGAACGAATGGACGCGAATATTATTTGGAAAATTTTACTTGTTCTACAACCATTCGCGGGAACATTTATTGTAAATGCGTTAGGAGGTAATCTTTCTGAAAAGAACCGGATATGGTATAGCAAATTGAAACAATCGCCTCTAACTCCTCCACCAATTGTTTTTCCAATTGCTTGGACTATTTTATACTTACTAATTGGTTTGTCGGCGATGTTTTATTTAGAGCATCCGACATTCCTGACTCAATACTTTGGTCCATATGAGGTCCAATTGCTACTTAACTTTTTGTGGTCGGTCGTTTTTTTCAAATTACAAAAGCCACTTATCGCACTCATCATAAATTTTATCATGATTGGACTAACTGCTTATTTGCTGTGGCTCAGTTGGAAAAACTCAATGATATCATTCTGGTTGCTTGTTCCGTATGCTCTATGGATAACTTTCGCGTTTTATCTAAATTTCTATATTGTTATAAAGTCAAAAACACGTTAATGTTTTCAGTTTTTCTCAAAATTTTGCGAACAAACCTCTATCACTTTTCGGTTATATTCCTCGCGATTCGATGTATATTGCCTTGCTGCTTCTCTATTGAGGGGACTCGCTGGATTTGGGTCATTCAGGAGACTGCTAATACTAACCAACACAGATGATAATTTCAGAGCGGGAGACCATTGATTCTTTAATATGTCCAAGCATATATTTCCATTTGTGTCAACATTTGGATGCCAAATGTTAGCTGTAAAGGAAACTTGTGGAGCAGAAAAAGGATAATTATCCGGTAATGTGATGTTAAGCGTCAACTTAAATCTATGATACGAAGTTCCTTCTGGTCCAATTATGGAAGCCCACCATTTTTTTTTATCAGATGGGTCTTTAAGTCCCCATTGAATATTTGGATCCTTGTTTGTAGCTTCTGTAATTTCTAGTTGAATACGTTTTTCGTTCATTTTTAGTTATGAAAAATAAATGTATAATTTATTTCAATTTTTTCACGATTCGACCAATCGTACCATCTTCCAAGCGAACTTTGTGTCCGCGCGAATGATATTTTTTCTTAGTTAGGACATCCTTTATAATTCCAACCTTCGTTATTTTGCTTTTATATGGTTTTATGATAATTTCCACTTTATCTCCTTTTTTAGGAAGCAGTATCTGAGTTTTTGGAATAGATTTTCCTCCATTTTTCGACTTCCCGTCCATACTACATATAGAGACCATTATTTTCGAAATATAGTTTTAATAATGGGATATACTTCTTTTTCATTTTATCAAAGTTCAATTTATTTTCTTTGACTTCAAAATACTTGCGAAATTGAGTCATATTTTGTATATGTTCTTCCCGAATTTCGACATCTTTATATCTGATTAATTGTAAGGCTTCAAGCGGTAAGCTATTTTTATTCAATTGATTTAGAAGAAGATGATATAAATATTCACTATATCCATATGAAAAAAGACAATCATCTAAACTTTTCTGAATTACTCCATAAGCAACTAAATATGCTGGTTTTTTATCAATTTCCTCAAAAATATTTGCATCCTCTTTGGATTTTAGATGGAAGATAAGCATTTTACCAAAGTTCGCTATTAAAACAGTTAAGACATACCATACTGGCTTTTTATCATTGAAAGCCTCCTCCGCAAATAAAAACATGTTATTTAGGTCAGGGTCCTGACTATCGCGAAAATTATCAAATATTTCGCCAAATTCAATAAAAAATTTAGGTTTGTTAAATCTTTGTCTCATTTCTAAAACGAAATTTAATGATTGTTTTTCATTATTCATAATTATAAAAATATTATTATAATTATATCATGCCGTGCAGTTGTGGAGGAATGCGTCGCTCAGGTATAGCCCCGAGCAATATCGCAATTAGACAAAAACAGCTAACACCAGTTTACACACCACCAGCCCCAGCGCCAGTGCAAATACAACGACCTACACAACCTCAGCCTCAAACACAACCCGCCCAATTTCAATCAAATCGCCCTAACTTTTCTGGTAATTTACCTCGTCGTAAATAATTATTCTTTTTCATACTTTAAAGTAATATCAGATACTTTATTCTTTCTATTAGTTAAAAATCCACACAAAACCCGATTCGTTCCCGTTAGCCGGATTCTCCCTTCCCAATATACTCCCTCTTTAATAAAAAGTTGAGAATGTTTAAGGAAATCTTTCATTCCGGGAATACTTGCTATAATTCCTAAATCAGCCAATTGATTCAGTAGGGTCTTAATTTCAGTGCGTCGCTCATCTTCCGTTTTAAAATAGTCAGGTTTAATCTCTAAATGTTTCCTCTTCTTTTTTTGAACAGGTTCTTCTTTTAAAGCCGGTTCTTCTTTTGGACTCTCATTTTCAATGACAACATAATCTTCTGTATCACTCATAATTATATAATTATAAATTCTTTTATATTATTTTTCTCGTATTTTATTGTATAAAATAATATTACAATTAAATTATGTCAGTCGAAATAGAAGAAATTGAAAACTTCGTTATTTGCGATGATGTTGATTTTGAAATAATAAAATATGTTGATAAAATTCTAAAATATAATCAAGAAATTCAAAAAGATATATTACATCAAATAGTAAAATATGCTGTTGAATATCGTTATAAAAAAGAAAAATTAGAAAAAGAATTCGAAGAAGAACAGCATAAATATAATACAGTCTATGATACTAATGTTATTCTTATAAATCAATTGAATTGCGCAGAAAGAGCAAATAATACTTTATCATTCTTCAATCAATCAATTATTGATGAAAAACAATCAAAAAGAAATTTCATTAAGAAAGTAATGAAATATGGGTTTTTATTAAGTTCCGTTGCCGGAGTTGCTGGATACTATTATGTATCTAAAAAGTCGTAATCCCAATCATTCGCGCGATAAAGCCCATTATTCTGTATTTTTTGCTCCTGATAATGACCAATAAAACCAATTGTCCTTGCTAAAATGAAGAATCCATTCAGGAAATGGACTTTTGATATATCCACTTTATAATGTAATAGCAAGTCTATTAAACAGGCCCCAATTGCGCCATCCACATTTAATATTAGATTCGACTTCTTTTCTAATGTTATACGCTCGACTTCAATAGCATATCTGAGAACATTCCATTCCGGAAATGAAGATGCCACGTATTTTTTAATTACTTCCACACGCCTGTCTGGATTAAACTTCGATTTTATCCGATGACCAATCCCCATAATGTATTTACCAGACGTTTTCATTCTTTCAACAAAATCAGCTGGTTTCTCTTTGGATTTGTAGGCTTCATAGAAATCCTTTCCTGCGTCTTCAATCGCGCCACCAAATCGTGGTCCGATTGTTAGGATTCCTGATGCGACCGACTCCGTAATATTTTTTCCGGCTCTTGCGGTTATTATTGTGGTCTGCGCTCCACTTACGGCGGGGCCATGGTCCGCCATAATGGCCAATATTTTTTCGATGAATTTGGAGGCCCAATTATCGAGGCGAATATTCAGCCAGATAAGGCCAATTGTATAACCGAGCGAGTTATCTTTTTCAATGATTTGGTCAATCGGGTCCGAACGGTATTTTAGGTCATTACGTTCGTCAGTTATTCCAGAACTAAAATTGGGGACATTTCTAATGAGGCCGTTGGCGATAGCTTCTGACAAATCGATAGGAACATTTCGGCCATCCGTCTTGTCAGTAGCTCTCTTATATTTCTGGATATATCTTCCAATTTGCTCAAATGTTTCCGGAACGATGAAGCCCGACTTTCTCATAAAGTAATTCTTGTAAGAAGCGTCTTCATAGATGGATAGAGACGATGACCCAGCGTGTCCGAACTCAATTTTCTTATCGAATTTGTCATTGCTCGTCCCGCTACACCATGCAATGATAGGTTTCGTTTGAGCAATATTAGTAGCCTCCAATTCCTCAATACCACCCGACTCCCCAATCATAATAATTACTCGAATCTTATCATCCACCATATAGTAATTAACCAAATCTATGAAACGGACGCCGTGATAACGGTCCCCACCAATGGAGACCGCCTCCCCAACAACGAGCCCGAGCCTCTCAACATAATTAATCATTTCATTCAGCAAACCCCCAGATTTCGTTATAATTGCGACATAGCCCTCCGTAGCTAAATTACAGCGCTGAATATTGTCCATAAGGCCACCCACACTTCCAATGCGTCTGCCATTAATTCCGGATTTAATCGCCCCAACGGATGAAGGTCCTAATAAGGTTTTACCGCGGATTCGCAAATAGTCGGCTAATTCGAGAGTGGTCGCCTCCGGTAGGCCCTCCGCAATAATATAGAACATTCGGATGGCTGGGATATCAGCGAACTTCTTAGTCGATTGAATACAACTGCGAATTGATAAATAATTATATACGGCGACTGTGCTCCCTTCTGGAATTGCGATTGCGTTTATGTTTGATGTAATAAGGATTTTTATTTTTTGGCGACCCCAGAAGTAGTTTTTATAAGTATCCTTTTTAACATATGGGTCATATACTCCTAACACAGACCCCTTTTCTTTCCCGATATAATAATCATAATCGAGAATGCGTTGTATAATTGTCGCATTATGACCAATGAAGATTATATAATCATTCCAGAGCGCAATTTCCCGAGGGGAATCCGTAAGGGATACATCTTCAATTATATATTCCGGAAGTTGAACATTCGTCATGGAAAGCGCCATAGATACAATTTCGGTAATCGGGATTTCGCTTCCATAGACGTGGTTATCAATTGAGAGCTCTTCAAGCGTATCCCGTAGCAAACGCAATCCCTCCTTTTCACCGACACCTCCACGCCTTACCCAAACAGAGACATTCTGGGACTTAAATTGGGCCGAAAACTTTTTAATCGCGCGTATGATTCCTTTGAATGTTTTCGCAACATCTGTAAAATTGGATATCCCACCTCCAATAAATAAGATTCTATCATCTTTATCTACTTCAAACCAATTCTCAAAAAATAGGGAACAATATTGATAAAGCTCGTCCTCAGTTGGATTTCCACTGTATTCTCCGTAATTATATAACTCATTCGCATATCCAGAATTCACGATTGCGTCCGTATATAAAACGGAGGCGCCTCCACCTGCGACCAGAGTCGCAATTTTTCCGGATGGATTAATGATTTTCAATTTAAGACTCGCATTCGAGGCCTCGTCTAATACCGCAATTTTTTTTTCGACTTCTACGGAGGCGCTTTCCTCTTTATGGGAAGCATCATAATATTGGCGATGCTCATCTTTCCAGAAAGATAGACCACAACTATCAAATTCGACTGCGAAATCAATGGGTAAAAATCCAGTATCGGTTAATATAAGAGGATTAACTTCGAGACTATGACAGTATAATGAATCGAACATCGCATCTAATTGGTAAATGACGCTAGACTCTTCATAATCTTTAATAGAATCTGTAATTATTGCGTTTTTGTATGGGTCATCGCAATTTATCCCTCCATTTTCATTAAATATATATCGCTTCTTATTGTTATGATACTGAATACAAAAGTATTTTTCTTCAATAATATTGAATGTTTTTTCGAGAATGAAATGAGAATATTTTTGATTTTCCTCCATAAACGCGATTATTTTATCTACATCATTCGTTTTTTTGACTAATCCATTCTTACCACGACGCTTAACAAATTCATCAACTTTTATTATTATATCATTGTGTATTTTTATAAAATTGGAAATTATAGATTTGGGAGTATTGCGATTTATTTCAATTATTGGAAAATCGGGATTGAAAATCTTTTTAGCACAGTATTCAGTTAATTTCCTATAAAAAGGCATGTTATATATTAGATATTATTTTTGTTGAAGATTGCGAAAAAGTAATCTTTCATCGTTCCTTTTGGGGGTGTCTTATTACATACGACTGTATCGAAAATAAATGTTTTCCAACTAAACATTTTTTTATATTCATATTTCTTTTCTCCATAATATAATAAAAATCCAACTATTGTTATAACAATTGATAATATGAATAATATTAGTGTAATTATATCATACGTTTTTTTATAATGTTTATAATGTTTATCAGGTTTATCAGGTTTATCAGGTTTATCAGGTTTATCAGGTTTATCAGGTTTATCAGGTTTATCAGGTTTATTATGTTCATAATATTGAACATATGTGTATAAAATAAATAGTATAATTACCAAAGTAATAAAAAAATATATATGCATTTTAGTCATACATATTAACCATATATAAAGTAGTACAGATATTCCAAATAGTAATAATATATTTTTATTTTTTATTAGATTTTCATTTGATAATATCATCGATACAAATAATATAAAAAAAGCAAGAATGTACTTACAATATATATTACTTTCAAATAATTTTTGTAATCCACAAGGAAACATTTTTCCAATATATTCACCTGATATAGCAATCATCATCAAGAATATTCCATTTAATCCATTTTTTATATAATTAAAGTCTAACATATTATATCTATACAAAAAAATTGAATAATAACAGTATAAATAATACTCGCTATATATTACAATGGGAATCCCACAATTTTTTAATTGGCTTACACGGAAATACAATGAAGACATCATATGTCATTTCGAAAATCCGGACCATCTATTCTTTGATTTCAATGGAATCGTTTATCAATGCTACGCCCGTCTAAATTACGACGTTCTAATCAAAAAGTCTCTACATGAGCGCCAAAATCACCTTATTTACGATGTCATTCGCTATACGCGCCATGTAATAAATACGGCGAATCCATCAAAAACCGTCGGTTTTTTCATGGATGGGCCGGTCCCTATGGCCAAAATGCACCAACAGCGTCTTCGCAGATACAAAGGTCCCGTCATGAAAGAATGGGAGAACGATATTAAAAAGAAATATGGCGTTTTCAAGGAGGAGTTGCTGGATACGAATCAGATAACACCCGGAACGCTCTTTATGAACGCTCTCTCGGACGCTATCCAAAACGCAATTAAATCCAACTATTTTGGGAAGCCGGTCGTTTTCTTAAATGATGCGAATGTCGCCGGAGAGGGAGAACACAAGATTATGAACCACATTCGCGCGACGAATATTCCACCAAAGGAGTCTATCTGTATTTACGGAATGGACGCTGACCTCATTATGTTATCTCTCTCATTGAAGAGGCGCGGAGTTATGTTAATTCGGGAAAACGCGCACATACGTGAAAACAAATCGGGCCCCGAATTTTTGTTCGTGAATATTGAGAAATTGAGCGGGCTAATTCAGAAGGAAATGAGTGCTGGGTTGGCGGGGGTCTCGTATAATGCGGATAACCTGATATCGGACTATGTGTTTCTCGGATTCTTCCTTGGGAACGATTTTCTACACCATATCCCGTCGCTCAGTATTCAAAATAACGGCGTGGATTTCATGATTGGGGTCTATTCCCGATGTTTCTCGAAAATAAAGGACCATCTTTTATTGAAGGATGTGGCTGGAAAAACGGTCATAAACCATCGGTTTTTGGCGGAAATATTCGAGGCGCTTGCGAGAAGCGAGGAATCGAACCTTCTTTTCTTACAGAAGCGAAAACGCATCCCGAGGCCTCCGAATTTCGACGACCACTACGCAGAGGACAAATGGAAATGGGACCGCGTTCCGTTCAATCCATTATTCAAAGACTGCTATTCTGTAATGGACTATACGCAAAAAGATTGGAAGAAGAAATATTACGATGTTCTACTGGAAGCGCCGGATATTGAAGAAATTTGTAAGAATTACTTCGATGGGTTGGTATTCGTAGTGCGTTATTATTTCGACGGAGAAGTGTGCTGGAATTGGTATAATCCATACCATTACTGTCCATTTGCCAGTGATTTGAACGCGTATTTGAAGAGAGTCAAGGATATTAATGGAATCGCGCTCGAACGCGGGACGCCGTTTCATCCTTTTGAACAATTGATGATGGTATTACCGAAGGGGTCAGCGAGTATTTTGCCGAAGTGTTTGGAGACTGAGATGAAAAGTAAGGAACTCGAAATGTATTATCCGGCGACATTCGAGTGGGTCGCATGGGAGAAGTTCATGCTTTACTCAATTGAGCCGAATCTTCCATTGATATCGGTTGATGCTATTAGGGCGGTAGTCGCAAGAAATAAGAAAAAGTTGGATGCGCACGCGAAAAAACAGGAGAAGGATATTGTCAAAGTTGCGAAGGAAATTGTCGATTTGTAAAAATCGATGGTAAATAAAGATGATTTTTATGTTATAAAAAATGACTTCATTTAAAAAAAAATCATTTTCATGTATCAATTGCGCAATAGAGCAGATTGTTGCCAATATTATAGCAAAAGGTCGGTGTTCTTTTGCGACTATCTCAAATGATACTTTTTGGAAAAGAACTCCAAGAGGAGAAGAAATCGCCAGATTCTTCGGAGAAATGACCCATCACGAAAAAATTGAGTTTATTGGTTTATTTGACATTTTCTTTGTTAGATATCACAATGGAATCAACGCATTCATCTCGATGACTGCGGACCCATCAAGTCGAAATTTTGAGCACACTGTCAGGATTTCCATTTCGAAGGGCTATAAGCAATTCACGGAAAGATGTTCTGGACGGGCGACGCCGTTAGGCGATTTGAGGAGCTCAATTGGTTCAACACCTGTTCAACGGGATGGTTTTTCAACTTCTCCTGCTGGATTTCAAGGTTCAAGTGTTGAAAGTGATTTTCAACAACGTTTTTCAACTTTTGGGCCATTTCAAGGCTTTGGAGCAGGACCGGCGATACAACCAGTTTCTCCATTCCAAGAATTTGCGAGTGGATTTTCACGGTTCAATACGCAACAACCGTCATTTGGAGGCCAAACTGATCTTTTTACTTCACAAGCGAATTTTATTCCGGTTCAACCAACGAATGAACCTATCAATCGAAAAGGAACAATATTCGCAATCAAAAAAGGACGCGTTTGTTGTGTTGAAATTCAATCTGATTGCTCATCTGGACCATCATCTTCTTCAACTGTCGGAATCGCAAAATCGCCAAAGGAAAAAACTCCTGTTTCAACAACAGTTGCAAATTTGGAGAAGAAAATTGCGCTTTTGGAGAGCGGGAATCCGATAGAAGGAAGTTTGAGTCGTTTGGATCTTCAAGTTGCCAGAGCAAAATTGAAAAAAATACAAAACTCGTTGTAATGACGGGATTTTTTCAGTTTTGTAAAACAAAATGTTATAAATTATAAAAATTGATGGTTATTTTGAGTAAAATTATTATGATTTTATCAAAATGAAACCTCATTTGTTCAATTTAACACAGTTTAAAGATACGACTTTCTGTATTCCACTGCAATTTCGAGAATCAGAGACATCTATAAGAAATTACAAAATTCTGATGATGATTTATCAGACTGTTTTCCGAGATTCAAACGATATAATGCAATTCTTTGATAAAATTCAGAATTTGACAATTCCTGAACCACTATTGAGAATTCAGTACAAAAATTACGATGTTATTATGACATTTGTGAAGAAATTTCAAGACTTAACCGATTCTGAAAATGTATTGAAGTCCAAAGTAATTCAATTCAAGGAAGAAATTCTGAATTGCCGACGACAATATATACTCAAAAAATGGCGACCGGAAGATTCAGAACGTCTCCACAATGAGATGACCATGGCTTTTTCTGATTTATTTAGAAAACATTATGAAATTGGAGAGTTGTGGAGAAAAGTCAAGGCTTTACGTAGATGAAATATTTGCGCGACAACCGCTTTTATAAATTGTAAAAATTGATGGGTAAATTTTACAAAATCTGTATGGTATTGTTAATCAACATTTATCAAATGCCAATTTCTAGCATTAAATATCACGCATTAGAGTCATTTATGGAACGAGAAGCTATGAATAAGCATTCTAAATCAACCAAAGTAAATATTCAGGAAGCGATTGATGATTTATCAAGGTCTTCGACTGGATACAGTACTGGGAGTTTTGTTCCACAATTGGTTGAATCTTTTTGGAAACCACCACAAAAACCTCTTGTGCCAGTTCCACATGAAGATGTTCCAGTTGTTCCTCCTACTCTGGAAAAACTTGTTCAATCAAAAGTTTCTACTTTGATGAGAAAACCGGTATCAAGTGATACATTTGCGTCCTGTCTCAAAGTATTGGGATTTCCAGATTCAGTGATTCTGAATCTTCTGACAAAGATGGATCTGGTTTCTGAAAAGAACGGGAAACAGATAGTTCAACGAACCAATATGGGTGCGTTTGTCAAGGCTCTTGTCCTTATGAAGGAAAGAGTTGATTTTTTCCTCGCGGTCATCGAGAGATTACGTCGCGGTTCCATTGTTTGGAAAAACGTTCGAAATTCAAAAAACAGTCAGTATATCCATACAGCCCTCTCGAAGGATGAACTCAAAAGGTTATTCCTGCTTTTCGGAAGTCTTGGATTTAATTCAGGACTAGACGAACTGTCTCTTCCAGTGTCTTGGATGTCTTTGTTGATGGTGGACTGTTCTAGTAATGTCTGGAATGCGGTTTCACAATGGGACTGGGACCTTCCACTTCCTCAAAAGAAGCGCGGTCGTGATGATGAACCCCCTCCAAATGTGGTCGAAAAACGCACGTTTTCTGATAACGACCTCATAAATACGGTTGTCCATCGATTGATGTCTTCTCTTTTGGCTACCCAAGGAGTTGGAGAAATTTCTCTATGCGACTTCTTTTGGACCGCTTTTTTGGATCTGAGTCCGGAGCATCTTCGTCAAATGATGCTATTCTTGTCAAATAATGACAATCTGTGGCGTCTTCACAGAATCTTCATGGAGGTTCCGAAATTGATTGTCAATTTTCGGAATGATGATGTTTATCTCTCCATTGGAGATGGATTCACGTTTCTTTCCATCGATATACCACTGGTTATCGAACATTTCGAGAGACTTTTTCTTGAAGCCATTATGATGCGCCAAAGCGCTTGTCAGGAATTGCATCAAAAAAGTCTGGAAAAGGAAGTCAGAGAAGCGCAAGAAAGACAGCGCAATGAGCATTTCATAACCGCACTTCGGACTCTTTGGAAGACAAAGGACATAAATGTTTTCTTCAAAGAATTGGTCGCAGTATGCCCAGAGTTCAACTCTTTTACGACAAACTGGCGTCTTCTCGAAGTTGTCGTTTATGATTTCATGAAACGGACATACAATGCTACGACTCGCGCTTATCACAATTGCGAACCATGTGATAACCCTCTTAAATATTTTCTTGAAGACGCGATTAGTTGCGGGGTTTTCTCTCCAATAGCTCCATCTCATGAACGTATAAGAGTCTGTAAGTATAGCTTAGACAGCTGTCCATTTGGCTCAAATTGTTCTGCGGCTCATCAAGCCATTGTTTCTTTTGGGTGGAATAAAGAGTATTTTTGGGGCAAGTGTTGCAAGGAATACTCGGAAATAAGGGTATGCCGAAATCATCTATGTACGTATGCTCATATTACAGGAGATGAATTCAATCGTGCCATTGTGAATGGCGCGAAAGATTCAATCCTGATGAGGATTCATCTTCTCGCACAAACTTCTCTCAAAAGAGTAAATAATGTTTAGACTCTAGATCTGAAGATCTGAAGATAAAATATATTATAAATTTTAATCTAATAAACAATATGTGGAAACTATTGTTTATTTTTATTTTATTACTGATACTTCTTATGATATTCCCCTCTAATAAAGGCGCCATAGAAGAATCATTCACGACCCCAGTCGCATTACACATCCCGACAGGAACAAGCCAAGATGGTAAGCCTTTTTTCATAGGTAATTTAGAAAACAAATCAGACCCGCCAATTGTTCCAAGTTGCGGGAAGTATGAATTTAGAAAACCTGAATTTCTCTACGATGGCGTATGGAAACAAGATTATAAAACAGCCGACCGCAATAAGTTCCAAGTCTGTAATTCAATCGTCGCCGACGCAGACTTCCCCCTCAATAAAAAAGGCTACATCTACGCCGGAAATCACTTCTTTGACATACCTAAGCAATTAAAACATCAAATTGTATCTCCACCGGATTGCCCCCGCGATTCCCTCAATGAATATGATATAGAGCCGGTATATATGGAAGAACCAACACAACAAGACGTTTTAGGAATCCAGCCAATGGACAATTTTTTGGACCCATTCCCAAAAGTTCGAACACAATAATCAAAAATCAAAAATTATTTTATTCATAAAAGTAAATGGATTTATTTTATTTAATTATTATAATTGTTGCTTTAGCCGTTTTCTTTTTAGACCGCTCACATTCAATTATAGCCCCACCAACAGAAACTAAAAAAGAGGACTTCACTGATTTCCCATCTGAATCGCTCGGAGTCGATTACTCTGCCCCATCCCCTGACCCAGAAGCAAGTCAAGGCGCAACAAATATTAAGTTCGAAGGAACCCCAAGGTGGTCGAGCGCTTTCTCAAAGTTCGGTCCAACTCCCCCCAATCCACGATGTAATATAACAGTTATGGGCGAAAATTGCTCAAATTACAACTATGATACAACCACAAACAGCTTCCAGTCCATCTGTCAGAAGACCGTGAATACCTACCCGAACAAGCTCTTCCCTGATTATGTAATGGGGCGCTCATTAACCCGTGTCCGCCAGTGTAATAACCTAATCAGTCCATGATTTACAGGCCTCTAATATAGATTCCCTTATTTCATCCGGTATAAAATTGAAATCAATGAGCTTCTGATTATTTTCAAAGAGCTTCCGCTTATCAGTTGTATTCAACCATGATTCAAATTTGTCGCGATTTTGAATCAGTTCCGTAATATCCTTCTCTGACATATTTCCGACAATCGATGGTATATTGTCGCCTTCGTCGCCGCGCAATATTTTACGCATTAACATTTCCTGCGACGTCGTCTCAACTTTCGAGTTAAGGAGCTTGTTTTGAAGGGACCATATGAGAGTTTTATCATTAACGAGCTGTAAATAATCATTATCATTACTTATGATAACAATCAGACGACTCTTATCTTGATTGTATAGTTTATTTGCTAAAACGGCGATTACATCATCCGCCTCTGCGTTGTCCACTTTAACTATTTTGAATCCGTGTATTTTTTCGAGTTCCGGATATAACTTATTATAAATATGCTTAAATATGTTTCCAATGTTATATTTCTTATTTTTATAACTACACGTATTCTTTCGAGTTGCTTTATACTCTGGATAAATCGACATCCTCCATATGGTCTCGCGGGGACAATCGCGAACGATAATCATATTCTCCGGCGGGACCGAATATATCGACTTAAATTTTAATAAACTTTTCATATATGTTTCGTTAAAATACTTCATAAACACCGGATTTTCCGACCAATCATAATCATCATCCTCCTCCTTCTGATAAATATTATTATACCATATTAATGTTGAAAAAAACCGGTGAAACGAAACATAACTACTATCTATTAATAAATATGGCTTTTTTGTATTTCCATTTATTTTTTTTTCATCATTCATAATACTATTGTTAGTATATATTTATATTTAAGCCGTTTTACGTGCGCGGTTATTATTAGGAAGCGCATCTAAAAGTCTTAACAATTCTTTTTCTTCTTTCTTGATATCATTTGAAATAACAGATAATAAATTCTTCTTGTTATTTTTAATAAGATTCTTGATCTTGATACCTTTGTTCGCAAAATTGTCCGCGAAAACTTTCACAAAATTATCGTGTCCCCCAATAAATTTGTCCTCGATAAAAACCATAGGGACCATATCATAGTTATTAATAAACGGTTTCATAATCCGTTTGAAGTCCGCAAATGATTTCGCGATGCCTTTATTAATTAGCTCATCTATATCGTGATATAGGGACCCCCTCACATTTTCGGCAATGTCTTTCATTTTTGCGCAGTATGGACATCCTTTCCTTCCATAAACGGTAATCTTGTTTGTTTTAAGTGGATAAGGAAAGTTGCGGTTCGTCATATAATAATGAATATAAAAAAATTGCGATATATATAAAAATGGAAGACAGTTCTTTTTATCAATATGAAAATGGAATTTATTTTATTACTGGATATCAAGCAAAATATAATGTTTATCATTTGTCATCCTAACATTCGATTTGATGACGATACTTTTATATAGCGCGTTTTATAAAGAATTCTTGATAACATTACTATTTATTATCGCCGGATTTTACGGACAACGCAAATATAACACATTTCTCCTTTATATTTACCAATTTCATATAATAACTTCAATAATTATAAATGTATATTTTTCTTCAATTACGAGCCATCTCTGGTTAAAAGTAGGATATATCATAAATACACCAATTACTTTTTGGTATCTATACACAATTTGGTATATGACGGTCAAAGTAAAAGGTCTAAATACAAATGATAAAAACCAGCTAATCGCTGGTTGGACGCCTGATGAACTCATTTGAGACACATCCGAATCGCTTCACAAGCATCATTTGGCGCGTGGCGGTCAATCAGTTTCGCAATCAAATTCAGGTAGTGCGACGTCATAAAACGGGCGCATGTGTTGTGATATGAAGGACCGACGTTGTTGCAAAAGGTTTCCCCGTAGTCGATTATATCAGAAATCGTATGATTTTCATTGATAAAATAGTTAATGCGCTTGGATGCGTAATTACAGAAGAAGCAATCCGTGATATTCAATCCGACATTCTCGCATACGTGAAGGTTTGAGCAAATAATAGAGGAATCCTCTTTATTTGTAATCATTTGAATCATTTTCTCTCCTTTATTTGCGATCATTTGGATACAATCATTGTATCTCATCTTTGGAAGATGATTACAATTCGTTTTCATTATATGAAGCGCATCTTCCCGAGTCGTTTTTTTGGTAATGTATTCCTCCGATTTTGTGATAATAAAATCGCAAATGGAGCAATACTCAGAATCCTTTTGTTTAGTTGAAACAGATGGTTCCTTCGTTTTAATAAGAGGCCTTGATATCACCGGAAAAAACATCGGTATTGCGGACGCCATTGTGATTAATATAAAAAATATTAGTGTCTTTATCATTTTTATAAGACATAAAAATTAATCAAAATATCTTTCATTTTTTATATTTGTTTCATGGCGAATGTGTCCCAGTTGAAATTATTGGACCATTTCACTTTGTTGTCGATATCACTGAAATTCTCTCTTTGGACAATGTATTGGTCATTTGCTAAATAGCAGTTATAATGTGGATGAATATGGGTCGTATAAAACCAGTCGATACACTGTTTATTGTGGAACATATCATCTATATCCATTTCTGCGAACTTGGAAAGAATTGTATCATACATGCCTTTGCGAACTACATATGCGTGATTACACCATGTAATCCCTTTAATCCAACCATCCGTTATTGCGGTGTGATGGGTTAATATCCCTCCGTAATATATCATATCCCAGTCCGCTGGGTATGGCCTCATTTCATGTATTTTTGATAAATCACGGAATACTATATCATCTTCCACTACCATGATTTCATCCATATCATTCTCTTTTGCGTATTCAATTGCTTTAATATGTGAAAGCAAACATCCGATTATTGGGCGCTCATTCATCTTATTTATGAATAAGTGATAATCCACATCATGGAGGTCCAAATATCGTTTTATAATGGCGGTCCTCTCAGGGCGCTCCTCGACTGTTATTACATGAATTTTATGGGGGATTAATTTATTGAACATAGGAAGCGATTTGATATTGTGGTAGAGGATTGTTTCGAAAAGATGGACGCCGTATATTTGGGGATTTGCGGGGGTCGGAGTCATCGCCATAAATTTATGTGTTTCTTCCCATAAATACGGAAAAAGATATTTATGGTCAAGTATCTCAATCTGGTATTTTTGGATGTAATAAGGGTATTTCTTTATGAGGTTCATATTACTTTCGCGAATATGATAGGCCCAAATTCCCATACGAAGTCCGGACCGGAATTTGTCGAACCAGAGCCGGATGAATTCATTCTTTGGACTACAAGCTATAAAAGCGTTAATAAGACCTTCTCCCTTATTTTCCCTTGAAATATAGACCGATTTATTAGATTTGAGGATTTCTCCAATATTGCGATAAATATACATATCAATATCTAAATATATTCCTCCATGCTCATATAATACATTCATTCGACAAACATCGGCTTTGTATTGGAAGTGGTGGAGTGGAAATCCATCAAATTCTTCGGGGATTATAATCGGTTTTATTTGGACGTAATTTTTAATCTTATCCCAGTAGCGGTTATTAACGGGCTCTTTGTTGTTATAAAGTATTATCTCATATTCTGGGGACATCGTTCGGATAATTGAACTAATACAGTGATAATGAATATTATAGAACTCGGTCTCTCCAAAATAGAGGAGATGGATTATTTTGGGGATGGGGGATTGTTCCCTTGGGTAAAGCATTGATATATTATATTCAGACCATGACCTTACTGATGATGATATTTTATGGTTCATAAGAAGCTCTTCGTATAATTCAATTGAATGTTTTGAAAAGGCGTTAAAAAACATAACCATATGGACTTCATCATCATCTAAATCTTTGAATAATTCGAGGTAATATGATGAATATTCTGATAGGGATTCGTTGTCTCTGGCGTGATAGAAATTACAAATTTGTGAATATAACTCTGCTTTTTTGAGATGTTTCATATTTTGTTTAAATAATAAAAATTGATTAAAAATACGATTCAGTTTTTAGTCATTTAATTTGTGAAATGTCATCAGTACAACAACAACTTGCAATTAGAGCAAACCGATTTAGAATCGATTGCTTAAAAAGAAAAAGAGAAACATCTGATAGAGAACTTTTATCGAAAGTTTTTTCTCAATGGAAACTATACAAGAGATTCTATGAAGAACTTGCGATCATTCAAAAATTTATGCGATCATTCGCATACAAAATCAAAATGAGAATTTTGAAGAAAAATCATCGAGAGCCAGACTCCGCAACACATTCTGCTCATCAAATTGACTGGTTTATCAGAATGGAACAAAATCGAGAGGCAGGAATCAGTTTGTCCCATGATTTGAAAAATCATGAATGGACTCGTCTGAAAGTATTTCTTCTTGGATTCGTTAGAACCCATTCCCCAGTAGTTGATGAACCAGTGTTCATTCAAAAAATGAGGGAAATGCTGAATCGAGATGAATTTGATTATATTCAGAATCTTATGGAAAGTCAATCATTCATTCAGTTTTTTAAATCAACGAGAAAAACACGAGATGACATTTACAATGGATGTTCCGATTTTCGAAGTATGCGCATTCGTATTTCCGGTCTATTGTGGATTCTTTACTACTTGTCATATGAACGACTTCCAAAGAGTTGGTTCCCAAATCCAGAATCCGACTTTGCGTTTGTCTTCGAAGAAATGCGCACAATTCTTAGCCAGCATGTTCAAGAAGACGAGGAACGTCGTCGTGCGATTATGGAAAGTGGACCAGCAGAACAACCAGATTATTGTCCGGAACCTTGTTCTCTATGTGGTTGCGAAACAATACAAGGAACTTGCTTCAATGCGGAATGTATGCGAAGGCGCGAAAGCGGGTGTCCTGCTTGTGGAAACCCAATTGAAGGAAACAATGCGGTTGAAGTTGATGGAATGCGTTTTCACCAAGATTGCGCAAATCACAATCAACACAATTCTCATTTTCGCGATTACATGGAATGTTCTATTTGTGGATGCTCATCAAATGATATGTCATTTGTTGAAGAATTTGGTTTGATTTGTAGTGATTGTATAAGCTTGAACCAATAGCGGAACAACAACTTAAAAGGAATTGTCTTTTATAATATAAAAATGGATACACAACATATTTTAGAACATAATAAAAATATTCTTGATAAATTAAAAACATATCAGGAAGAAATAAATTATAAAATCGTGGATAAATTAGATTATTCCAAAAAGATTCAGAAGATTTTATTAGATAGGACCGTATTTGATAAAAAGACATTTTCCAGTGATAAACTTGTTCCACTATGTCTTAAACGAGTAGATAGCAATGTCATATTGGATAAAGACGCGTCCCATATTTTATCCCAGTTGAAAACTGTCGATTTTAGGATTATTCGGTCTATTATTCAAATGATTTTCAATCGTCTTACGAAAAAACGGAAGAACTATTCATCATTTTCGAAAAAAATTCACGCCTTTTTTGATGATGAAGCCCCCAAATCTTGGGATGAAGTAGAGTCGCGTCATGGGGAAAATGTTGTCTTTTATTTACTATTTTTATTCGTTCAATCTACTGATGATGCGATGATGTTTATTAGCGAGAAGCCGATAGATGATATGAAGGGGGCGACCCTTATTCATAAGAGGCGTGTCCATTTGATGCGGGATGGTCTCTTCAATTTTTGGCAGTTATTGAATTATGATAATCATATGACGACAGCAGTTCCTTTTGTGGAAGATGAGCCAAAGTGTGAATATGAGTTTTACGTTTATTTGGTGTTCGATCCACGCGTCAGGAAGGCGTCGCTAAGTGGATTTCGTATAATGGATGCGGTTAGTGGATTCAAGTTGCTATTTCATCCTCCAACAGTCCGTTTTTTGAACGAGAGGAAACACGACGTTATTTATAATCATTTATACGTTTATCTGCTGACATTCGAAGCCTTTTTACAGAGGAATGTTGCGCATTCAATGAATTATTTGTTGGCGGGGAGCGTGATAAAGAGCGCTTATAATGTGCGAGATTGCGCAGATGTGGATTTCTTAGTTCTGGACCACGAAGGAGATATAAAGAATTTTTATCCGGAAGTAGGAGTGGCCGGTATTTTTGATGATTTTGGAAAGACGTATTATGGCAATGAGGAGTATTATTTCCCAATGATTCCGGAGATGTATGAAAAGCAAAAGAAGATGAAGGAAGCAATGAGGGAAGAACCCAGAACTATGGCTGAACCTTTAACTATTCTGAACAATTTTCCGAAATATTCGGTTAGTGGATTGAAGGCGGGGCGATATATTGATATATTTGCGGGCGAGTGTAAGCGGGTTGGGTATTCTGTGGAAAATATGGATGATGTCGTTTTTAATCCGGAGAATCGCATATATTTTTTGGGATGTCCGGTTATCCAATTGAAATTGGAGATGATTCGGGACAATATAAAGGACATTGATTTAGGGAGGGTTTCGAGGAAGCAATTACACGACCTCCATTTTTTGAAGAAGAATTATGAGTTTTTATTTACACAGGGGGAGTGTCGCGAATTTGGTTTCGACCGCTTTGTAGGGGTGTCTAATATTCGTCATCCAAAGATTTCGCTGAGCCTGAATTGTTATAATCGGCCGTTAATTTCTGAAACGAAGGTTGGATATGATTTGGTAATCCGGAGGGTCCCTTTGTATTTGCGAGATATTACGCGAGTTATGATTGAGGAGGCCCCACTATTATTTTCTGGGGGAAATGAATTGAAGGAGTATGATTATAAGAAGATATATCAGTCGCCATTGTTATCATCATTACCAGCTTCTATGAAGAGGGATGGGGCTATGGTGGAAGTGTCTTATTATTATGAAGTGGCGAGGGATGGTGAGATAAAAGTATATATTAATCCTCCGGAAGATGTATCTCTATTTAGGGAAGTTTGTATCACTGGACATATAAAGATTGAAATGGGAGAAACGAAGAAGATACTTATATCTGTGGATGGGCCGAAAATGAAGCGGATATACTCGCAGTTTGGGAATGTTGATATTCGGAAAGAGTATCGGATGAGATTAATTATTTTTATGAAAAATCTGATACAAATTCATAAGATGGTGGATTGTCATACAAAAGAAAAAGTATTAGTTGATTTTTTACGATAAAAATAGATTAAAAAAATCGTTTGTATAAATAGAATGAATGATTACATAAATAAATTTATAACGAACATTGTTATCGGACAGAAGATTGTGGATTTTTTGAGCTCAAAAAAGATTGATATTGAGTCTGGAATTGAATATTTTTTGAATCATTTGAACATTTTTAATCAGATGATTGGCGAGAAATGGGAGAAGAAGCTGAACTATTCTAAATACAAAGAGTCTTTTAGAGATGAAATGGTGGAAAAATTGAGTGATAAGACCGGAATTGTTGTTGATAAAATGTGTAGTATAGAGCCCTATTGTAAAAAGGCAATTAAATTCTATTCGCCAAATTATATATTTAAGAAGGTTGGATTTCATTTCCGGTTAATTCGGTTAGAGAGTCCTTTATATGATATGATGGGTTTTATATATTACGGGAGTGAAATTGTGGGTTATATATGTTGTCGGAAGGGGAATGACTATAAGAATTTGTATATTGTTATTTCGAAGAAATATGACGGAGATATATTTGCGAATCGGAACAGGACAGGGAGTTCTGTTAGTGATATAACGGAGGATTGTATGATTTATGATGCTCATTATTATTCAATGTATACGAAGTATTTTCGGAATATGCTGTATTCATATGTAATTGATATTGTATCGGAATATGGAAGTATAAAGAATATAATCATGGTTGGAGAGGAGGCTGGTGGTAATTTATTGGAGTTGTTTATGATGGATATTAAGAATAACCGTAATGATATAAATGTTAAGATATCATCGAAGGTTGTTTATTTCCTTTTTACGCAGAATACGGCGATGATGTCGCCGGAATTCAAATTGGATTATGCGAATGATATAATTATTATGAATTTTAGCAATCGGGATTCTTATCTGACATGGAACATTGATGAGGCAATTAAAAAGAAATGTAATTTTATTTATCAACCGGCGAAATAAATGATTTTATAAATAACTTTTTTTTCTAAAAAAAGTTATGGGAATTACAAATCTTGCGCGGTTTTCAATGTTTATAACATATATAGTGTTCAACATAATCCTTTTCTTATTATTTGCGAATAGGTATGTGTATATAAAATTTATAGCAGGAGTGAATATAATTATTTTTCTTTTCATTTTCTTCAAAGATTTGTGCGATTATTTGAATAAAAAGAACCACTCGCGCAATGATAAAAAGATAAATGAGTTCGTTGATAACGCATATGGATTTTATAAATTTGTTCGATATTTTCACTTAACGCTGACGTTCGTGTGCTTTTTTTATATCTTTGTTTTTTGTTATATTTGCTATTTGTCGCATATTGGAGAAATACGGGGAGATATGCGGTTTTTCGTAATATTACTTGGCGTGGTCGGTTTGGTTGTTGTATTGAAGGAGGTCATTTTACAATTTTCGAGGTGCTTGTATGCTGGGACAAACGCGGAATTGAATTTATTGGAGAGGTCGGAGCCGAAAGGACGCTGTCATTATGATTATCATAACTATTGGGAATGCTTGGGGGGAACTTAGAGTTTATTTTATAAAATGGATGCGGTAAGCCTATTTTCGGTAAATACTTATGACTGTAAAATTTACCCATCAATTTTTTCAAATTGATGGGTAAATTTTACAAAATTATTATGATATTGCTTAACAGTATTATCTCTGATGACAGAAATACAACATGAAGATCAACGAAAACTAAAAAAAACACTAAGTGATTCGGAGCATGCGTTCTATCATAGTTCTCTTTCAGATTTAAAAAAAGTCGAGTTAAGAATTCAATATGAACTGACTCAGGATCCAAGTAGTCAGTTGAAATGGTTTTTTGAAAATATTGCGGTTATTTACCAGCATTTGTCATTGAATCAAATGGAAAAACTCCGTCTATCATTTGGATCGATTGATGAGGATTTCTTCAAAGGAAGTAAATTTGATGAGTTTTTGAAAGCGATCACGTCTCCTCTGTTTATCTCTGAGCATCGAAAAGCTGAGGCATATCGAGGGACTACACAGATCAATCTCTTTTCAGATGAATTTGACAGACGACAGTTCTTGAAAAAATCATTTCTGGTTCTACCTAAAACTGGTGGTCGGTTTGATGTAAAACACTATAAGGTCTACAATTGTAAATATGACTTGGAACATCTGAAACTGGCGGACGCAATTCTTAACGTATATATTTTCATCATCGAAGTTCTCCTTCCACGTTCCGTGGATGATGAGGAAAGCTATAAACAGAGTCTTCGCACAATTGGTATCATTGATGAGAAATCAGTTGAAAAACTCGCTGATGTTCGTCGTGATCAAGATAAAGTAAAAATCATGACAGAACTTTCCTTGAAAATAAAGACCTTTTTTCGCAATGGTATGCTCAATAAACTGAGTGTTCCACCTAAGCCGAAGGCATTCCATTCAAACGTCTTCAATAGTTTGAACGCAAATAACTCTTTCGTGCACTTTCTCTGGAACACATGCGACGAATGTCAAAGACCCGTCGATCATCTTGAACTTTGGCGAACAGAAGTCAGATGCACTGAATGTGGAGGCGAATGTCCAATTTTTCAGGAACCAACTCCTTCGGCTCCTGCTCAGGATTCTGACCATCTTCAAGCACTCGCAAGTCAACTCACAACAGCTACAATCTCATTCGGAAAACTAGCTGAGAAAATTGCGAGTGTGTTATTAGAAAATGGAGTCTTTGAACTCTCTAACCTATCGGTTCTGAAACCAAGCGAGTTTGATTCAGTTGTTCAAAAATTACAGTTGAATGAACTTCAACTTCAGAAACTACATGTGGCATTACGAAAACCATGAAATAATTGGTGAAAACCAATAATTATAAATACAATTTACTCTTTTACAAAAAATACACAATAAAAAGAGGAGGGGGGTAAGGGGGGAACAGATAAAAAACTAAAAGTTTTTTATCTCTTGAGTCTAAAACACGAATGTCTTTTAGACTGAACTCTAAGTTCTCCCCAAAAATTGAAATAGTTTAAAACTAATTATAGTATTAAATACACAGATGTCTCTTATAATTGTTGAAAGTTCTACGAAAGCCAAGAAGATAGCTAGTCTTCTTGGAAAAGGCTACATAGTCAAAGCGAGTAATGGCCACATTAACCAATTGGCCAAAGAAAACATGGGGATTGATATGAAGAACGGAATCCATCCAACATACAGCGCAATCCCCGAAAAAATCAAGGTCATCCGCGAATTGAAGGAGGCGATGAAATCGGCGAAGTCTGTTATATTGGCGGGAGACGCCGACCGCGAAGGTGAGGCGATATGTTGGCACATTGCGAACGAGCTCAAACTCCCCGTTGATAAAACGATGCGCATTAAGTTCCATGAAATTACGAAGGAATCTTTATTGAATGCGATTGAGAATCCGAGTGTAATCGATATGAATTTGGTGAATGCTCAACAAGCGCGGGCCGTCTTAGATAAATTAGTTGGTTTCGAGATAAGCCCCATTCTTTGGAAGCAGATACAGCCCAATTTATCGGCGGGACGCGTTCAGACGCCTCTATTACATTTAATTATGGAGCGCGAACGCGAGATTGAGAAGTTCAAAGCGGAGACGTATTTTTACACGGTCGGGAATTTCAGCGTCGATGGAAAGAAGATGAGTGGCGCATTGGACAAGAAATTTGACAAGATTGATGATGTCCGGAAGTTCTTGATGGATGTTTGCGGAGCCACTTTTTCGGTTCAGGCCGGAAAGAAGAAAGGAATCCTAATTAAGAAGCCATCGCCTCCTTTTACTACGGCGTCTTTTTTACAGGATGCGATTGGCCGTTGTTATATGACGTCGAAGCAGGTTATGGAGAGCGCCCAGAAGCTTTTTGAGTCGGGAAAGATTACTTATCACAGGACGGATAGCACGAATTTATCGAAGGAGAGCATTTTCATGATTAAGGATTACGTCGTTAGGACATATACTGACAAATATTTGAAGTTGCGTGATTATAAGACGAAGATTAAATGCGCACAGGAGGCCCACGAAGCCATTCGCCCGATTGATATTGAGCTGGTCCAATTGGGCGACGAATTCAATCAGAATGATAAGAAGATATATAGCCTTATTTGGAAGAGGACTGTCGCCAGTCAGATGGCGGATGCTTCATTCAATACGATTACGGCGATGATTGGGAACACGAAGAGGCCCGAAATGTTTCAGTGTTATGCTGAGGAGTGCGTATTCGACGGTTTTTTGAAAGTGTATTCGGTATATGTCGATGATGCGACAGGAGATGTAATTCCGGAGTCGTCTTATTCTGTTTTGTATGGAGTCGAAGGAGTCGTGGCGATGGATATTATTACGACTGATGAGAAAATAACGTCGTCGCGTGGGCGTTATAATGAGGCGCAATTGATTAAGCTGATGCAGGATACTGGTATTGGAAGGCCGAGCACGTATTCATCTATGATTCATAAGATACAGGAGCGTGGGTATGTAGTTAAGGATAGCCGGACAAGTGGTAAGATGGTTTCTCATTGTTTGACAATTGATGCGAAAGGAAAGATGAATTCATCGACGCGGGATGTGGTATTACAGAAGGAGAATATGAAGCTATTTCCGACTGACACGGGCCAAATTACCGACAACTTTATGAAGGGAAATTTTATTGATTTAGTTAATTCTGATTATACATCCGAGTTAGAAAATAAACTGGATATGGTTGCGAATGGCGAGGCCGAATGGAAGGAAGTCGTATATAGTTTTTATAACGGCTTCCATCCGAAAGTAGAGCATTTTCTGTCGATGAAGCCGACCGACGCGAAGGAGAAAAATAAGTATGTCAGAATCATTGGGAATGATGGCGATGGAAATCAGATTATTTCGCGAATTGGCCCTTATGGGGCGATTGTTCAGTCTGGCTCGAAGGAGGCGGGAAATATCCGGTATGCTTCATTAGAGGGGCGTCAGACGATTGATACTATTACGCTGGGCGAGGCGATTGAGTTGTTGAAATATCCGAAGTCATTTGGGATGTATAACGGACACGAGATTATGTTGAAAAAGGGAAAGTTCGGGCCCTATTTGGAGTATAATGGCCAGACTTATAGCTTGAAGGGTGGAGGAGTCGGATTGGATGATATTACGAGAGAGAAGTCCATTGTTTTGATTACAATGAATGAGGGATATGTTCCTAAAAAGAAGATTGCGAAGAAGTAGTTCAAATAAAATCGAAATAGTATTTATGGATAATAAATTTTTATTTGGGGTGGCGACGGCGTCCCATCAGAATGAGGGAAATAATTATTTGAATAATTGGTGGGATTGGGAGATTAAGAAGAAGTTGGAGAGGTCAGGGAAGGCGTGTAATTCATTTATTGAGTATAGGGCGGATATTGATTTAGTTAAGGCGCTCGGATGTAATGCTTACCGGTTCTCAATTGAGTGGAGTCGGATTTATTTGGATGAGTATCGGATTGATAAAGAGGCGCTTGGGGTTTATCGGAAGATGGTCGAATATTGTTTGAAGAGCAATATTGAGCCGATTATTACTCTACATCATTTTACGAGGCCGAGGTGGTTCGATTCTAATTTTGGGGGACTACATAGTAAGATGTTCATACATCATTTTTCGAAATATGTGGAGACTGTTTGTCAGGAATTTGGTGGGGATGTTCGCTATTGGATAACATTCAATGAGCCGATGTTGGAGTGTGTTCATGGGTATTTGAGGGGAGAGCGACCCCCCGGAAAGAAGGGAGATTTTGATGGTATGTATTGTGCGATTGAGAACATAATAGATTCACATTGTAGCGCGTATGCGATTATTAAGAAATACAATAAGAAAGCGATGGTGAGTATATCGAAGAATATGGTGGATTTTGAGAAGCAGTATCATTATGATTTGATTAAGTCGAATATCGAGGACCAGATTATTGAGAATTATAATTGGTGTATATTGGATGCGTTTTACAAGGGGGTTTTGAAATTTGGGATCAGTATGATTGGATTTGGATTTAGCAAAGTTAGGAAAGATAATTCTTGGAAGGGAAAGTTGGACTTTCTGGGTGTGAATCACTATAATGTTGGATACATAGTGGTTAGTTATAAATTGGATGAACCAGTGGATGTAATGTTGACAATGAAAGATAGCGGTTATAACAAAAATGCGATGAAGTGGGATATAAAGCCGGAGTCTATGCGAAATGTTTTGGATAGCCTACGGGCGCGTTATGGAAAAATAAAGATGATGATTACGGAGTCAGGGAGCGCAGAAAAGAAATCACGATTGGAAGGTAATAATTGTCAAAAGGAAATAATTGACACACATATGAGGTCAGTTATTGAATATCAGAAGAAATATCATACAATATTTGGGTATATGTATTGGTCTTTGTGTAACAACTATGAGTGGGAGTCGGCCTTTCAACCTAAATTCGGATTGTACACGATGACTTATAAGAAGGGGAAACGGATATGCTTATTGAAAGACTCTGGAGAACATTATAAAGAAGCAATACAAAAGGCGAAAAAACAATTATAACTTTTCACATTACTTAATATTTAGCAATATAATTTGTATATTTCTAACAGTTCTGTATTTTCATCATTTTCAATCCGGTCAATACAATCTTCAATTGTTTCAATCAATTTATCTAATTTATCATCAATATCTACTTTACTAATATTATTATCTGGATTAAAACGGATAAATATCCATTTACCACTATGAATCATAAACAAATCATCATAACGTATTTCTTCATCGTGTTGGTCATATCCTCTATGTCCAAATTCGTCGGTTTCAACTGCTAAAATAGTATTACCTATCAATTTACGATGATCTATACGACGACGATGGGTGCAATCGCAATTATCAGTATATAATGGTCTATCATGGACAAATCCTTCAAAATTTATATTGATAGCATTTCTAACCATAATTTCTTTTGTATGAGTATATATAACCTTACTACGTTTATCACTCGGAAAGATATGCTTGAAACAAGTTGCACAATATCCATCATATTTCAAACATCCACTTCTCGAATCGAGCCAATCGATACAATTGGGACATCTCTTTCCTCCTCCATGTGCTGCACATTTATCGGATTTGCCAATTGCACTTGAATGACAATCTGGTTCATTACATCTCTTTCCTCCTCCATGTGCTGCACATTTATCGGATTTGCCAATTGCACTTGAATGACAATCTGGTTCATTACATCTCTTACCACCTCCATGGGCTACACATTTATCTGATTTGCAAATTGCACTTGAATGACAATCTGGTTCATTGCATCTCCTACCACCCCCATGTGCTACACATTTATCTGATTTTTCTCTTGCACTTGATTTACAATCGGGTTCAGTACACCTTCTACCACCTCCGTGTGCTTTACATTTATCGGAATTTCCTTGTGCACTTGCCTTACAATCTGGTTCATTGCATCTCCTTCCACCTCCGTGTGCTATACATTTATCTGTTTTACCATGCGCTCCTGTTTTACAACCTTGTTCATTACATCTCTTACCACCTCCATGCGCTGTACATTTATCGGTTTTTCCTATTGCACTTGATTTACAATTTGGTTCATTACATCTCTTACCACCTCCATGCGCTTTACATTTATCTGTTTTTCCTATTGCACATGAGTTACAATTTGGTTCATTACATCTCTTACCACCTCCATGTGCTGTACATTTATCTGATTTTTCTCTTGCACATGATTTACAATTTTGTTCACTACAACGTTTCCCACCTCCATGTGCTTTACATTTATCTGAATTTCCTTGCGCACTTGATTTACAACCTTGTTCATTGCATATCCGACCACCTCCATGTGCTATACATTTATCAGTTTTACCTTGTGCACTTGAATGACAATCTGGTTCATTACACCTTCTACCACCTCCATGCGCAATACATTTATCAGATTTACCTATTGCACCTGAATTACAATCAGGTTCATTACATCTTTTACCACCTCCATGTGCAACACATTTATCTGTTTTACCGTATGCACTTGATTTACAATTCAATTCATTACATCTTTTACCGCCTCCATGTGCTACACATTTATTAGATTTTTCTCTTGCACTTGCTGTGCAATTCGGTTCATTACATCTCTTACCACCTCCATGTGCAATACATTTATCTGTTTTGCCTTGTGCACCTAAATGACAGTTCGGTTCATTACAACGTTTTCCTCCTCCATGTGCGACACATTTATCAGATTTTTCTCTGGCTCTTGATTTACAATCAGGTTCATTACATAGTTTTCGTGTCATTATAAATTATATATATTATAACATAACATATATTTAAATCAATTTTTACAAAAAGCGAAGAAAATACTTTAATAATTTTTTATTAACTTTTGATTCAAGTTCTTTATCATGGTTGAACCGGTAGTTTCGAAAAGAGCAGGTACAATTCCATGAATGATGAATACGATGGAACAACAGAGTGCTTCAAGTCCCAATGAAAGTGAATGTTTGAGATGTTCTACATATCTCATTCCTTTTTCCTCAGGATGTTTCAGAAAAATAGAACTTAATGTTGAACGAAGCATTTTATATTATCTAAACAAAATAATTTTAAATTTTCGTAATATTAAAATATTCGCGCTCTGTGTTGAAAAAATTGATTTTAAATTTTTGTAATATTATATATTATAAAAATGTCGAATACGAAGAAAAAGTTAGGTCAATTCTATACTACTAATTATCAGTATATTCTACAAGCGATGAATATACCTGATTATATTACGAATATAATTGAGCCATTCGCTGGAAATGGAGATTTGGTTGAATTCATCGAAAAAAGTAGGTCTGATTGTAATGTGGAATGTTATGATATAGACCCGAAGAAGGATTACATAACGAAGCGCGATACATTGAAGAATCCTCTGAATTATAAAGATAAATATGTTATTACGAATCCTCCATATCTTGCGCGTAATAAGTCCAAAGACAAGCAAATTTTTGATAAATACGACGTAAATGATTTATTCAAGTGTTTCATCAAAGAATTGATTACGAATATTTGTCTTGGAGGAATTATAATTATACCGTTGAATTTTTGGTCATCAATAAGACAGAACGATATTGAACTTCGGAAATCATTTTTGAAAAAATATTCTATTATATTGATAAATATATTTGAGGAGTCCGTTTTTGATGATACGAGCTATACAATTTGCGCGGTTCAATTTGTGTTGAAAACCGAGAGTTCTCAGAACAATATTCGAATTATTGTTTATCCATCTAAGATTGAAATAAATACGGTTCTTTGCGATGATAATAACTATATGATAGGAGGCGATATTTATAATATGAAATTTAAAAATACGTATAAAATATCACGTCTTACATCGAAGAATATTGATAAAATGAATACGAATCTTATTGTGAAATGTATTGACGACAATAGTAGTAGTCAGATTGGATTATCTTATGTAAGTCATAGCGATATATATGTTGATGACACTCCGAATCAAACGGCGAGGACATATGCCACACTCGTTATTGAACCGGCGATTGATGAAAATAATCAGAGAGAATTGGTTGAAAAATTCAACAAGTTTTTGGATGAACGCCGGAAAAAATATAATTCATTATTCTTGACGAATTACCGTGAAAGCAAGGATATCGCAAGAAAGAGAATATCGTTTGATTTGGTTTATTTGATTGTTGGATATCTTTTGGAGAATGATTAAATGAAAAGTTTTGACTTTATTTGAAAATCGTGTAAATCACCAATAAATAAATATTTTTTGATATTTATATATTGTTCTTTATTCAATAAATAGATGAATTTATCCATATTTTTGTGAGATGTTCCTCCGTCCAAAACATTTACAAAATATTCATTTGTTGAATTATTTTGGAGAATGTATTCTAACTGACATTGAATAAAATGATATACTTCTCGAAGTGTTCTTGTTTGCGATCCACCATCATCACATACCATTTTTAGATTAAAACGAATGATTTTATCATTTCGTTTTATTTTTCCATCAAAATTTTCGGTCAATTCAAATCCATCAGAATGTATCATTGGATTTCGTTTATCAGACATTACATGTGTTTCTATATTTATTCTTTCATTAGTTTTATCTAACTTTTGACCTATTATTTTTTGAAGTAAGTTTATTTGATATTTTTCACATTCATTTGATTTACCATTATTATACCATTCTTGTTTTTTGCGCCATTCTTTTGTTTGATTACAAGATTTTTCAATAGGTATATATCTTTGATGTATATATTTTCGAAAATATCTTTGAATTATTACGATTTTATCAATTGGATAATTCATTATGTGTTATACATTATTTTTATATATTATTTATTCAATTTTTTATCTGACTACGCAAAATTTATTTTTTATAAAAAATAAATTTTCCCATGTAAATTTTTTTCAAAAATAAATTTTTATCTCCACCACGCAAAAAATTATTTTTCCCAAAAACCCCATTTTTACCATGGAAAAAGCAATAATTTTTCCCCCCAAAAACGCATTTTTTACAATTTTATTTCAGTCGCACATGTAAAAAAACGTAATCGATAAAAATATTTTTTAAAAACGCATTTTTTCGACTACCAACAGCATGACGACCCTTTTTTTAGGCTCCCAAAATGGGCTTACGACAAAAGACATTTTTTCGCATTTTTTCAATTTTTTCGCGTTTATTGTAAAAAATTACAATAAAAATAAAATAAAAATAAATTATTTTTATTACGAATCGTTTTTTAGCGTTTTTTTCGTGTTTTTTCTCTGGTAGCAATCCCATGCTTTTTTGATAAAATTCCAAAAATGTCAAATTTCTTACGCAAAAACGTTTTTTACAATAAAACCGCTGAAATAAAAAGGAACCACCAGATTCCAGAACTAAAAATGATTGTAAGCGACTGAAAAAATATTTTTACCATGTAGCATATTAAAAATCGATCGCCCAAAAAGCAGAATAACACCATGCTAAAAATGGAAATTTTGTCTCTAAAAAAAATCATTTTATGGTAGGGCATTTTTTGTGTTTTTAAAATGGGGTGCATCCGTCCATGCGAGCGTAAGGAGAAAATATTGCGTTTTTTCCATTTTCATCATGTAAAAATACATGGCGACTACCAGACAAAAAATCGCATTTTTGAAGATGCTACGCGTTTATTACCATATATTATTAAAAAAGTCGAAAAAAACGATTACGCAAAATTCAACCACGCAAAAATAACTTATTTTATTTTTATGTGATTTTCCTTTACATGGAGAGCCCCATGTAGCGATGGTAATAAAGCACGTTTTCTTTTTTAAAGTCAAAAATTCTTATTATGCTTTTGCGTAGTCATTTTTAGCTTTTGCGTAGTCATTTTTCATTACCAAGAGGTCGCGTAATGATTTTTATTTTGGTTTTTGTAATGACCACGCAAGCTTTTGCGTGGGCGAACATGGGTTCTCTATGCGGACATCTCTTCGGACCAGACGATTTTTATTACGCAATGACTACGCAAAATTGTTTTTTTGAACAAAAAAAAGCCGATTTTTTTCGGTGTCATGCAAGGCCTTTTTGATTACGCAAACCGTTTTTTTATGATTTTCGGGATTTTATTTTTAGCGTAGTATTACATGGGTAAAAAATCAGACTTTTCGACCACCCAAAAAACATTCAAAATCCCATGTAATAATCGACATTTTTATAAAAGGCCAAATTTCCTTCTATGCTGTGCATGGAGCGTGATGGTTTTTGGACGATTTTTTCATTTTTTGAACCACTGTTTTACATGACATTTATTACCATAAACCCCGTTTCGATTTTTAATCGCTGCATGGGACCATTTTTGAGGTGTCATTTATGAGTATGTTCCTCATTTTTTGTATTTTTTCACATTTTTGGGGGGGTACCCTCCAGACTCTGGAGGGTCTTTTTTGGACCATGCTGCGTAATGGTTTTTTTACCCCTTTTTATTTTCCATTAAAAAAACAACATGGAGCAACCATGTCGCGATTTTTTAGTCTCATGTAAAATCGTCCAAAAAAAAAGGAACCACCGTCACCTGATAGACGCGACCATGTTTTATTTATTTTATTTATTCAAAAAAGTTCATGGTAGTCCATTTTTTTTATTTTTATGATTTTTTTTATAATTTTTTATTTTTATGATTTTCATTTTTCATTTTTATTTTTAAAAAATTCTTATAACGGTTTTTTTTTATGGTTTTTATTTTTTCATTACGCAAAATGTTTTTTTTTATGGTAGTAAACTTTTTTTGTAACTTTTTTTTTACTACGCAAAACTACCATAATGGATTAAAAATCGCTCACTTTTTGACTCTAAATATGAATATATAATGTACTATCTACTTTTTTCATGTAATAATAAATATAGTAAAATATACAATAAAAATATACACATGAAAAACACACATTGTAACACGAGGAACCACCGTCACGGCGTTTTTTGCATTTTACCATGTTCTCGTAACTTTAGAACTCGCGTTATTCCTTACAATTCCATATTTGGAATATATGGAATGAGTAAAACTTTAGACTCCGGATGTTCGAAAAAAAAAACGATTCGTCCATATAGAAAATGTAAAAGAAGATTGGGTTTTTTTAATTGGATTTTTTTTTCATTACGCAAAAAAAGGAAAAAAACAATCAAATCATGCACATGAACGAGCATAATAAAACCATAACAAGTCCAAATTTTTGTAACGTTTTTTTTCAAAAAATGGTTTTTTGCATGGTTAAAAAAGACAGTATCAGTAAAATGGTTTAAAATCAATAATCTATAATTTTTTATGAAAGCAACAGAAAAAAGTTGTGAAGGTCCAAAAACAGGTCTAAAAAACGAGATTGACCATGTAATTATAGATACCCCTTCTGACCAGACCCCCGATTTTGTCATGCAACCGCATGAGGAACATCTAAATTTTAAAACTGCAAAACTGCAAATCGGAGATATTCGTATTGGGTACGAAAAACCTCAATATCAAGGGATTACGTTCCATGCTAAAAATCATCAAAATGACACGTCTGAAAACACTCATGGTAATACTTACGTAATGAATTTTTCAAAAAATAATTCTTACGAAGATATTGTAGAAAATATAGACGAAAAAATAATCGCGCATCAGGAGATTGTAAAAAAACTTCCAGAAATTGAATCAGATAATAAACCTAAAAAACCAACTACTATATTTTTTGAAAATTTCAAAAAGAAAATAACTTTTCCACCAGAATTTTGGATAACATCATTAGTTTCTTTTGGGAAACATCACCCCGAAATATTTGATGAAATTAATATGAATGACGTGGTTAAAAAAACATATGATGGAATGATTAAATTAATTGAACATCTCTATTTTAATGATTATCGTCCCCAATATCAAAATGTTAAAATGAAAAACATGCAAGAAAAACTTTGTGAATTTTATGATGGAACTACATGGAAAACAATTGACGAATCAACATTAATTCATAACATAATCGTATATACAAAAGACATCATAGATAATCATTTTATTAAAAATAAAAAAAAATACAGTGCATATTATCAAGAACGATACAGTAAATTTAGTAACTCATTTGATGAAATTATAATTAAGAAAATGAACGGAAAAGTAAAAAATGAGCGGTATGAAAAAATTTATGAAAAAGTTCGAATACATTTGATAAATAAAAAAGAAAATGACCGCGTAATTAAACAAAAAAAGAAATTAGGTATAACTGTATGAAAGTAGAAGATATCGTTATCATTTGGATAAATGACATAAAAAATAAAACAAGATATGACCATATGGTCTCCCAATTAGAAACCCATTTTCATTGTAATAAAAAAATACACGTCGATGCTATTTTTGAAGCACCCAAATATAATGGAGTTTCAATGGCTCACATGGTCGCAGTTTTAAAAGGAATTAATAGCCGGAAACCATTCTTAGTTTTAGAAGATGATATTAGTATTGAGGCTGAACGAGTCGATTTTTTGAAGTTGGAAAAAGAACTTCAAAAGTTAGAGACGACTTGCGACACATTGTATATGGGATTGAGTAGTTGGGGAGAAAGAAAAGGTTCCCCCGAAAATAAAATAGAACTTGAAAAAGGCGCCATCTTCGAAGATATAAACAACCCGTATTTTGTAAAATTACACAGTATGTATAGCGCTCACGCAATTCTCTATATTAATCCGGCATATGCTATTGAAACAACAAAATATTGTATTATGGCAATACATCAGAATAAGCCCCACGATATTTATTTACAAAATCTTTATAAAAAATACAATGTTCTTGGAATCCGGTCGCCATGGTTTTATCAAGATGCGAAATATAATGGTCAGGAAAAACACACGCGAATTAATGTATAATTAGGTGTTTATTGTAAAAAATAAATTGAGCGAAATATTTTATGACTACAAAATGTTGTAAAAAAGAAAATATTTTTTCCTAAATTATTTATCATTCCAAAATGAAAGTAGATGTATGGAGAATTCCCAAAAAATTAGAAAATTGAATTTGCTCAAAATGCACCAATTATATATTTTACTCAAAAAGCGCCAATTATATTGAAAATGTATAATTGTTGTACTAAAAATATAATTGATAAAAACATTTTACGACGGAAAGTTGTAGAAAAATAAAAAATGATGTTAGCCCCATTTATAAATGAAACTGGAAAAGAGGCTTAACAATATAATTTGTATATTTCTAATAATTCTGTATTTTCATTATTTTCAATTCTGTCAATACAATCATTTATAGTTTCAATCAATTTATCTAATTTATCATCAATATCTACTTTACTAATATTATTATCTGGATTAAAACGGATAAATATCCATTTACCACTATGAATCATATATAAATCATCATAACGTATTTCTTCATCGTGTTGGTCATATCCTCTATGTCCAAACTCGTCAGTTTCAACTGCTAATATTGTATTACCTATCAATTTTCGATGATCTATACGACGTCGATGTGAGCAATCACAATTACCCGTATATAATGGTCTATCATGGACAAATCCTTCAAAATTTGTATTTATCGCATTTCTAACCATTATTTCTTTTGTATGACTATGTATAATTTTGCTACGTTGGTCATTTGGAAATATACGCTTGAAACAAGTAACGCAATATCCATCATATTTTAGAAGTCCAGATCTTGAATCTATCCAATCAATACAATTTGGACATCTCTTACCTCCTCCATGTGCGATACATTTATCGGTTTTACCAATTGCGCTTGATTTACAATTTGGTTCAATACATCTGATTCCTCCTCCATGTGCAACACATTTATCTGATTTGCCTTCTGCACCTTTTTTACAATTAGGTTCATTACATCGCTTACCACCTCCATGTGCGATACATTTATCAGATTTACCTTGTGCGCTCGATTTACAATCGGGTTCATTACATCGCTTACCACCTCCATGTGCGATACATTTATCAGATTTACCTATTGCACCTGATTGTAAATCAGGTTCATTACATCGTTTTCCTTCTCCATGTGCTCTACATTTATCGGTTTTGCCGACTGTGATTGATTTACAATCAGGTTCATTACATCGTTTTCCACCTCCATGTGCTGCACATTTATTGGAGTTATCTCTGGCGCTTGCTTTACAATTAGGTTCATTACATCTTGTTCCTCCTCCATGACGCTTACATTTATCAGATTTACCTTGTGCGCTCGATTTACAATCGGGTTCATTACATCGCTTACCACCTCCATGTGCGATACATTTATTGGTTTTACCTACAGCCATTGATTTACAATCAGGTTCATTACATTTTTTTCCTCCTCCATGTGCGATACATTTATTGGTTTTACCTACAGCCATTGATTTACAATCAGGTTCATTACATTTTTTTCCTCCTCCATGTGCTTTACATTTATCTGAATTTTCTCTTGCACTTGCTTTACAATCAGGTTCATTACATCGTTTTCCACCTCCATGTGCTGCACATTTATTGGAGTTATCTCTGGCGCTTGCTTTACAATTAGGTTCATTACATCTTGTTCCTCCTCCATGACGCTTACATTTATCAGATTTACCTTGTGCACTCGATTTACAATCGGGTTCATTACATCGCTTACCACCTCCATGTGCTCTACATTTTTCAGTTTTACCTATTCCGCCTGATTTACAATCAGGTTCATTACATAGTTTTCGTGTCATTATAAATTATATAATTATAATAATCTAAATTATTTTAAATCAATTTTTTAATGAATAAATTCATGAACCGAAGAAAAGTCCGAACCAAAAATAGTTTAATGAAAGTCAGAAATAATCAAAAAACTTACATTTTTATTCCCAACTTTTTTTAGAAAAAATAGAAAATATCATAATTATTGTCGAATTTCTAAAAATTATGAAATATTTTACAAATTCGACAAAAATGGTGTTTTATATGGAGAAAATCCGAAACATGATATGAATAAAAACATGAAAAAATCCAAAAAATATATGATTGTTTTGTGAGTGGAATAAGTATTCCATTTATTCCATTTATTCCATATTATTCCATATTATTCCAATTATTCCACTCATAAAACAATCATGTATTTTTTGGATTTTTTCATGTTTTTAGAAACCGCCTTTTTCAAAAATGAGTTCGTTATATTTTTATAATTTTTCATGTAATTGATATCCGGTAAATTCATATAATATTTCCGGATGTATTTATCAATTTCTATTTCCGTTTTATCCTCATTATACATGTAATCCGTTATAACTTTCATTTTGAATTTATCGAACTCGTGCGAAGTAATCCCGCTTTTATAAAATTGACGGAGAACATTCATTATTTTATTGAGGCATTTATTAACTATTTGCGTGGATTTCTTACAATTAAAATCGATTGATAGCAAAAAGTTATTCGAATAATTATATATTTGCGCATTTATTGAATAAATAAGCTGGCTCTTTTCGCGCAATTCATTAAAGAGAACAGATGACATTGAGCCTGCGAGGTAATAACAGAATATTTGAAACGCGCAAAATTCTTTATTTGTTAGCGTGGGCAATAAGAAAGTTATTTTAACATAAGACGATGTATTATTCGGGAATAGTTTGTTCATTATATAAGTTTTGGGCGCATTTACTAAACACATATTCTCCTTTAACTTATCGTATAGCCCCTTGGTTGAACATGTGCTCGTGCTCTTTTCTCCGTATTTTGCGAACGATTTTTTCCAGATATTCCGGATTCTATCTTTGTTCTTAGTATTAACTATTGTAAGAAATAACATATTTGTTGGGTTATAATATTTATCGTAGTAGTTCTGGACGTCCGACGTGGTCATTTTATTAAGCGTTTCGATATATCCGATTACAGGATGATGTAGGGGGTTCTTCTCCGAAAATATTTTTTGATTTTCTAAAATGGACGCATATTTTGCGGGAGTATTCCTGCGCTGTAATAGCTCATTAATAACGACTTTGCGCTCGGTGTCAATATCAATTTCCCGAAAAAGTGGATTGAATACCATTTGAATAAGATTATCGATTCCTTTTTCAATGAATTTGATGGGAGTCGTTATGTGAAATACCGTATTGTAATTATTAGTATACGCATTGATTGACATCCCATTCGAATTTAGACGGTCCGTTAAAACTTTCATAGCTTCTGTATATTTAGACCCTTTAAAAATGAGGTGTTCAATAAAGTGGGTAATTCCTTTTTCATGAGGGTCTTCAAAGATTGAACCAGCAAAAACAACTATTTGTAAAATAGAAAAATGTGGGTTTGAATACTTGTCATTTATTATTTTTATATGAACCATAACTAAATTTAGAAATATATTTTATACCGTTATAATAAATGACAGATGATTATAAATCAATTGAAAGATTATCTAAATTATGGAATTTCTGGATGAAAACGCGATGGTATTTAGTTGGATTGCTTTTTATAATTATGATGATTATCTTTGTTAAGAAGGACAATTTTGGAAATATGAATATGGTCATTATTATAATTGCGGTCATCTTGGCCTTTTTAGTATTAATCATTTTTAATGACAAATGGCTTTTAGGAAATCCGGTTAATTTTACGAAATAAAACAAATTATATTTTTTTGTGAATAAAAAAATATAATTATTAATTATATGACAACATTAAATAAAACTCTTGATGAACTAAAATTTGAATTTAGTGATATAAATGGAATTTTACGGGATGCTTTTTCGAGTAAGGAAGCTTTGATATCAAGTATATTGAATAATCGAAATAAAACAAGTAAAATAGCAAAACTTGCTCATATTGATAATGCAACCTCTGGCATTAACGCAATGAAAATAAAATTTGCCGAAGCAGAAAATGAATTATTAAAAAAGGGTTCATCTGCAATAGCAAGTAATCTTGCGAATGCAAATAGTAAACTTGCTCCCTATAATAATTACCTTCCAGTTGGAACATCTGGAACTAATGTTATTAATGATGAATTACGTGCAGTCGGTGAAAAAACATGGGACAATTTTTCAACTTATTTGGGGAAAATATTTCAAAAAGTTGGAAAAAATGAATTTGAAGCAATGATGAGTAATAGTTCAAATGTTCGTCCAAAAGATGTTCAAAATATGATTAATAGTACATGTGGTTCTTTGAGTGAGTGGCCCCAAATTAATCCAAAATCTGCGGGTATGGGAAGATGTGGAAAGTTGTTCGAACTTTTTAATAGACATTACATGGGATATTCAGGAGGAATATCTGAGCCTGAATTTTATTCGGATTTGATTAGTTCTTTACATACATGCGAAATTTATGCTCTTTCAGGTAAAAAAAAACCAACTGGAATAAATGGGTTTTCTACTAAAATTGATGCGTATAATTTTGATACGAGTTTATGGTTTCCTAATGATGATGAAAAAATAGAAGCAACTTACAATGGATTTGTGAGGGCAGGAAAAGATTCATATGGAGCTTTTTTTGATATTTTGGGATTTCCGGTGGCTTTACAGGATTATGAAGCTACGATACGTAATCTGGCAATTCCAGCAAATGCAGGAAAATTACAATTAATTGTTGCGAATGCATGTAAAGGGCGACTTAATGCTCTTAAACAAGCGAATGGAACATATATGGAAATAAGTGATAATGCTAGTCCAACCCATATTATGAATAACGTAAATATTGTAGTAATGAGGGATATTGTAATTAATGATGGCGTAATAATTCCTACAAATAAAAAATTATCAAAAATATATTGTTCATTATTTTTAAATGAAGGAAATGAAAATGATATAACTAAAATAGAAGAAATAGAAAAATATATGACTTATTTATTTAATACAAAAAAAAATGGTACTTTTCCTGCAGTTTGTGCGCTTCCAAGTATAAATGCACTAACAATAACAACCTCAGAAAGTCGTAAGAATGATATTCTTCTTACACAACGAGTTCCTGAAATTGGAGTTATGTTATTTTTAAGAAAAATATTCGAAGAAATATATCCGATTGGAACACGGACTGGTGCCGCCCCCGCCCCAAATAATGAAACAGTTAATATATTTGCAGACAATCCGAATATTGTTAGTGGTGGTGAAAATTTAGGTAATTACAAAAATGCGGCGCATGCGGCTCGATATATGATTCACGCAATAGATCCTTTGGATTACGTTAAAACTAAATTAAAAGGAAAAATAAACAATTATACATCAGGATTTAAACTCGAATATAGGACAACTTATATTCAACCCTTACTCGATATGATTGATAATATAACCGCAGCAAATTTAATTAATATTGCAAATCCGGTTGGCGGGGCTCTTGTTAATCCAACTTCTTATCATCCATTACATTTTATTACAACATATGGGATTGCCGCCGGTCAATTAATTAGATTATTTAAAGCTCCGGTTGGTAATTTTAGTTTTTCAGCCGGCAATACAAATCTTTTTTTTACGAATGCTGCTGGTGGTTTTGATGCTCTCCATGCTAATAATGCACAACCATCAGTTCAAGTTTATCGTCATTTAATGTTTTTATTAATTCAGACATGTTGGAATACCCATCATCCGACAGGTGCAACAGCAAACAAATATAACTTATATAACGATGACGCATCAGTTGCGAATATAATATCTTTAACAAAAGCACGTGAACAAGGTGGAGGATGGAATGATTTAACCGTATACAAACAAGCAATTCCAAATATTAATCCAATTATGACAGGAGGTAGTAGTAAACCTAGTAGTCGTCATAAAATAAAAACTGGTGGAAGCAAACGTAAAAAAATACAGAAAGGTGGTGCAAGTGATACACTATTTACAGGAGCAGGAGCCCCCAAATTATACGCAAACCGTAAATTAAATAATTTTAATCCAGACCAATTCAAAAAAGCAGTAATTGAATATAATAATCTTGGTTTTAATAATAATTATGATAAAGTTAAACTACTATTTAATAAAATATCGCAGATTCAATATTTACCGTTATTTTTTGATAGTTATGAGGATAGTTTAACGATTCCCGCAGTAGAAAGTGGTGGTTGTGGTATGGTTCCTCCTCCTCCGGCAACCGTTTCCCTCTCATTCTCTGATGTCGCCCAATTATTTTTATTCAATTCCGTAAATACAAATACGACAACATTATTAATTCATTTTTTCAAAAATATAAAAGTGTGTTTACAATATTTTATTGCGAATGATTTAAAAAATGTAGCAGATGTACAAGGAAAACAAATAGTTGATTCACAAGCGGATAAAATCGAAGTTAGTTTGCGTGAATTAATAAAAGAACTTGAAAAAGTGATAAACTTTTTAAAATACAACACATTAAATTTACAAGAACAAACTATTAATTTAAATACGAATGGTATAGGAGCTACTCCTAATTTTGCGTTTACCAATAATGAACATTACGTAAAAAATTTATTCCTTGGCGCAAATGTATTTTTTAGTTATGCAGCTACTGCGGAGCAATCAGTTGTTATGCGTTTAACAGAAAATGATGGCGCCGCCGGCGCCGCAGTAGAGTGGAAAGGTAAGGAATTCTTCCACTTTTTAAATAAAATAGTTGGCTGTACACAAAATACAGATACATTCAGTAAAACACTCAAATTTTTAACTGATAGTAATAATCAAGGGGGCGATACATTCGGATTGAGTTATTATTTTAAAGGTGTAGGAATCGGTGATTTAGCTGCACTTCAAGCCCTTGTTAATAACGTCTATCTTAAAAAAATATCTGGTTTTCTAAAAGATAAGCCGACTGGATGTTTTGGAGGAATTCCATTTGTATCGATAGATAAGAAGGTATTTTCATCATTAATGCGCTCATATTATCTTTTACTTGGACTCCGTTTTCTTGTCGGCGAAGAATTAAAGAAGGATAATGAAGTCGCAGAAGAACAAGCTTTTTCAGAATTATCGCTTGATAAACAAAAACTTATAAAAGATAGAATTACAAATACATTAACGACTGCTTCTTTTAAGACACTCGCCGAAAGTTTAAAAAAACCAGAAACATTACCACAAGCAACAAGAATGTTTAATGTAATATTTGGATTTTTATTTAATCAATCACAGCGTCTAATAGCAGAAGTAAAAAAAGCAGAAGAAGAAACAAAAAAAGTATCTAAAAAAGAAAATAAGAAGAAAAACTTATTTAGTATTACGGGTGGAGGTCCAACAAGTATTTATACATTTCGACAGATAACAAATGCGAATAGTAAAAATAATATAGCAAAGAAGGAAGTTAATTTTATTAAAACAATGTATCAAGCTATTGCTGAATTTAAATACATGATGAAAACAATAAAAAAAGAACTTAAAACCGAGATTAATCGAAATCAAGTTAGAAATCAATTACATTTTTATTATTATATAAGCACCCATTTTCGTAATTTCGAGATTTATATGGAAACATATTTATTAACAATTGGAGAGAATAATATACCACCTGAAATGGCACAAAAATTACAAACATATATTGGATATACCCCAGATAAAGACAAAATGAAAGATTCATATTTAAGATTAACGACGGTTCCATTAGTAGACCCACAATATTCGGACCCACTTTGGTGGGCTAAAATTGAAAGAAAATTTATGGACATTGAAGAAATCGGGGGTGTAAATCGTGATGTAGTATATCGTCTTTTTATTATTACAACAACTCCGGCAACAGCGAAGACAAAACTTACACTTCGTGATTTATATATAGTTGATGCGTTTTCTCTTGCTACATTAAATGATGAAAGAAGTGAAACTGTTAAATGGTTTTCAACTGGATATCGAACACATGCCGGTATAAAAAAGACAATAAATTCATCAGATCAAAAAATTTATTTGGATTCTAATACAGTAATTAAATTAACTGGTATAGATACAAGTCCAAAGAACACACTAAGACTAATTAAATTAAATAGTGTGGAATCACAAATTATAACAGGGGCTAGCATAAATACAGCAGTTAAAAAAGTAATTGATGAAGATATTCGAGATTTGATTGATGGAAAATATTTATATTATGATAGACAATCAAATAGTTATAAAAAATTAATTCCATTATTTTTACAAGGAGATACTACCAGTTTATTAAATAGCATTGTTAATGTTCAAAAAGATAAAATGTTTATACCATATGATGATAAATTTAAGGTAAGTAGTGGTAAACCATTCAATGTTGATTATAAAATATATCAAATGGAAGATAAGAAAATACAAGACTTACGAGAGTTTCGTCAATGGTTATATAAAATATTTGTTGAACAACAGATGAAATTAACACTCCCCCCAGAAAAAGACAATTTTAATGAGATTGAAACAACAATGACCGCATCATTCAAAACACGATTTTCCACAAATCATACAGGTAAATGTACGCGTGTATATAATATTTATGATTATATTATTTTACATTCTCTCGGCAATCCATTATCTACATATAGAGCACCAAGAGCGGTAGTTCCGATAATACCTCCCAGACCAATTAAGCAATCATCAAATACAGTTGATATGGAAGCAAAAATGATATCCGGATTCATTTCAAGAGAGTCTCTTATTAAGTTAATGTTAATATATTAAACCATATTTTATTTTTTAGTAAAAATAAAATATTAATTAATTTATGAATAGTAGATTACAAGATTTTGAAAATTTAATAACTCGTCCAGATGGTTCAATCGACGATATATTTAGTGAAAGACAACGGGAAACGAATGACCTTGAACAAATAATGTCAATGAATCCACAACAGGCCTATCAATTATCTACTTCAATACAGGGCCAATTTGATTCATTGAAAGCAGAAATTGAACCAATGAGAGAAGACTTTGTTAAAGCATGTTCGGAAGCTCTTAAAGAAAAACCAGACACAACTAAACAGAATCCGTATAAAAATGTTTTACCATATGGAACACAAGAAGGAGACGTTAATCCAAATCGAGCAGCAGCAGCTAAGCCAATTATTAATGCTGGTTTAGAAAATTTGGACCCATCTTTAACAAATCATTTACACCAAACATATATTCGTATTTTTCGTCGAATGTTTCCGGATACTTATAAGGAATTGAAAGATGAAATCTTCGAAAATTACGGAAATAAATCAGTACGTGCGAATGATATTGATGAGGTTTGTCTTAATCAAATATTAAGTAGCGCAGTTGGGTCAATGTTTGATTGGCCATCAATAGACCCGAAGTCAGTCGGTTTAGGAAGCATTGAACACATTGCGGACCTTTTTCAAAAATACTATTTTGGAGAAGTCGATGATAAAAATCCACATCAGGAAAAAACGACAAGTGGTCGTAAATATACGGGCGGGGCAAATATTTTGGAAATTCAAGGAGATAAATTTTATGATGATTTCATAAACGGATCCTTTTTTCGGCATTGTGTAGAGGGAATTGTTTCTAAAACGAAAACGGCACCAGCGAACTTTGAGAAAGAAATCGATAATTTTTATAATTTCAATCCAGAATTATGGTTTGGTAATGATGCTGCTGGAAATTTTAAACATTGCGATCCAACTAGCCGAAAAGATTGTGATTCATATGGAAATTTCTTCAAAGTTAAGCAACCAATTAAAATTGCGAATGCTATCACGGTTGGTCTTAATGATCCGAGAGACAAAGCAAGTTATGATGCGCTAGGAGCAAATACTTGGACTGCAGCAGTAACAGCTGCTGAACAAAAAATAAATGTATATACGGGAATGTATGACACTTATTCTGTTCCTGGTACGGCTGACCAAACATTTATTGTATCTAATGTAGATAAACCAATCTGCTGTTTATTTCATAAAGCGACAATCCCAGATAGAGAATTTGTTGATGCGATAGCAATTGCTAACCGTGCATCTTCCGTAGCTACATTAACTCAGTTTGATTTTACAACAGCAAATCCAGCAAATGGATTCTATGGGAATGGAACAGACCGCGGTGATGGTGCTGGTGGTACTGCAGCTTTACAAGGTGCTAATGCTTCAATAAATCAAGTCGCGCAACTTTTATACAATTCTAAGAGTATTGGATTTCATTTAACACACGATGCTCCTGCATCAACATTACTTGTGGCAGGTGGAACACGGGGTGTCCAAATGATTACTGGAATTAGTTGCGGTAAAGCAACTCTTGATAATAATTATGTTAATACTGCTGCTGGGGCAACTTTGGCAGCTGGTGCGTTGGCTGCGTTTAATGCGGAAGTCGCGTTATTAATGGCAAACCCTACGATTGCTGCTGCTAATGGTGATGGTGCTGTTGGTGCAGCAATCGCTGCTGCTGGTGCTGCTGCTGCTGTTGGTGCTGTTGCTGCTATTGCTGCTACTTGTGCACGAGCAACAGCACCAGCAGCAGGAAGAGCTGCAATGATTGCGGCTTCTGGTGCTGCTGGTGGTCCAATAACACCCGCAGCAATCGCAGTAATGGATGCTATATTAGCAAGAGTCGCAAATACAGCAGCTACTGCTATTGCTGCATTGGACGGAAATAGTTTTCGGATAAGTAATGGAGCTTCTCCCATAGCAGCAGTAGCCGCAGTTTCTGAAACAAACTTAATCGGAGTAGCAGGAACCGCTCCAACCATAGCAGCTATAACCGCATCATTAAGCAAACAATCATATCAAGCAATCCCAATCGCCACATTAATGAAAGGAGGAAAGTATATGAAATCGATGTCCGGTAGCGGAAAATCATCAAAAATCAAAGCAACCCCACAACCAATTAAAAAAATATCAAAACAAAAAACTTCATCTTCTTCCAAGAAGGATAAAAAGCGCAATCCAGTTAAGAAAGTTGATAAGCGCTTTAAAAAACAAAGAGGAGGCGCAGCAGATAACTTTTTTGATATTCGTATCCCCGCCAACCCAAATGGAACCCCAACAGCATTGGATGCTTCAAGGCGCCCAGAAACATTAACAAAAAAATTTGTTGAAAATTATAGAAAATCTTTGACAGAATATATTCGTCGATTTGGTTCTGGAAGCGACCCAGATAAGGTTCAAAATGATATTTTTGAGAAATTAAGTAAAATAACACATCTCGGAGTTTTTTATCATGGGCCAGATGACGAACTCGATTTTGGAGGATTAAACCCCAATCAAAATCCAATTAAATTTGAGGAATTAGGAGAAATGTTTTTGTTTTGTTCCGTGATAACAAACACGATTAAATTATTGATTCATTTTTTCAAGAATATCAAAGCGTGTATTTCTCATTTTGTTAAATCTGAGTTAGATGCAATTCTATCAGGAATAGATAACAAATTAAAAGTTGTTAATTCAACAAATATATCATCATACAATGCGACATATTTTTCAAAATATGTAAATGGTTGCGAAGAATTAAACAAACAACTTGATAAACTAATTAACTTTTTAAGAAATAATACGATGTGTCTTGGAGAACCAATAAACTCCGGCGACGTCGCAGCTGGTGCTGGTTTAACAAAAGATGAACAGATTGTTGTCAATTTATTTTTTGGGGCGAATATACATCATCAGAATGGAACGAAAGCTGGAATTGCCGCAAATTTTGCGGAACCTTATCCTCTTCAATTTTATACATTTCACCACGATTTAATTAACTTCTTTTCGAGCAGTGAGCGAACATTTAAGAAAATAAACACAATGAAATTTGAGAGAGCGCTCCGTGTATTATCAAGTGGCGACATTGTATTAAATAATGGGTTTGTAGTTCAATCAACACCAGCTCCACCTGTCTTATATCCCAAAAAAGAATATAGTGTATCGAATGTTTCTCTTGGAGGTATCCCTCTAACATTTATTAAAACTAAGGCGACTCAGTTTTCGTGGATGACATACGGATTATTATTAAAATACAGAGAGAAATCAAATGAACAATTAGAAAAAGACAAACTTTTAGAAATAAATCAGACATTATCACAAATATCAAGCAAAGATAAAGCAGAAATTAAACAGAAGGTTATTGATGCTTATAAGAATACTCGTCCTATACTGGCAGACCCCAAAATTGATTTAGGCTCAAAGAATAAAGTGTTGCGGCAAATATTTATGAGATTTTTTGAAGATTCAAACAATGTTGCTAAAATGATTATACAAGACCATGATGAAATGGAAAAGAAGAGTAAAAGTGTTAATGTTCGTAAAAAGTCATCAATCGTAAATATCGTTAGAAAACGTAGTATAACAGCAGCAGAAGGTAGTCGTGTATTAGAGCCAAAAGAGATTGAGATTCAACAAGAAATGCGCAAATACAGTTATAAAGTAGATTGTTTAATTAATTTGCTTCACACTATATTAATATCAACTCCTCATGGCTCGATGAAAAACTACATTATTTTTATGTATGCGGTTTCGCGTCTTCGTAATTTCGTATATCGTCTTTATTATTTGAACAAATCATTTTACGTTGAGAAGGAAGATATGAAAAGGAAGTTATTAACAGAATCTGGGTTTAGTTTGTCAAGGAACAAGAATAAGGAACAAAATAAGAAAGAAACAGAAGAATTATTTAAAAAAATGATTAATGTTCAGTTAGTTGACCAAAATTCTCATACACAAGAATGGTGGAAGGTTATGCAGACAACATTTAGAAATAGGACTTCTATAATACACGGAAAATATTTTAGATTATTTGCTTTTGTTTTAATGGACAATGAAATATTTTTGGTTGATATTTTTTCAATGGCGACTAGCGAACATTCAATAAAATCATACAGTGAAATATTAAAGAAGGATATTATTACTTATAAGGACCATCATGGTCATGATATTTATCATCCGGACAATATGTTAATTAAACTTCCTGATTTTTCCAAAAATACTTTTTATAAGAAATTATTGAAGGGAGAATTATATTATGAATATTTGAAGGATGGAACTAAAAATAAAAAGAAGTTATTGGAGCCACTATTTATTCAAGGTTCAACAAAGGAACAATTAGACCATATTGTTCATGAGAATCGAACTATTCCAGCAGCTGGTGGAAAACCGACTCGATTCCTTAAATCGACGAAACCGGAAACCTCATTTCAAGTATATCTCATAGAAAAAAATCATGTATTAAACGCGTCTTCTTTCCGCTCTTGGGCCTACAATTTATTATTTTCAATGCCAACACGTATTGATGTCGATGACAGTTATTTCAAATTACACATTCAGAAATCAATAAATAATATTTCCCCATTGGGAACTTCACAATTAATTCCATCATTAGAAGAAATTTCAAAGATTAATGGTAGTACTCCTGTTGTAGAATTTAAGTCGAAAGTTAGAGTAAATAATACTTCTAAGCTTATGTTAAATAATAATATAAATAATAAACGTATTGAATCACAAGCGAAATATATATCCCGTGAACAACTAATTTCACTTGGTTTAGTATTCGGGGATAGTCTTAATTAAATTTATTTTTTGGATTCATTTTCTAAAAAATAATAAATATTATATTATAATAGATGACAAATTATATACCCTTAGAATTATTAAAATCTCCGAATGCGGTTAGTGTATTAAGTATGATAGACGTTGTATCACATATCATTCCACAGGAGGACCCAACCAGTTTTATATCAAATATAAATCGCAAAAGAATGACGCGGTATGATATTGAAATGTTGGAGAGAAATTTAAATACGGTTGATACATTTGATAGTCAGTATAAAAAATTTATCCTTATTAAAAATTACACGAATAATTTAGACAATGCTCGTAAGGAGTATGCGTTGTTTTATAAAAATAGGAATTTTGAATATAGCAGACTCGGAACTTACAAATTTGTTCAAGGCGTTGGCTGTAATGGAGGTGGCTTATTTCCAGATAATTTTTCAAAGGAGACCGAGGCCGTTTCAATTATACACGGGGATGTAGCGCGTCGTGGAAAGTGGCCGATTACTGGTTCAATGGCGAATAATATGGTAGCGCCGGACAAAGAGAACCATATATTATCACAGAGTATTCGTGGAATAATTGGGTGGCCTTCTGCTAATTTCGGGAACTTATCACTGGGAAGCCCGTGTCAGATGATTTCGGCGATAATCGGATTCACGAATAGTCCAGATATGATGCCTATAACGGGCGAAAAATTTATTCAAAAACGGAAAGAGTGTGAGGGATTGCGGTATTTATTGGATGGAAACAAACACGATATGGAATCCCCTTATGACGGCGTTTATAAATTTGATAGGACTTCATTCCGTTATTTTTTCTGTGCGACGGGGATTCCTACGGGAGGAAATAATTTTGTTGTATTAAAATGTGGTCCGGCAAATTCGGAAATTGACACAGCTGGAAATCGGAGAACGGTTGGAAGAACTCCACCAGCAAACGCACCAACAGTTGCTACTGGAAGAACCCCACCCGAATCTACACTTCAATCAACTTTAATTTTATCACATACAGCGCCACAGCCACCACAGCCACCAACTGATAAAAATATTTTTTATTATGGTCAAGCAGCAGCAACTTTTATGATAGCTGATACAGGTATGAAACAAGCATTAATTCATATGTTTATTAATGAACAAGATAGTGCTGTTGTGAGAAAATGTCGGTTTGGTTCAATTATGCTTATTTATTCAATGTTTTATATGTATGGAATGTATATTTACAATTTATATGATAAAATGATTAAAGATTTGAAACTTGATGGAGACTTAAAAGATAAATATACATTAGCAAATGTAAAAATGCGAGATAGTTTGCTTGATTATGTAAATTATATGATTAATAAAAAATTTAGATTAAACTATCAAGATTCAAAAGATTTAATTATTGCTTCAACAGAAGAAAGAATTCTTAAAACAGCTACAGTAGACAGAGAAATATTAGATACAAGAATTATACATGATACAAGTATCCCAGACCATTCAACAACAGGAGTCGTTGGTTCAACTCCTACGGGACCAGCAGCAAATTCGGATCATTATCAAACAGAATTAGATGATACCAAAATACAAAACGCATTTTCTAATGTAAAATTAGAAGGATTAACAGGAACAATATATATTGGATTCAAAAATAGCGGGACTTACCTAAGCCCGAACTTTTCGGATGAAACACCTTATACAAAAGATAATTACCCGATTGTATTTTCAGATTACTCAACTTGCGACGCAATTGATTACGTCCCGACTTTCAAACGTCTATATGAGTTTCTATCAATTGGTGAAGAAGAGGAAGAACCCAAAGTAAAAAACAATATTATATCATTGGGCGCCCCTTTACAAAATGATAAAATGCTTGAAAATCTAACACGGGTATTAGATGCGTATTATAGCACAGTCGCAAATTCAAGGGACACATTTCTGAATTACATGGACTTGAAGCTAAATATTTTCAAATCAAGTGTATCTGCGAAAGCCGTTTCAAAACTCCGCGACGACTTACTAAAAAACTTCGGTCTTATCAATATGATATCCCAGAAAGAGTTGCGCAATATTAAGCTTGTCGAATTAGCAAAAGAAGTTATGGCTAAGTATGAAGGATTCCGCAGGGATGAGCTTAACTTAACGGACGATAAAGCAATATATAAGACGCGCAACACAATTAAAAACTCAGACCTCAACACTTTTATAAAGGAACAGTCCCGCTTTATGAAAAAGTTGAAGCAGGGAACTTACGCAATTATTCAGTTGGAGGTCGCGAAACTTACGCACCAACTTTTTCTTAATAAGAACCCAACTAGCGCCCTTGGGAATGTTTTTATTAACACTGTAAATTCATCAGCAAAAAAAATAGATGATGAAATGGATAAAGAGTTGCGCCAGTTTATTGCGAGAAAGACAAACAACATCGCGCAAAAGTATGGGGCGAACGCATTAAAACACACTGAAAACATTCATTTATTGCGGTTCTCCGATATTCCCAAAACACCCGCAACATATTTATCATCAATCCATTCTCTTTATACATCACTCAGTCGTGGGTCTTCGAGTGTTCCATCGGGTATAATTGGAGGCCCCGCATCCGGAAGTAGTCATCCATTCCAGAAGAGTCTTCTAACATCTGAGCAAAAGATTCGTGTTTCAACGACCCAGTTTTGGAAGGACTTGAAGCTCTCATTTAATGGGAAGACCCTTTATTTACCGGCGATTAAGATTTCCACAAGTAGAGGAGCATCTGTTTTCAATGACAACAACTTTTATATGATTGATGTGCTAAATTCGATGATTCTCTCGCGACTAATCACAGTCAAGTTATATCCTCCTAATCAGAAGACTATTTACGCCAAACTCAATCGAACCGGATATCTTATGTTATCCGCGATTACGGACGATTTATCAAATCCGGACCGTTGGATGGCCGTTGATTTCCGTCATTTCGCGCGAATGTTGAAGACAGATGGAAGTGGAGCATTCCGTCGGGTCGCGCAGGGTCGCAGCGACTTTTTTAATATCATCTCTAACAATGGGTATCTGATTTCGATGATGAACAATTCCATCCCAGCAGTTTCGCAAACATCCCGCATTCTAACCGCATATTGCTCGAAAGTATTAAAGAAGGAATTGGGCAGTTGTTCGCTATTTATTAGTCAGCCCCAATTTGCGCAAAATGTCCAAAATAGAATGGATATGTTCGAATCGACGAAAGGTATTGATTTAAGGAGTGGTTATTCCTTTTATGAATATTCGATCGTTGGAATTCAGAATACAATTCAGAGATAATTTATCCAAACCCCAATATTTTTTATTCATGTATATATTATATATGAGCAACAATAGTAATTTTAATTATTTACAGACAATTCCAACAGAATCAGCGCCATCATATCAACCGGCGCAACAATATCCGCAACAACAATTCCTACCACAACAACCGCTTCAAGTGATGGGCCCAAATGGACAAATGATAAATAGACCTGAATTGGATCAGGCGATTATGAAATTTCTAACAAATCCAAAATACAAATTTGATATAATTAAAGGATATTTACCAATAAAATTAGAGCAGCATTATAAAAAATATTTTGATGTTTTAGAAACAATTAAACAACGTCGAGGACAGGAAGAATATTTATCTGATTTGCGCCGGTTATTAAATAAAATGAACGATTATATTACAAAAACAGAACAAACAATAATAAAATTGAAGAAGACACTTGATTATACGGAGTCGACACTTCCTACTCAATCGCAGTTTCAACCAACAATAAATGGACAGCCTCCTGTTCAAAATACATTTATGATTCACGAATTACAGAATATAATTGAAAAAGATAATCATATTGAATTTGTGGATATATTTGGATTGAAGGGGAAAAACATCGTGCATATACCTCCTGATGATAGAATGACAATACTTATAATAGTTCAATCATTGATGGGATTTGTTCCACCACCAATAATTAATCTAAAAGGAAATGAAAAATTAATGGATTGCTTAAATATATTAAAAGGACAAATAAGTGATTATTCAAGTGATAAAGTTGAGGATACAGATAAATTAAATATAAATATTGATGATGCAAGTTTTAAACCATTGGTTCAAATAGATATTTATTCAAAACTGTTTGATGTATTTGATAAAGGAAGTATAAATATAAAAGATTTAAAGACTGATAAGATTTCAGAAAGAATTAATTCTCCATCTAATAAACCGCCTTCTTCATCTTCACAATCTCCCTTTGGATTTTTACGTGGAGGTGATTTTGAATCATTTGGTAGCCCAAGAAGAAATAATCGGAAGGAAAATAATAAAAGAAAAGGGAACAATAGAGGAAGTAAGCCAGAACATAATATACAAGCAAAAATAAAAAAAATTACAAAATATGAAATTGGTTCAACAACGAATTCAGGAAATATAAATTTTGAATTAGAAAGAACTGTAAGAAAAAAAGGAATAGAATTGACAGAATATTTGTTTTATAATAGTAATATAATCGAAGAATTAAACAATATAACAATCGAGAAAAAAACAAATAATAATCAAATACAATCTGCAGGAGGAAAAGGACAAGGACAAGGACAAGGACAAGGAAAAGGAAAAGGAAAAGGACAAGGACAAGGACAAGGACAAGGACAAGGACAAGGACAAGGACAAGGACAAGGACAAGGACAAAGAGGAGAAGAACCAAAAGAGTTAAATGGAAATACAATAATAAAAATATTAAAAGATTCCGATAATAAATATAATGATGTAAGAACTGAACTTAGAAATAGTAATATAAGTAAGTATTGTGAGAAGTTAAAAGTAGCATATGCATTAAAAAAAACAAAAAAATTATTAGAAACTCAAAGACAGAAATATATAGATGAAAAAAAGCCGTATACAAAAGAACTTGATTTATTGATTGAATCTGAAAAAAAAAATAAATTAAATAGTGTCCAGATACAAAGAAAGAGAGTGTTAGAGAAAAAAATATTAGATATTAACCAAAAAATAAATCCTGGATCAAGATATACAGATGATGAAATAGAAAAAGTTGTTATAGAATTGAATTTATACTTAAAAAATATGATAGAAAAATATAAGACAAGAATATTATTCAGAGCAGAAGAAAATTTTGGTAATTCACAATGTAGTATTATTGATTTTTTTACGGGAACAAAAGATATATCAAAAATATCAAATTCATATACAAAAAATAAAAAAAATGACGAAACGAAAAGTATAACATTCATACAAATGTATATGATGATGTATGAAGCATATAGAGACTATTATACTAAATATTCAATTGAAACAATCATTAAATCATTTTCAAAAGATACTATAAAGAAAGACAATCAAACAAAGTTAAATATATTAAATGGTTTAGGACTTTATTCCGTACTTGTTTATAATAAAATAAAGCAAGTAAGAGATATAATAAAGAGCATTTTACAACAATCAAATCCCGATTTTGAGAAAGCGAAAACAATGTTAATAAAAGTCCAAACACTTATTAATTCAAGTCCAGATGAAGAAAAGAAAGAGAAGCTTTTGAAAATAAAAAAGAATATTGAAGAACAAATTAATAAATTAGCGGAAAACAAGAAGAATAACCGCGGACAAAATCGTAAAAATACATATGGAAATACGAAACCTTGGGAGAAAGATAAAGGCGAAAATAAGAAACCGTGGGAGAAAGATAAAGGCGAAAATAAGAAACCGTGGGAAAAGAATAAGTTTGGGGAGAAGAAACCGTGGGAGAAAGATAAAGATAAATTTGGGGAAAAGAAATATAAGAAATCTTATAATAATAATGTTTCATTGTAAAAATAAAATGTCAATATATTATAAAATGACAACTACAAATAATTGTAATAATTGTGGTTGTAATTATATATCGTGTTGTAGGTCTTGTTCCTATCGTAATCCTCAGAATATGCCTCCATTGGAGTATGAATATTGGAATTCAACAACTTGGTTAGAACAAGCGACAACGAACGGCTGGGGAGCCTTCAATGGAGGAAGTTCGAACAATGGAAATTCGACCGGAGATAATTCAAGTGGCTATGGTATTTCTTCATCAAATACATCTCCAAATTCAAAAAAGTTGAAGCGTTTTTACTCATATGATACTTTCATAACCGATAATCCGAGTAAATTAGTTTTTTACAAAGGTTTTTTTGTTCCAATAAGCGAATTGCCAGATGTAAAAATATTTTATCGGTGGGTTTCCGTTTAATCGCGCGACAACTATCATTGTTTAGTAATAACCGTAATATTTCTTGGAACAAATCTAATTAGTTTTCCTTTTTGATTCGGTAGTTCTAAGCCAACAACGATTGTTTCATCTTTTGTTCTTTCATATTGTCTAAATTTATTTATATTTTTACAACATTCATTAGTAATTTCATAACATTCTGTAATGTTGTTAGAACATTCCGTAATTTGATAATTATTTATTTGTTCTAAATCAGAATGAATTGTTTCATCATTTTTAATATTGTAATTATATAAATAATCAATAATTTTTTTCATATATAATAAATATATTAAAAAGTTAGTAATATATGGTTTAAATAAACCTTAATTTTAATTTTTGTATTTTTTCGACTTTACCTTAATTAAATTTAATTTATAGCTTTAGTTTTCCC